TGGATCGAGGTGCCTTGGCCCGCACACCACCAGCCCCTCCGGCGATCGGACGGCGGCGCACACCACGCGCCTCTGGATCCCGTCGCTCACGGGACCTCCTCCTCGGCCGGCTCGTCCTCGTGCCGCTGGAGCCACCCGTCCACGTTCCCCGTGACCTCGACCAGCACGCTGTCGCCGTCCACCCCCACGGGGCGGTAGGAGATGTCCTCCAGCGCTGACTCGTCGCCCGTGATCGCACGCGAGGACACGTCGTTCAGACAGTCCACGCCCACCCCGAGCTCGGCGATGTCCAGCGGCAGGACCGCCCTGACGAACCCTTCCTTGTCCTTGCGCCGCTTGAGCTCCTCCACGGTCCACGGCAGCCCCTCGGTCGCCTTCGGGACGTCCGCCGCCGCGTCGTGCAGGGCGACCAGCAGGGCCGCCGACACGGATACGCGGTCGCTGTTGGCCTTCGGGTCCGCCGTCCTGTGCTTCTTGCGGTCGAACCCGCACTCGCACAGGACCTTCCTCGCCGCCGTCGTCAACCTCTTGCTCATGTCAGTTGACCTCCACGATGTCCGACGCCCTCAGTTTCCTTCCTCGACTTTCAACGCGGGCATCCTACCATTTCCCGCGGAGGATGTCAAGCGTCTTCCTTGCCGTATGCCCTCGCCATGTCCTCGTCGGCCTTGCGCTGGATCTCCAGCACCGCCTCGCCCTGCCTGGACTGGGCCTCGGACTTCACGAGCCCGTGGCCGCCCTCGGCGACCGGCCTGTAGCAGCCAGGGTTGCCGACCTCGCCGCACTCGGGGCATTCGGGGCACACGCAGGCGAAGCGGCCGCGCTCGGGGCGGGCGTGCCGCGGGTCGATGTCCTGCCCGCCGCAGACCTCGCACCAGGTCGGCTCGTCACCCGGGACCGAGCTGCACCCTGGCGGATACGACCATCCGAAGATTCCCATATGGCCTTCCTCCTCTTGAAAACGCGACCATACTACCACTACGGCGCACGGAAGTCAAGGATGTATCCCGGGATTCCTCGGGTCGTGCTCGAAGGGGTGCTGGGCTGGCCACAGGGCGTCGCCCCTGGCGGCGACCTCGCGCTCCCGGGCGAGCCAGCGCCTGCGGAACGCCTCGAAGGACGGGTCGGCTTCGGCGACGGCCTGCAGCCTGGCTGCCGCCGCGTCGTCCGCCTCAAGCTCCTCGACGCTCATGCCCGCTCCTCCTCGATGGCCTTCAAGGCGTGCCTCGGCAGGCCCGACCAGATGCCGTGCAGCCTGGCTGCGGGGTTCGCCTTCCACTCCGCCAGCTTCCCGTCGGCATAGGCGTCGGCCTCGATCTCCCCGTTCCTGCCGGGGATCTGCCGCGAGCGGCGCAGGAAGTGGAACGCCTCGTGGGCCCCGACCCAGACGACGGCTTCGTCTATCGACCCAAGGGGCACACGTGCCCTGACCCGGATCCATGCCTTCTGGACGCCCCCCTTGTTGTCGAGGACGTGCTCGCCCTCGTACTCGCCCGGCAGCAGCTCGCGGGACCGGACGCCGTCGACGACGTAGATCGGCCGGCGGCGCACGAGCATCTGATGCGGGAAGGGGCCAGGGACCTGCAAGGACAGGCGGAAGCCCTTGCGCCTGCCTTCGGGATACCAGCATCGCCCGTAAGCCCCGCCTGCGCCCATCCTGCCCCGGTCCACGCGGACCCAGTCCACGCGGGACAGGTCGAAGCCGCCGAGGAACTCCTTGAGCCACGTCACGCCCGCCCCGGCCTGCATCGCCACGTCCCTGTCCACGATCCATCGCATGGCTTCCCCCATCGTTGGAGGACAGCATACCATGCCTCGCGACGGAAGTCAAGCATGGCCGATTGGCCGTCCGGAGAATTAACGATCATGTCGACTCCACGTCGACTCCATGACTCCCCCATGACTCCCTCCCCGACGGGCGCGCCGGAACCACTCCTTCTCGCCGCCCAGGATCGCCACGTTTGTTGGGGGTTTGTCGCATGCCGACTGGGACGGAGTGGGTAGCGTGGCGGAGGAAACCCATGCGTCGACTCCCCCAGACTCCTCTGGTCGATCATCGACATGAAACTGCAGTCTCCGGTCGACGATCGACAGTGCAGGCTTGGTCCTGAAGAGCAAGAGGCCGCCCGGACAACCGGGCGGCCTCCCAACGATCCTCCCTTCCTTGTCAGTCCTCGATGCCGAACTCCCCCCTCACGCGGGCGAGAGCCTGCTCGCCACCGACGCTCTCGCAGTCCCCCTCGCGCGCCGGAAGCCCGTGTTTCTCGGCGTAGTGGTCCTCGGCCCTGGCGACCTCCAGCCCCGTGGCGGCGAGGGAGCAGACGGCCCGCAGGTCGTCCCTGACGGACTCGACGAACGCCCGGCGCTCGCGGGCGAGCATCTCGGCCTCGGACTCGCCGCTGTGCGTCATGGAGTCCTTCTGGATGGTCACGCGGCCGAGGCCCTTGTGCAGCCCACGCCGGCGCAGCCACTCCACGGCGATCCTGTCCATCGCGTCGTGGCTGATCCGCAGCCCGCCGCGGATGGCGGAGCCGCGCCTGCCGACGCCGTCGATCTTGACGTCGGTCGGCCCGGACCACACGGACACCCCCGCGATGGGGAAGTGGCCGTTGCGGCCCGTGATGCTCCCTTCCGTCTTGGCGCTGATCTCGAAGCTCTTGCTCCTCACGGGGCCACCCCCTTCGCCGCGTCCGAGAAGGCGGCCTGCGCCCCGGTCTCCTTCGGAGGCTTCCAGCCGGCCTTCTTGCCGGCGCCGAGGCACACGGGCTTGGCCCGTCCCGGCTTCGAGCGCCCCTCGCGGTGCTTCGCGAGCGTCCCTTCCCTGACGCCCACGTTCCTGCCGCACGAACCGCACTTCGCCTTCATTGGTCTCCTTTCGCTGGTCCTCGACTTGAGGATGGATGGATCATACCGGATCGCGCTTGGGAAGTCAAGCGGCCTCGTTGCCGCTGCCCCCGTTCGACGACGCCTGCACCATCGCCTTGGTCACCACGACCTCGGTCCCGTCCTTCGCGTCGAAGGAGAGGTCCAGCATGACCTCCTCGACCACCGCGCGCAGGCCGCGGGCGCCCGTTCCGCGCGCCTTCGCGATCCTGGCGATCTCGGCCTTGGCCTCGTCCTCGAAGGACAGCCTGACTCCGTCGATCGCCATCTGCTTGACGAACTGCTTGAGCACGGCGTTCTTGGGGCGCTCCAGGATGTCCAGCAGGTCCTTCTCCCCCAGCTCCTTCAGCCCGACCACCACGGGCAGGCGGCCGACGAACTCCGGGATCATCCCGTACTCGATCAGATCCTCCGGCTCGATCCTCTCGGCGGACCTCGTCCTGGCGGAGTCGGCCCCGAAGCCGAGGACCCCCTTGCCCTTCGCCCTGCGCTCGACGATCTTGTCAAGGCCGACGAAAGCCCCACCCACGATGAAGAGGATCTTGCTCGTGTCCATCTGGACGTTCTCCCCTCCGGGGTGCTTGCGGCCTCCGTGCAGGGGCACGTTGCTGACCGTGCCCTCGACGATCTTCAGGAGCGCCTGCTGCACCCCCTCCCCACTGACGTCGCGGGTGATGGACGTCCCGGAGCCCTTCTTGGCGATCTTGTCGATCTCGTCGATATAGCAGATGCCGATCTGGGCGCGCGCCATGTCGCCGTTGGCCGCCATGTAGAGCCTGAGCAGCACGTTCTCCACGTCGTCGCCGACGTAGCCGGCCTCGGTCAGCGTGGTCGCGTCGGAGATGGCGAAGGGGACCTTAAGCATGCGGGCGAGGGTCTGGGCGAGCAGGGTCTTGCCGGTGCCGGTGGGGCCGACCAGCAGCACGTTGCTCTTGTCCAGCTCGACCTCCGGCATGTGGTCGCCCTGGGCGAAGACCCGCGAGTAGTGGTTGTGGACGGCGACCGACAGCGCCCGCTTGGCGCGGTCCTGCCCCACGACGTACTGGTCGAGGAACGCCTTGATCTCCCGCGGCGCCGGGGCCTTCTGGGGCGCCGGGGCGGCGGCCGTCTTGGCCCTGCCGTCGCGCTCGGCGTAGATGCGCACGCACTTCTCGACGCACGACCTGCACACCATCCCCTTGGTTCCCTCGATGAGGCGGCCCTTCACCTTGTCGGCGGACGTGTTGCACAGGAAGCAGAAGCTCTCTACCTTGTCCTTGGCGGCCATGCGGTCCCTCCTCTTTCTCGCCCAATTATGCCACCCGCCGGCCCGGGAGTCAACCCAGGAGACGGGAAGGGCGCCCCCGACGGGACGCCCCACCGTGTCGCCCACTCCACTCCACCGTCAGGCGACCTCGACATGCCTCCATGTCTTGCCGAGGCGTATGCAACTGATCTGCGTTGGAGCAACTCCATACTCCTTGGCCAATGCCGAGCCAGACTCTCCATCTTGCAGCCTGCGCTTGATGACTGCCACCTTGTCCTCCGTCAACTTGGCCAAGTGGCATTTCGACCCGCAGTTTGCCGCCCTGATCTTGTCCTTGACGGACTCTGGAGTAGTCTTGCCGAAGTTGTGGTTCTTGCTGCCCATCTGTGCCAAACTGATGAGTCGCCTGCGACTTTCCGTGCACGGACGAGTCTTGTATCTCTTCCCCTTGTTCCAAGCAGGCTTGCCCATGGCAGCCATGCTCAACTTCAAGCGCGTTTCGGGAGACAGTCGCTTGCCCAAGTTCGCCTGCCGAAGCGCTCGTCGCATGGCATCCGTCCTGACATACGGCTTCTGGCCACGGCGAGACTCCTTGAGTCGGGCTTTCGTTTCCGCAGAGACGACCCTGTTCAGCCCCCCCGAGTCCATGTTGTACCCGCCAGGCCCGAACGACCCTCTCCGCAGAATCGTGTCCTTCTCAAGGCGGTTCAACTCGCTGACGAGTCCCTCCCTGTCTGGCCTAGAAACCTCCGCCACGATCACGAACTCAAATGCCCCCTCGCCGTCCTTGTCCCAAGCCGCCTGGAGATGGCGATTGACGTGCCGTCCAGCCCTCAAATGATGCTTGTGCCTGCGCATCCGTTGACCGAGGTCAACCGATTGCCCGACATAACTCTTGTTTGACGAGCGATTGAGAATGACGTATATGCCAGCCTTCGCCATAACGATCCCTCCTTGACAAGGGATATTTCGTTATGGCATGGCTGGAAACCTTCATTCCTTCGAGATGACCACCAAGACTGCGCCGACGTCCGTTCCGCTTTCACGGAACGTGCCAGGAGGCAAGTCCTCGGGAATGGACGCCATCCCAGCATCCAGCAAGGCGTCATGCCACTCCTTGAACTGGCGCCGCACCTTGCTTGAGCCGAACATCCACCCCTTGTCCATGATGGCTACCAGTCTTCCTCCCGGATTGAGAAGGTCGTAGGCGCGTCTGACATGGCGCACGGCCTGATCTTGCGTGAACGGGGGGTTCATCACGATGCGGTCGTACCTGCGGCCCTCCAGCTTGAGGAAGTCGTCGCCGACCACGAGCGCCGAGTTGCAGGCCTTGAGCTCATCCGCCATCTTGGGGTTCAGCTCGCAGACGTCGATCACTGCGGGGGCCGACCCGCAGGCGACGATCGCCCGAAGGATGGCGCCCTTGCCGGCGCTCGGCTCCAGCACCGAGTGCGTCGGCTCGATCTGGGCGAGCGCGGCCATCCGCGACGCCAGAAGGTCGGGCGTCTCGAAGAACTGGTAGGTCTGCTTCTCGTCCACGACCTTCCCGCCCGCGAGGGCCTCGCGCAGGGCGTCGGCGGACCCGGGCTGGCCCACGTGGCACTTCGCCCTGCGGTCCCACCTGAAGCCGATGAGCTCCAGCACCTTCATGGTCTTCTTGTAGAGCGCCGGGCTGAGCTACCCCTGCATGGCGAGGTTGTCGCCGTCCAGCCTGGCCGCCCGCATCACCTGCTCCACGTCCGGATCGATCGCCACGGTCCTGATCCTCATCCCGCCCGCTCCCTTCTCCGACGACCTGTTCAGGCCGGTCCCCGCCTCGCGCCTCTTGCGCATGTCCTCGATCCTCCCCTCCCGCCAGCCGGGAAGGGCCCTGCACATCCTGATGGTGTCGCGTTCGAGCGAGCGGGCCGACCTGCACAGCTCGTCGATCTCGCGGTCGAACTTGGCCGCCCGCACGGGGTCGTATCCTGGCTTCCTCGAACTCATGGCCATATGCTACCACGATGGCGCGCGCAAGTCAAGCGCCCGCGCATCCAGTGGGCAGGGGCATCCCGGATCGCGAGCGGTAGGCGTTGCCCGTGTCCATGTTGGCGATCCAGACGTGGTCCGCCGATCCCTTGTCCCACCTGGGGTTGAAGCGCCGCATGTGGAACGTCCTGCGGATCCTGTCGACGAGCTCGTCCTCGCCTTCATCGACGAGCCATCCGATGCCCAGGAGCCTGTCGTCCGAGGGGACGTTGGACTCCTTGGCCACGGCGATGCGGTTGATCCCCTGATGGCCGAACCCATGGGCGTCGGCGATGGCGTCCAGGAAGCCCACGTCCGGGACGCCGCCCCGGAGCTGTGCGACGATCGACCGGGCGACGTCCTTCGCCTTCATGCCGTCGCTGCCGGAGACGACCTTCGCCACGACCCTGCCGGCCCACACGACCGAGACCAATCCCTGGGTAGCCATGTCACGCTCCTTTCAGCCTGGTCGCCCACGCCGCCTTGAAGGACGGGCTTCTCCCCGCGGAGAACGACGTCGCGAGGCGCACGAAGCCGAGCCTAACCGCCGTCCCATCGATGGAGTCCATCACTCTGGCGAGTCCGTCTCCGTCAAGCCTTCCCGTCTTGACCGCCTGGGTCTCGACGACGACCATCCCCGTGGGGCCGCACGCCGCGAACAACTGGGGGATCAGCCGCCTGATGGCAGCGTCGGACAGGAACATCAGGAGGTACTGGCAGAGCACGAGCTCCGCCGCACCGACGAACACAGGCAGGCCGTGGGATTCGAGGTCGAGTGGCCAGCAGCCAGGCTCGGGCTTGAGGTCGAACGGCAGCACGTCCCAGTCGTTGGCCCGCAGCCACTCCACGTTGCGCATGTTGCCGGCGCCGACGTCGATCGCCCTCGGGGGGCGGGAGTGGATCCTGCGGGCCGCCGCGCGCAGCCGGCCGACGTCGTCCGCCAGGCCCTTCAGGAAAGGGGTAGGCTCGCGCGAGGAATGCCTCACCACGAGCCTCCCGTTGTGTCTCGTGATCGGGGTCATGCCGGGGGCGTGACCGCGACCTCGGCGATGGCCCTGTTCACCTGCTCTTCCACGCCCTCGCTGTCGAAGACGTCGAACTCCTCCGCGGCCTGGGGCAGAGGGAACGGGTCCACCCTTGTCGGGATGACCTTCTTGACGCCGACCCCACGCATGAACGCGTCCAGGCAGTACGCCGCCTTGAGGTACACGACGGCGCCACGGTGGTTGTCGGCGTTCTTCGTCTTCTCGATGAGGCTCCGGCGCAGATCCACGGCCGCATAGTCGGCCTCCGTGCGAGGCTTCGACGTCCTGAGGATCTCGCAGAACTCCACGAGCCGTTCCCTTCCACCGGCGAAGTTGCGCGTGTGGTAGTACGCCTTCGCGACCGCCGCCATGATCGACGCGTTGCTGAGCCTGTCCTTCTTCCTCGTGAGGTGCTCGATGGCGAATTCGATGCCATCCGCGTACCTCTCGTGGAAGTCGTTGAGCGCCGAGATGGAGATGTCCGACACGCGCTCGTGCTGGTGGTAGGACGGCAGGTCCTGGAGGATCATCCTGTCGGTCTGCATCATCCTGGTGATGAGCTGCGACTGCACCGAGTTGGCGGCCTTGCCTTCGGCGGCCCCGCGCCGGACGGCGGCGCTGCGGGGGCACCCGGAGTTGATGTAGGCGACGGCCTCGTCCGTCACGCCGACGACGAACACGACCTCCATCGGGATTCCCGTCGCCACGACCGCCATGCAGCGGTTGTGCCCCTCCACCATCTCGACGCGGCGGTTCAGGACGATCGTCTCCCCGGTGAGGTGCCATTCCCCCTGGCTGAGGTGCTTCGCATAGCGGCGGATGAAGTGCGGCTTGTGGCCGCGCGTGTACGCCTCGTTCTCCAGCAGCCATCGCGCCAGCCCGACGTCCAGCACGCCGACGCACACCTTGACGCCCTGCCCGTTCCTCCAACTCTCGATCCAAGACTTGACCTTGCTCATCCAGTCGCTCCTTTCCTTATGCCTACGTTGCCGATCGACACACATCCTACCACGTTCGCGCCACCTTGTCAACCACCATCACGCCGCCTCTGTCAACGACGCCCTGACCAGCCTCACCAACTCGCCGTCGCGCACGGCGCGGCTCTTGCCGCCGTTGGACTTGTGGTTCGGGTTCATCAGGACCTGCAGGGACATCGCCAGCGACTCGACGCTCTTTCCCGTCACGCGGGAAGCCGCCTCCAGCAACTCGTCCCGCTTCCAATCCTTCTGGCTGCCGAGGGCGAACAGGACGCCGTACGAGGACGACGCCTTGTAGGGGTTGCCGCCCTGCGCCTGGACTGCCGTGACCTTGACGGCGCTCGCCGCCACTCCCTCCGGCCTCTGCTCGGGCTTCGGCTCGGGCTTCGTGACAGCGGGCTTCGGATCGATGGGTATGGGCTGCTGCTCGTCCCCCGCGACCTTCGGATGCCTCGCCTTCGCCGCCGCCAGCTTCGCCTCGGCGTCCTTCTGCTTGAGGATCCACGAGTTGAGGCTCCTGCCGTGCTGCTCCACGACCTTCGGCATCTCCATGAAGATGGCGTACGCCATCTCCCTCGCGCCCGCCACGCAGTCGTGGAACCGCTGGTAGAAGTCGGGGCCGTGGACGTGCGTCCCCACGTCCTCGTCGTCGTGGCACTGCTCGTGCAGGGCGAGCTCCGCGACCTGCATCGCCCCCCTCATCGAGAACTGGAGGTACTGGAGGAACCTGCGCGAGTACGCCACGTAGGTCGAGCCGTCCGTCCAGCCGTCGGCGGACTCGGACTCCCCGACCAGCACCTTGCGCCTCGCCCCCATCGCCTCGTTCCAGTCGGCGTCCGTGCCGTGGACGAAGCCCCACGCCAGCGACCGCTGGTTGCCCTGTATCAGGGCGACCCACGCCTTCTCCCTGGCGTTCCACTGCTTGGGGTCGAGGATCACGTGCTTCGAGTCCATCCCCTTCGTGGCTTCCCTGAACGGCACGATCTCTGGCTTGTAGTACCTGATCCCGCAGTTGGACTGCACGATCCTGACCAGCCCCTTCAGCCCGTCGCAGCCGAACCGCTCGATGGTCTCCTCCGCCATCACGAAGTACGCCCCGCTCTGGTGGAGCTTGTCGCCGAGCCTGTCCCCCTTCGGGGCGACCGTCAGGTTCCCGCCGTTCCTGCTGCGGGCGAGCTGGCTGGCGGACAGGTGCCGCCCGCTGACGTCCGTGAAGATCTTGAGGTCGGCGGCCTCGCTAGACTCGATCTCGCCGTTGGCGACCTGCTCGGCGAGCCTCTGCCGCTCGCCGTCGTCCAGCGTCGGCTTGCGCTTGTTGCGCTCCGTCGCCTTCTGGTCGACCAGCCTGCGCACCTTGCGCCACACGGCGCAGTCCTTTTCCATGATCTCGTTGCGGGCGAAGTTGAGGCGGAGCTGCTGGCGGGACACGACCACGCCCCCGCAGCCGAACTGCCAGTTGCCGAAGTCCTTGACCCACACGCCGAGGTTGTAGACGGCGAGGGTCGACCCGTCGCGGAGCCTGACGTACGCCTCGTCCGTCACGTGGTCCCACTTTTCCTTGGACGGATCGACCGACACGACCTTGCCGTTCAGGGACAGTGTAAGCGGGACGTACTTCGCCATCTTCTCGATTTCCCTGATCGTGCCATGCAGGTCGCTCGGCAACAGGGGGTCATACAGGGCGACATTGATATGGCAACCATTCACTTCCTTCTCGTCGCACGAGAGCTGGTAATCCAGGCCCTTGGTCTTGATGTCGACCAGCATCAGGAACTTGGAACTCCGCCATGTGTTGTGCCCGAACGAGAAGATCTGCCCCCGTCCCATCCGGAACGCACCATACGTCTTGCCTTCGTCAGCCTCGTGCGGCTGGCCAAAGACCTCCCACCAACGGACAATCTCGTCCCTGTTGCGCAGGCCACGCCCATCGTCGCTGATCGTGAGGGTTGTTGATGTCAGGGTCAGGTCGCACCGCGTGGCCCCAGCATCGACGGAATTCATGATGCCTTCCAAGCAGGCCTTTGAGATCGATCCCGCCTGCCTGCGCATGACGTCAAGCAGGAGATGGGGGTGCATCTTGAACTGGCGTGTCTCTCGCATGTCAATGGTCCTTTCTTGGCTAACGAACGACACTGATGATGCCACAACCTCGCAAGGAAGTCAAGCAGGGAATGGAGAAAGTCACGGGAATAACATAATGGTTCCCGAACCACAGGAGGTCGCATGAGAAGGGGACGAACGAATCATCCAGAAGTCGGGTCTCTTTTTGGTCGCTGGACGGCAATCTCAATCCTCGGACTTGACGGGAGCGGCCACAGGTGGTGCAGATGCCGATGCGAATGTGGCACGGAAAAGGACGTCAGATGGGGTCGGTCACGCAGTTGCGGATGCCTGCAAAGAGAGGAGGCTGCGAAGATCGGTCGGAAGTTCTCGTTGGGCGAAAGAGCGGCATCTTTCCACAAACTCTTCAACTCCTACAAGTCTCAAGCCAAGAGACGACGGCTAGAATTCGGCATCGATCGCGAGTCATTCGCCGTCCTCACGTCGTCGCCGTGCTATTACTGTGGCCAACAGCCATCTCAACGATCAGGAACGAGCCATGACAGGTACCATGGCGTTTACGTCCACAACGGGATAGACCGTCTAAACCCGATGGTCGGGTATGTGCCATCCAATTGTGTTCCGTGTTGCAAATGGTGCAACTACGCAAAATTGGACAGAACACGTGAAGAGTTCCTCGATTGGGTGGCTTGTGTCCACGCCCACTCCGTGGTTGGACATCAGACTTGACTCGGCTTCTCGGACGATACCATCTCGTCGACCCAGGACTTGCCTCCGTCCCCACTGCCTTCCGCAGGGGACGGCTTGGCGGGTTCGTCGAACCTGAACTCCATCTGGGGGGCTGGAGTGGGCTCGACGGCCACGGCGGGCGGAGCAGGCAGAGCAGGCGGATGGACGTCAGGCGACGCCGGCGTCGCAGGCGCCGCAGGAGCCACGGCCGCCTCGGGCTTGGGCGGCACGACCGACTGGTCGGGCGGCACCTCCCAGCCCATCAGCCTCATCGCCTCCAAGGGCACCGACAGGTGCCGCTCGTAGTCCTGGGGCGTCGCGTACGACGCGCGCCTGGAGCGGACCCGTTCGAGGTTCCGCCTGGCGGACGCCTCGGTCATCACGAACGGCTCCGTGGCCCACCCAGAGACCTGCACCATCTCCGGGCTGACCTGGATGACCGTGACGTTAGCCGGCAGTCCCATCGTCGCCTTCCACCTTGCCCGAGAACGCGCAGGCGATCGCGCCGCACGCCTCGCAGACCACATTGTACCGCCTGCGGCTCATCGCCAGGATCAGCTTCACGCGGTCGTCGGCGTCGAACGACATCTCGTCCCCCGGATCCCCGCCGTCGTTGACCCCCACCGCCTGCAGTTCATCGATGGACGGCGGCGCCGTCTCGACCAGCATCGGCTTGAAATTGTGCTGCTCGCCACCCACGCATGCGTTCACACTCATTATACAGTCTCCTCAAAAGAAGGGGTTTCTTGTCTTCATTGTTGAAAAACCAGTTATGAATGAATCACAGCAATGCGGGCGCGAGCCAGACCACAATGTCGCCATCGGATTGTACAAAGAAGGGATGACGCTTCCGCAAGTCGGAATGAGGCTCGGAGTGTCGAGGGAGAAGATCAGGACAATCCTCTCCGCCCATGGCATCCCAAGGAGGCAACCAGCCGAACGTCGAAGGTATGAATGCCGCCAAGACGCTTTCTCCCAACGAACCCCGGAAGCGGCGTACTACGCTGGGTTCCTTATGGCCGACGGAAGCATCGACCCGAGATGGCATCTCATGTCCCTGATGATCCTTTCCAAGGACGTGGATGTCGCCAAAGGGCTCAAGTCGTTTGCCGGATATTCTGGTCCGATCGGGGTGTTGAAAAGGATGACCAAGCCAAACAAGACGTTCCCCGAAGGCAGGCTGCTGGAGTTCGTCACGGTGCGAATCTGCAGCCGCAGGATGGTGGCGGACCTGGAGGAATGGGGAGTCGTGCCGAGGAAGACATGGGTCGGAGTCGTTCCGAACTGGCTTTCCGGCACTGAACTCGAAGAGTTCTATTACCGCGGGCTTGTGGACGGGGATGGCTATGTCATGCGTGACGCAAACAGTGCGACCGTCAGGAGGATCGGCCTCACCGGCAACGCCAGCGTCATCCGTTCCTTCAGGGACTGGTGCTGGAGGACATCCGAAGCCACGGGATTTCTCCGCGACGCCAAGACATACCAATCCGTTCACTTCAACGTCAGGGAGGGCGCCAAGGTGTACGAAGCCCTTCATCGGTCGCCACCTCGAATCGGTCTCTTGCGCAAAATGCTCACGTCGTCTCCCTCACCGGCTTCCTGAAGGTGAACGTGGTCCTGCCCGTGAAGAGCAGCCTGAACGCGGCCGCCATCAGCACGCCGAAGTTCGAGCGCCCCGTGACGCTGACCCTGAGGAGCTTGAGGGGCTCCCCCTTCCTCCACTCCCCGACGGGGGCGACGGGATCGTCGGGCTTGCGCTCCGGCGCCTTCCCGGACGCGCGCTCGGCGCGGGCGCGCTCCGCCGCGGCCTTCCTGAAGCCGGCGATGGCCTCCTCGAAGTCGCGCCGCATCTCCCTAGTCGGTCGTCCTGACGCATCCACGGCAGGAGCTTGCCCTCCTCCAGGGCCTCCCGCGGTATGATCGTGCTGTCCGTCCATTCGCGTCCCCATGTCCCGTATCTCATCCTGGCCTCCTTCGTTGCTCCCCGCGTTCGGGGCGGCGTGTTCCGTCATCCCGCTCGCGCGACCAGCAGGTCCGCGATCCGCTCGCGGATCACCCTGCTGATCGTGGAGCCCCTCACGAGGACGTTCGCGCGGAAAGTCCTCGCCTCGTCCTCCGTCAGCCGGAAGTTGTGGACCCGCCCCCGCGGATCCCTCGTCCTCGGCCTCCCGACCCTTGCCTTCGCCTTCATCTCATCCTCCCCGTCAGTCGCGCTGGCGCGCCGCTGACGCGTCGACCAGCTCGGCCCGGAACCCTTCGAGGCTCCTGGAGGAGTCGTCGAGCATCCTGCGGGCGTCGTCGAGCATCTCCCGCGCCTCGTCCATCAGCCTGTCCTCAGCCTTGCCCATCGCCGTCCTCCTTGACCCCCGTCATTGGCGGCAATGGCCTCGGAGGATGAGCCTCCGGGAGGGCCCTCTTGAGACGCTCGTCGGCCGCGCCCTCGATCGACGCGCGGATCGGGGCGCGCAGGGCCTGCTCCAGGCGCGACGTCACCTCGTCCATCACCGACCGCTCGATCCCGTCCAGCACGTTGTCCCTCACCTGCAGGGAGATCGCGTCGATGATCTGGCGGAGCAGGTCCTCGACGCCCGGCTTGCGGCACTCCACAGTCCTGATCGCCTTGCCCGACTGGTCCTCGTCGTCGCCCTCCGCGAAGTCGGAGTCGGACAGCCCAAGCAGGTCCCACGCCTCGCTGGTGATGGGGACGAAGAACGGGCGCCCATAGACGGACACCCGGAAGAAGGCATGCCTCCTCTTCCCGCGACGGCGCTTGCGGGCCTTGTCGCACAGGTGGCGCGAGATCTCCACCCCCTCGGGAAGCCTTTCTACCACGTCCAGCATGAGAAGCCTCCGGCTTGGCTCGGACGACATTGTGCCACTCCGCCGCCACGGAGTCAAGGCCAAAAGAGAGGGCGGGAGGTTGCCCTCCCGCCCTCCCAGGGTCGACGGTTTCCCGTCCGACCTCCACCACCCCGGCTTGCGCCGGAAGAAAACCCGCCCCCTTCTCCCAGCACCCTGCGACCGCTGATGTCCCCGGAGGGACGGGCCACGTTGGGGCCAGGATCGGGATTGGGTCAAAGTCAGCCCTCTGCCTCGGACGCCACGAGCAGGACGTGCCCGCGCCGCGTGGCCGCGTTGCGGCTGCGGCCCATGTTCGACTGGTGCTTCGGGGTCGTGAAGACCTGGAGGGCGAACGAAACCTGCGTCTCGGCCAGCCCGGTCTTCCGCGACACGACCGCCACCACCGCCTTGCGGGGCTGCTCGCCCTGCTCGGCGCCGACCCGCACCGCCTCGGCGAAGACCTTCCCGTAGACCTCGCCGCGGTACTCCTTGCGCTGCTCCACCTGCACGGCGGGCTTCGGCTCGGCCACCTTGCCGGCGATGCGGTCCGCCACGTCGGGGACCAGCCCGCGGATCCGCGCCGTCACGGCGCCCGACACCGGCTTCCCGTACCCGTGCGCCAGCCCGATGGCCGTCACGCTCTTGGCGCCCGCGGCGATCGCCGCCAGCACCGAATCCCGACTCACCTCGCGCTTGCCATTCATCCGTCGCTCCTTCCTTGTGTTGCGGACGGCCTTCCCGTCCTTGACTCGCCACACATCATGCCGGAAGGTGGGTGGGGAGTCAACCCCCATATCCCCTGGGGCGGGACCCGTGCCATTCGAGGGCCGACCTCACGCTCTCCTCCAGGGGGATGGACGGGCGCCACGAGAGCCTCTCGACGGCGAGCCGAGGGTCGGCGACCAGCCTCGACGGATCGCCCGGACGGGGCGGCCCGAAGCGGAGGGGGACCTCTCGGCCGGCCGCGGCCGACACCGCGGCGACGACCTCCGACACGCTGTGCCCGATCCCGGTGCCGAGGTTCATCTCGCCCGCCACGTCCTGCTCAAGGGCGAGCACGTGCGCCTGGGCGATGTCCCTCACGTGGACGTAGTCCCTCACCTGCGACCCGTCCCCGTGCACCACCAGGGGCTCGCCTTGCCCCAGGACCGCCTTGCACGCGTTCGGGACCAGGTGGGTCTCCGGATCGTGGTCCTCCCCCAGCCCCTCCCACGCCCCGCAGGCGTTGAAGTACCGCAGCGAGGTGGAGCGGATCTCCCCCGACATCACCCTGAGCATGCGCTCGAACATCAGCTTCGACTCCCCGTAGGGGCTGACAGGGGCCTGGCGATGCGCCTCCGTGATGGGCAGGAAGTCCGGGTTCCCGTACGTGGCGCAGCTCGAAGAGAACACGATCCGGCGGCACCCCGACACCCACATCGCGTGCAGCAGGTTCACGCCGCCGCCGACGTTGTTGTTCAGGTACATCCACGGGTTCAGGACGGACTCGCCGACCAGGGCGTACGCCGCCATGTGGACCACCGCCTCCGGCCTGAGCCCCGTGACGATCTCCACGACGTCGGAGGCGTCGTCCGTGCGACGCAGGTCGCCCTCCAGGAACGCCGCCCTCGGGTCGATGGCCTTCCTGTGCCCGGCCTCAAGGTTGTCCAGCACCGCCACCTCGTGGCCGCGGTCGAGCAGGAGCCTCGTCACGACGCTGCCCACGTAGCCGGCGCCGCCGGTGACCAGGATCCTCACCGCGGCTCCCCCTTCGAGATGCCGTCGGCCCTCGACCTCGCGAAGGCGAGCACCTCGTCGATGCCGCCGCCGTCCGACACCACCCCGAGCACGTCGGACAGGCACTCGGCATAGCCCTCTTCCCTGGCCGCGGCCGCCAGCCCCTCGTGGGCGGCGCGGTCGTCCGACATCCTGGAAGCGAGGTCGATGGCGCACGTGGCCAGCAGCGCCAGCCCCGCCAGAAGAATCGCGATTCCCAACGCCTTGCCCATCGTCATCCCCAGAAGTCGTCGCCCTGCCAGAAGTCCACCTCGCCGACCGGAGCGGCATCCGGCTTCGCCTGCGCAGCCGGCTTCGCCTGCGCCGCTGGCCTCGACCCGTCCACGACCGGCTCCGGCTTGCCCAGCCTGCCCCTCACGGACGGGCCGATCCTCGCGCCCGCCCTCTCCGCCCTCGGCGCAAGCCCGTCCACCCGGGGCGAGTAGCAGCCGGCGCAGATCCACTCCCCCTTGCGCCTGACCATCTGCCCGGCGCCGGAGTCGAACGTCCCGCCGCAGCCCTTGCACTCGTGCCTCACGCCGCGATGCTCTCACGCCCGGCTGCCGGAGTCAACGGCTTTCGGCCTGGACCTCGCCGGGTCGCGCATCGCCGGGATGAGCTCCTCGATCTGCAGCCTGCTGCCCCAGTCCCGCCACTGCCTGGGGGTCATCGCCGGCATCGGCAGCCCGGCGGCCATGAACTGCGCCTTCGCCTCGACCCTCATCCCCGCCGACAGCAGGGCGAACCCGTACGCCGCCCGCGCGTGCTGGTCGGGCGGCGTGCCCTCCGCGGCCATCGCCTCCAGCATGCCCTCCGCCGCGGCCACGGCCTTGTGCGGCGCCGAGCCCGTGTGGCATATGGCGAGGCACTTGAGGGCGAGGTGCTCCGAGGGGTCAAGGTCCGACGCCACCGACAGGGCGGCCGCCGCCAGCCTCGGCTTCCCGACCTCCATCAGCACCAGCCCGTGCGCGAGCCACGCCTGCGGGCTGAAGGGCATCGCGTCCGCGAGCATCCCGGAGTCGCGCTCCGCCACGTACGGGTTCAGGGGCGCCATCGAGATGATCGCGCGCGCCAGCGGAAGCCCGTTGCCAGCGTACGCCGTGTTCGCGATCTGCTGGAGCGGCATGGCCATCAGCCCGGCCTGCACCATGTGGGAAAGGTAGACCACGCGGCGCCCGTCAACCTCGGGCCCCATCGGGGGCGGGTTCCACGCGCAGAACACCCCGTCGCCGTCCATCTCGACGATCCCCACGCCGCCGATGGCCGACATCTCCGACGCGATCAGCTCGAACACCGCCACCCCGGGATCGGACGGCATCGCGAAGCCCACGGACGACTCCACGGCCCTGTGGTCGACGAGCGGAATGGGTATGGCCCCGACTACGGCGGACATGCTCATGCGCGCATTCTACAGCGCGTCGGCCTCGCGGGACATCCTGGCGATCAGGTCGCGCAGCCGCGCCCTGCGCCTGGCGGCGTCCGCATCCAGTGGACGCCCCCGCATCCGCAGCCACTCCTCGCAGAACCTGTCCATGTCCTCCGCGCGCAGCCTCGCCCCGGAGCGCAGCGACCTGCGCAGCCGCTCGGACACGAAGCGCAGGTCCGCCTGCCCGCCATCCAGTGTGCACGCCATGCGCGCCACGGGGAACTCCCCGTTCCTCGTCACGCACGTCCCCCTCACCTTGACGTCCACCCCGAAAGGCATGCCTCACCCTCACCCCGCGCTCGGGAACCCAGCCGCCCTCACCACAGCCGCCATCGCGGCGCGCTGCCCCAGCCCCGCGTGCGCGGCGTGCGTCGCCCTCGCCCTGCCGGCCCAGGACTCCGCCGCCCGCAAGGCCGCCGACCCCGGCGACGTCGCGTCCTCCAGCTCGGCCACGAGGCCAGCCATCATCGCGCGCTGCTCCTCCGCCGCCTGCCTCGCCGCCCACGACGCGTCGTCGGGCGACAGCAGCCCGCCCAGCGACCTGACGGCGTCCGCCGCCAGCCCGAAGTGCGCCCGCCACGACGCCGGCAGCTCCACCAGCATCGTGACCATCACCCCCGCGAGCAGCCCGTCGGCCTTCCCGCCCAGCTCCTGGCCAAGGACGTCGGTCGCGTCCGACTCCGCCTTGAGCTCCGACGTCTCCGGCAGCCCCGCCGTCACCGACCCGGCGTTCGACGACCAGAAGTCGCACATCCTGGACATCATCCCCGCCATCGAGAGCACCAGCCGCCTCGCCAGGGGACGGTCGGCGCGGCCCGCGCACGCCACGACGACGCACATCACCGACAGCGTCGTCCTGCGCGCCGAGGCCCACGACTCGTCCAGACGCCCCATCGAGGCGTGCACGAGCCTCCTCCCGCGGTCCTCGTCATCGACGAGCCACTCGGAATACGGCGAGTCCTCAAGCGCCAACTCCAGGAAACCCATCCCCGTCCTCCGTCGGGAACGACACGTCCGGGGCGTCGCGGCCAGCCGCCTCCGCCACGGCCCTCGCCGTGCCCGCACCCACTCCCGTCCCCTCCGTCCAGTTCGTCGGATGCCAGAACTTCCCCTGCGCGTCGTAGGGCGCAAGGCCGTGGTCGCCCAGCAGCTCGACCGTCGGGCCCATCCCCTCGCGCCTCATCCGGAACCTCGCCGGATCGCCATCCACCTTGCCGACGTACTCCCAGTCGAACTCGCCCTGCGGCCTGCCCTTCGCCACGTAGATGCCGCCCGGCACCAGGTCTCCCGCCTTCGCCCTGCCCTGCGCCGACTCCCCCAGCGGCCCTGCGCCGAGGGCCGAGCGGATCGCCATGGCGAGGGCCCTCATCTCGCCCGTCACGGCGTCGCCCGCCGCCACGAGGTCGGCGAGCCTGCCGGCGAGCCCCAGAACCTCCGCCTTTCGGGACTCCTCCCGTCCCACTGCCTTCCCCCCGCGCCCGCCCATGATCGCCTCCACGCGACGGCTCCCGGGCACGGGCCTCGCCGCCTCCACCGCCGACGCGCTCACGTCCCTGGCGTCGCCGATCCCGAAGACGAGCGTGGCCTTGGAAGGGCCGCCGTCCTCGCCCGCGGGGCGAGACTGACCCTCAGGATGCCGCCCGGCAAGCCTCCTTCGCTGACCATCGTCACCCTCCGTCCTGCGCCCCGCCCTGCCCGTCCCCCGCCAGCACCGCCTCCGCCGCCTCCCTGCGGCCGCGCTCCGCCGCGAAGTACGCCAGCGTCTCGCCGGGCGCCCTCGCGCGCACCGCCATCCTGCCGCCCTCCAGCGTGTCGACCATGAACCCCATCCCCGCGTCGCGCTTGCGCTCGTGCCTGTGGTGGTTGCGCAGCACGTCCCACGCGATCTCGCACGCCCGCCGCTTGCCCTCGCCCACGTGCCCCACCGCGGCGTCGATCGCCTGCCGCTTCGTGAAGCCCGACTTGAGCGAGCACATCGCGTCCATCACCGCCCAGTACGGCGTCGGGGGGTCCGTGATCGCGCACTGGTTCAGCAGCCCGTTCGCCACCGTCCCCTCGCGCACCCGCTCCCTCCCCGTCGCCCGCGTCCCGAACAGCCCCGGCGGATGCCTGAACGACACCACCTCGCGGCCCCGGAACCTGCGCCCCGTCGCCCCGACGACCAGCCGGGGCATCACCTCGCCGTCCAGACTCCCTTGGAACCTTCCCATCTCAGCCATGGCGGATCCCTCCCTTCATGCCCGCATCATGCCACGGGGACGCCCGCGAGTCAACCCCCAGGCGCATCCAGTGGGCACGCCACGCGACCGTCACGGCTTCCTGGGCGGCACGCGCGCCAGCCTCGGGTTGTGCAGGTAGAGGGGACGCCGCTCGGCAGGGCCCTCGTTGAGCGTCCCCGGGGCGGTGCCCCCGCTCGTCCGCAGGCATGCCTCCCTCGCCTCATCGACCAGCCTCGCCTCGAAGTCCCTGTCGGCGAGGTTGTTCCCGAAGAGGAAGCCCTCATGGAGCCAGTACGACCTGTAGTCGCGACGCAGCTCGTCGATCGGGTCGACCACGGCCCCATCGACCACGACGGGATCCCAGAAGCCCGCCGCCAGCCAGTCGATCCCCATCGGCTCCCCATGCACGCCCATGCCGCCGGTGGGCTCCCTCCCCCTGACCCTGTTGCCCTTCGCCGAATGCCTGGAGGGATACTCCCTGTCCTCGTCGTCGCCCCACTGCGGCTTGCGGCGCAGCACCATGGGACGCGTCCCCCAAGGCGCCGGGGAATAGGCGAACGGCACGAACCCGTCGCTCCCCCCGGCCGCGTTCCGCCTCGCCCCGTCGTACCACCCGGGGTACGCCGCCTTGAACGCCTCAAGCCGCCTGACGGCCTTCCCCTTCTCGTCGAAGACCATCACGGCCTTGAACGCCTCCCACGCCTCAAGGTTCAGGAGCCAGCGCCGACGCCCCTCCTCCCCGAAGTGCTGCCGCAGCCAACGGTCGCGATGCCTGGTCTCCTGCCTCCGCCACGCGATCCCGTTCTTGAAGTCCATCTCCGTCTCGGACGACTCCCGGATGACGGTGCACACCCCGGCGACGGCGACCAGCACGCTCGCCAGCCCCAGCAGCCCCCACCACAGCCATCCCAGCATGAACAGCACGCTCAACCCGCACGCTCCTTCCCCGCCTCCACGGCCACCCCGCGCCGGCGGTAGCCATGCCTGTTGCGCCACTGCGTCACCACGGCCGGGTCCCCCACGCCCACCTCGGCCGCTATCTGCTTGTCCGTCATCCGCCGCCACCCCTCTGGGAACCTCCCCCAGTCGTACCTCGCGTTCCCCCTCGGACGGCGCCTGTACGCCTTCCCCATCCCCGAAAGCACCTTCATCGCGTGCCGCTCCGTGCACCCCGCCAGCAAGGCCACCCTCGGGAGCTCCATCCCCGACGTGTCCATCGCCTCGATCCGCGCCATCGCCGTCGGCACGACGCGCCGCCTCTTCCTCGCCGCCACGGACCCCTCGGGACGCCGCTGGTGCACCGCCTGGCGCGTCACGCCCATCCCGCAGGCGATCTCCACGTCCTGCAGCCCCCAGTCCACCCTCGTCCAGTCCCTCGTCATGGCGTCCCTTCCTCCCCTTTCACGAGACCATCATGACACATCCCCCCTTCGAAGTCAAGCCCCTTCCGACGCGCCCCCTCCAGCCAGGCGGCCCTCAACACGGGCGACACGCCCAGGAACCCCAGCCTGTCCAGGCCAGCCCTCCGGAGCCGCCTGCCCTCCGTGGGGAACCTGCCCCTGATCGCCCACGGACGCGCCGACGCCCACGGCACGTGCCGCCTCATCCCGGCGAACCCCTTCCCCCAGGCGTGCGCCAGGAACGCCCACGGCAGCAAGGGACAGCACGCCGGCCGAAGCCACAGCCTGTACCTCTCCGCGCTCGCCGCAGGCATCATGTGCGCCACCAGCGCCCCCCAGAACGGGCTCAACGCCAGCCCCCGCCTCCGCCGCTCCACAACGAAAGGCACCATCAGATCCCCCAGAAGCCGCCTGGCGCCCAAGGAGTCCGTCACCACGGCCCACCCCATCCCCTGTCCGTCGTCCAGCCTGCGCGCCCCAGCCATCAGCCCCGCCAGCACGCCGGCGCCCGCCGGATCGTCGGCCCCCATCTCCGCCGCCCACAGCGACCAGAGCGTCACCCCACGCTTGGAGTCCGACCAGCGGCGCATGAACGGCGCCTCGCCCAGCATGTCCTCCAGCAACGCCTCGTGCCTGCGCGGGAACCTCACGACCCACTCCCTCGGATGGCTGTCGGGATGGATCGCGCCGGAAAGCCGCAAGCCAGCCCAGAAGTCGGGCGACCATGCCCCGAAACGGCCGGCAGGCACGATCCCGCCGGCGGCGAGCCTCCGCAGCGCCGCCTTCCGCCCGCCCGTGACGCGCCTCAGCTCGTGCCGCGTGCGGAACCACTCCCCGTCGGGCATCAGCCGGTTCACCTCCCGCGGGGACGAGCAGGCGCGGCAGCCCCCGGAGACGAGCAGCGTCGCCATCGCCACGAGGGCGTGCTCGCGCCTGGCGGCGTCGGCGTCCACCCGCAGGGCGGCGTCCAGCCTTTCGGCCGCCCGCCCGGCGACATGCCGGTGCTTCGTTGACTTCATGGCACCCATATGGTAGCCGAAGTGGGTGGGTGTCCGGACGCGGAAGCCCAACGAGCCTTTCTGGAGTGGGTGCACAAGCCCGCCTGCGAGCGAGTGGGTGGGCACCCGGAGAACATGTCGCCCCCGCGATGAGGCATATAGGCCACTGTGCCGCCTACAGGATGACCTTCAGGTCGCTCGACGAGTGCTTGCCGAAGAGGGCTACCTGTAGCCTGCCTTGCTCGTTCGCCAAGGCCAAGCACAGAATCCCGCCGTCCGTCCACACGGCGACTATCGTGGTCTTTTCCCCCGTGCAAAGCGTCGCCTGCTTGCCGAGCAGCAGGGTGTGCAGGCCGATCTGTCCGTCGCTCATGGCGTTCCTCCTTCGTCCTTGACGTCAAACTTGGGCATCCCTGCCCCTCCGGACGGGACTCCTCCGGACGGGACTCCACCGGGGCTTCCCTCGCTTGGCGCGTCCTTGCCTGGGAGCGCAGGACGCGGGCTTCCAAGGACAGCATGGATCCGACCCCGGTGGCCAGTACGCCTGGGAGTTGTCGGCGGAGAAGCATTCCGCCAGGTCATCGATCAGCGAGCCGTGGAACAGGGTGGTCACTCCCCTGTTGGACGGCACGATCTTCAGGCCGAACGAGACATGCCTGTATCCGTGGAAGTCCGTCTCGCCTGCCTTGGCGGCCGCCTCCTGGAGGTTGGCGAGCAGCAGGGCGGTGCCGACGAGCTCCGACACGATCCTGCTGCCGGCGGACTTGCCCGCCATTGCGACCCAATCGCTGCCGGTGATCCCCAGCTCATCCGTCGTGGTGGCGATGGACATGTCCCCGTTGGCGTCGGGCCTTGACACGGTGGCCTTGGCTGTCCTTGCGTTGGCGGCGACGGCGGAGAGTATCCTTGCGATGTGCGCGGCTTGGCCGGTCGCCGAGGCGATGACGGTCTTCCTGTCGTTGGCGAGGGCCTTGGACTGTCGGAGCGTCCTGTCGCCGCACAACGACATGGGGTTGGGGCAGTCGTGTCTCATGGCGTTCCTCCTTCGTTCCGCGCTTCCCGTGCTTCCCGTGCTTCCCGCTCTTCCCGTGCGCCCCCGTGGGCTTCCTTGCCCTTCTGGGCGTCGCGGCGGCCGTCCCTGGGCTTCGATGCCTTCCTGGCTGCCTTGGCCGCCTTGGACGCCCTGGCGGCCATCCTGGCGGCTTCCTTGAGGACCTTGAGCATTCTCATTGGGCTGCCCGTGTCGCACCAGTGGAGATAGGGGCTGGAGTAGTCGTCGCAGTCGTTCGCCAGCAGGACGACGGGGCACCTCGGGGGCTCGTGGCATTGGGGCCTGGCGACGCGAGGGGGCTGGCCATGCTGGCCGGGGGTATGGGCATGGCAGAGGGCGCAGGTGTCGTCGTTGACGACGAAGGATTGCTGGCCTAGGCTGAGCAGGCGGTTGTTGCCTCCGTCCTTGCTGAGGCAATGCCTGGCTAGGTTCTTGGGGCGCAGGCCTTCCCACTTCCGGATCGAGTGGAGGATGGCAGGGAGGTCGCTGCCTGCGGCCTTGGACTCGTCGCAGGCCTCGGCGGCGGTGGTGGGGTAGAACTCCTTCTTCCAGGTCCCGATGCTCACTGTGCCTCCTTGGGTTGCGCGTCCAGGGCATCCGTGTGCCTGCCGACGAACTCGGCGTCCTCGCGGGACAGTTGGATCCTGGTCTCCCCGTCGGCGTCCTTGGCGTCGGAGACGGCGGTGACGACGTTGAGGAGTCCTTCGGCGTCGCGCATGGTGCCTTGCCAGGCGTGCTTCCATCCGATGTGGGCTTCTTCCTTGGCGTCCCTGTAGTCATCCCTGCGTCTGACGTAGGCTTCGGCGGCGGCCCTTGGGGCCGTAGTGGACGGCCGCGGTCGGCAGGAAGGTATGCAGGGGGTCCCCCGCCGGGGCGAAGACGAGGACGAGTCCTTCGTCGGGGTGGACGCGGAGGACGGCCGCCTTTCCCGTCACGAGGGTTGGCTTCCTGTCCGTGCTCATGGCTTGTCCCCGCCGGCAGCGTCCCCTCCGCGGGCGGCCTTTCCCTTGGTCTTTTCCTTGGCCTTCGAGGCGGACTGGAGGGCATAGAACTTCATGACGGAGTCGGGCATGGCGTGGGCGATCGCCGTGATGGCGGCGTGGTCGCCGAGGCCTTCGAGGCGGTTGAGGGTCTTCTGGGACTTCTCCTCGATGCGGCGGGCGAGCTCGACCTGGAGGGCGGCGAGCTGGATGCCCCTTTCCTCGTCCCACGCCTCGCGGGTGGCGAGCCATTCCGCCCTGTTCCTGAGTGCCGACTTGGGTCTCATGGGGGCATTCTAGCGTTGGCGTCTTCGGGAGTCAACGGCTGTCATTCCTTGAACCCCTTCAGCCCCTTGCCTCCTGACGACATCTCGGCGACGCCGGCGCGTTTGGACCTGAAGGACGCGAGGGCGTCGGGGAGGCTCCACTCGTCCCTCTCGATGAGGACGGTGGCGAGCTCCGCCTTGACGAGGTCCATCTCGGCGAAGGACATGCCCCTCGTGGCCCTGACGAGGTCATCGATGGTTGAGCCGTTGCCGGGGGCGTCGAGCAGGCGGGTGGAGAGGGCGGGGTGCCACGACATGGCGAGGGCGGAGCGCATGTCGTCGGTCGGGGGGTCGATGCGGATGATGGTTTCCAGCCTGCCCGGCCGGAGGAAGGCGGGGTCGATGTCGCTGGGCTCCTCGTTGGTCGTGACGACGCGCAGGCAGGGCTTCCTTGCCTTGTCGAAGTCCATGGCGGTGAGCAGGGCGCAGGCGAGGGGGGCCGACGCGCCCTTGCGCCGGAGGACATCGACGTCGAAGTCGTCGAGGATGGTGATGTCGTGGGAGGCGAGGTGGTCGGTGAGCTGTCCCCTGCCGTAGATGGTGTGCAGGGCGCCTCCCTCGATGCGGGACACGGACAGTCCCATGGACTTGGCCTTCTCCTGCAGCCACGCGCACAGCATGGTCTTGCCGTTGCCCGGGGGTCCCGAGAGGACGACGCCCCTGGACATGCGGATGCCCATGTCCATCAGTTTCCTGCGCCTGGAGAGGAAGCCAAGGGTGGCGGCCTCGAAGATCCTCATGGTCGAGGCTTCGATGACCGGGATGGCGATGTCGGGGTTCTCCTTCCTAGCCCTCCTGGAGAGGCAGAGCAGGATGTCGAGCTGGTGGCGCCTGGGGAACGCCATCATGATCTGGACGTCTGAGACCGGGCCGTAGGCGAAGGCGTACTTGAGGTTCGGGCGGCTGCGGCAGGCCATGACGGTGACGCCCTGGCCCGGCGCCACGACGTTGCACCTCGACAGTGAGCAGTGGACGTAGGGTTGTCCGAGGAGGGGGTGGGTGGAGACGATGAGGTCCCTCTCCGTGGGCTTGCCGTTGGAGATGTGGATGTCCCTGTGCTCGCGCAGGACGCAGGGCTCGCCGAATATGTCCTCGATCTCCTTGAGGACGAGGTGGTGGTTGGGGCGCTTCCCGTCTTCCGTGGCGGGCGTTCTTCGAGTCTGACGGGCGACGGGGCTCATGGCTCTCCCCTTCCCTTGCGGTCGTCTCCGTTGCACCATGCGAGCAGGTCGCCGAGGGTGCGGCAGCAGCGGAGGGCTTCGAGCTGGTCGCGCTCGGCCTCGCCGGAGGGGCGGCAGACGGCCTCGCAGTCTTGGAGGGCCTGGGCCTGGGCGAGGCTATGGGTGTCGAACCCGAGGGCCGCGAGGCTGGAGCCTTCGCTGGCGTCCTCCTCCTCGAAGGTGCAGTCCGCGGCGTGCAGGGCCTCGATCAGGTCCTTGAGGCTGGTGCTCATGTCTTCCTTCCCCGCCTGGCGGCGTCCTTCCCCCCTGTCGGGCGTCGGTTCCACTTGGCGATCGCCCTCCTCCGGGCGTCGTTGCGCATGGCGTCGTACCTCGCTTCGATGGCCGTGTCCTTCGGCAGGCTCCTCGACAGGGAGAAGTCCCACCTTTCCCTGACGTTGAGGCCGCAGGGGCAGGACACGCCCTCCTCGGCGTTGCCGGATGGCCCGACCTTGGGGGCGGCTTCGCAGCAGGGGCATGGCAGGGGCCTGGTCACGTCGTCCTCCCTCCGAGACCCCGGATGGCGGCCTTGGCCTCCTCGACGCGGTCGTTGGGCACCTCGACGACGAAGGAGGACATGGTCTGGGCCTTGCGCCACTTCCTGAACACGTCGTTGAGCTCCTCGGGGTCGCCGGAGCCGTCCGGGAAGAACGCCCCGGAGTGCAGCTCGACCTTGGCGGCGTCGTCGATGAGCGACAGGTCGATCTGGTTCTCTTCGGCGTCCACGCCGTCGACGAGGATCTTGGAGTCGTCGTGGTAGGCGCCGTCCTTCCAGACGGAGGGGTCGCCGTAGAAGCGCTTCCATTCCAGTCCTGTCGACCTGATCATGCGTCCTCCGTCCTGCGCTTGGCTTCCTTGCTCTTGATCCAGAACTCCGCCTCTTGGTCATGGAGCAGGCGCTCGATCTCGCGGTTGGTTACGATCCTTGTCTCGCCGCCGTCCGTGGCGACCTGGAGGACGATGAGCGTTCCTTCGCGTTGCGAGCATAGGGCGGAGGGGCCTCCGACGACCTCGGCCCATGTCCCGTCGGTGAGGCGCAGGAGGTCCCCCGCGAGCAGGCGTTCCGCATCCTTGCCGGGCATGAAGTCCGGCTCTCCGATCCCGTCCAGCTTGCCGAGGTTGGCGGCCTCAAGGACGTCCTTGGCGATCTTCCTGGCGACGGACGGGACGTCGCCCGCGTGGCATTTGGCGTCGAGGATGGTCTTCTCGACGACGGCTGCGGCGACGTCGAAGACCGTGCCTCCTCCGGTCGGGGACGGCTCGTTCAGGCGGCGCTTGAGGAGGTCTTCGAGGGTCCCCGGTGGCGGGTCGCCGGGCCTGGCGAGGTCGGCGTCGATGGTCTCGGCCATGAGGCGGGCCGTGTCGCGGGGCTCGGCTCCCCCGATCGCCACCTCGATCTCGCGCAGGACGTCGAGCGACCTGCAGTGCAGGCAGGACTCCGACAGGCATCCGCATTCCGGCTCGGAGGGCTGTGGCCGGTCGCATGCCCTGTCGCGTCGCAGGACGGAGATGGCGGAGTGGGCCTTGGCGAGGGCCTGCTTGAGCAGCAGGTTCTCCTCGTGGAGCTCCCATCCCATCGTCGATGGGAACACGAGGCGCTTCCCGGCGAGGTAGTCTTCGAGCGGGATGGGGATGGCTTCCTGGTCGACCTCGTTCTCGTCGAGCCAGGTGGCGTGCAGGGTGAGGCTGTCCTTGTCGGGCAGGGCGGCGAGCCTTCCCCTGATCGTGTCCTTGCAGCAGGCGTGCTGGCTGCCCTCGAAGACGACCTTGCCGTCCCTGTCCCTGACTGCGTAGTGTGTCACGTTCGCCGACGTCATTCGTCCCTCCCCTTGGATGTCATGAGAGGACTATGCCGGATTCCGACGGAGGAGTCAACGCCGTCAGAAGGGCAGGCCGCTCTCGTCCCTCTCGTCCATCCCGTCGCTCGCCTTGGGGCCTTGCGATCCGTCCCCTTCCTCTTCCGCGCGAGGCATGCGATGACCGTCCTTTGGCACCTGTCCTCGTCGAACATCCCGATGTGGCACTCGTCCTTGGCGACGCCGAGCTCGCTGGCGAGCCAGGCGTAGGCGTCGGAGCGGGACATGCCCTCGCTTCTCCAGAGGGGGTCGAAGGTCTGGTGGGCGTCGGCCCTGGCCCTGCGGAGGTCGCGGTCGGCGAGCGTGCCGAGCGGCCTGCCGCGGGCGTCGCAGCCGACGTAGGCGTCGCAGGGGGCGCAGCGGAAGAAGGTCTTGTCGGAGAGGTCGGGCCTGCCGCGGTAGATGAGGTCGCCGGTGGTGCGCTCGGACGTCCTGCCGCAGTAGGGGCAGGATGGGGGCTTCTCTTCCCTGTCGGCGACGCGGCGGAAGAGGCTCCTGCCGTGGAGGTTGAGGAAGACGCAGGCGAGTCCGTCCCTGGCGTTGTCGGAGATCCACGCCTCGACGGCCGCCTCGAACTCGGGCGAGTCGAGTCTCATTCCCCTCATCGCCTCCGGCGTGTCGTGCCACTCAAGCCTCATTGTTCTTCTCCCTTGCCTTCCTTGCCCCGGCGATGGCGATCGTCAGTCTTTCCCTTGCCGCCTGGATCTCGCTTCCGACCGTGCTGTGGAGCAGGGCTTGCATGTGGCCCTCGGCGGCCCCGATGAGGTCGTTGAGGGCGGACACGAGGGTCTCCTCCCGTCGGGCGAGCGTGCGGAGGTCCTTGAGGGACGCCTTGCACTTCGATCCCGACCCGAAGTCGACGCCCGCCTCCCTGAAGGTGGCCACGAGCCGCTGCTTCTCCGCGCCAGCCGGCCTGCCCCGCGCGGGTTTGGCGTCCTCGGGGACGCATGAGGAGTGGAACCTCTCGGTCTTGAACGGCCTCGTGGGGCGGAACGGCACGGAGTCGTCGTGGTGCTTGACCTCGACGTGGCGCAGCCCGGAGGGGATCGTCCCCCTGCAGCCGGCGCAGGGGTGTTCCGTCCTTGCCCTTCTTGCCTTGGCGATCATCATGGCCTGCTCCTCATGCGGCGGTCGCCTTCCTCCTGGCGTCGGAATGGGCGCCGGCGTACCTGCGGTGGGACACATGCCTGGCGCCGCAGTCCATGGCGACCCGCACGGCCGTCGCCGCCGCGACGGACGCCGCCAGTTCCTCGTCGCTTCCGATCACCTCGTCTATGGCGTCGTCGAGGGCCGCCAGCGCCTCCGCGGTCGCGGAGGCAAGGGACGCCGACAGGGTCGCGTGGTCGGGAGGCTCGCCGGGGTCGATGCCGATGATGCGGAGGCTGTGCCCGTAGACGTGGCCAGCCATGACGCACGTCGTGGGCGGGGCGGTCTTCCTGCCGTCCTCCCCCACTCCCGCCGCGCCGATGAGGTTGACGTAGACGGGGAGCCTGGCTGGCGGCTCCGGGATCCCCTGGGGCATCAGGGGCGGGGCGCCGAGGGCCTCGCGGGCGAGGACCTCGATGGCCTCGTGGTCGATCCTCCACGCGTTGTGGTATTCGAGGGGCAGGAGGGTGATGACGTCGTGGTTGTCGGAGTCCTGGACGACGACGAACAGCCTGTCGTCCTTGGGGCTGTAGATGGCCTTGTGGACGTGCTCCTTCTGGCCGTCGGCCCCGATGGGGTAGTACCGGCCCTCGGAGAGCATCCTCCTGACCTCCCCGGCGGTGAGCGACGTGCGCTCGCCGATGCGGATGGCGGCGTGCTTCCTGATGTTCGCGTCAGGACCAGATGGTCCCGATCCTCGGCCCCATGCTGCGCGTCCCACGTGGTCCTCCTTACAACGTCCTTGTCCAGCGCCCCCGGACGTGGCGATATGTCGCCACGGGCTTGAGTGCCTTGATGTTGAAGACCGCGATCTCCTGCTCCTCCTGCATGCAGGACGGGTCGCGGGCTGGGGCGAAGTCCTTGCCTTCCGCCCCCGACAGCTCGAACTCGATGACGGCCCCCGTGATCTCCCCCCTGCGGAAGTCCACGGCGGGGGTCTTGCGGACGGCGAAGATGGATGCGACGTCGAAGGACGTGGTCGTGCTGAACGACCTGCGCCTGAGGTAGTGGCGGGGGGACAGGAAGGCCTTGCCGTCGAGGATGGCCTGGACGGAGCACGCGCCTGTCCCGTGGTAGACGGTCACGGGTTCGCCTCCCACTTGCCGTCCTTGAGCCCCACGCTCACGCTCGACCTCGGGGGGACGACGGGGAACCCTGCGATGGCGACGGGGGCCTCGGTCTGGTTGTCGATGTGGAAGCCGTGTCCGTCCATGGGGCGGGCGACCTTGTCGAGCAGGGGTCCGGCCTTGGACTCGAAGGTGGCGCGGTCGGCGTGCTTGAAGACGGTCGTCACCCAGCATTGTCCGGGACGCGTCTTGAGGTTCCTGCCGGCGATGGACAGGCGCATGGGCCTGCCGGCGCACGCGTCGTCGATGATGGCGGTGCGGCTGCGCGCGAGCCTGTGGGTCTTCTCCTGCCTGTTCATGCCCCCATTATGGGCCGTCTGGCCGCGGGAGTCAACGGCATTCAGGGCACGAGCCATCCCTGCCCGTTGAGGTGCAGCCTGGACTTGACGAGCCATCCTGCGGGGTTGAGGATCGCGCGGGGCTCGGGCGTGTGGTGGTGGGGTTCCTTGTGGAGGCTCGACTGGTGGCTGACCTGTCGATGGCACGGGCCGCCGGAGAACCAGCGTTTGCTGGCGTTCCAGCGGTAGGCCCCGCAGGGGCACGACCAGATGCGGCCGATGGGCGTGCGGCGGCTGACGGCATTGGCATGGCGGCACTTCGTCACGGTCTTCCTCCTCCTGCCGCCGACGATGTCCCAGGTGTCGGCGTCGTCCATGCGGGTCGACGGGCTTATGCGGCGGACTCCCTCGCCTTGCGGGCGTTGGCGATCGCCCTGGAAAGCCTTCCGGAAGACTCGTCGGTTGCGTCCGAGGAAAGGACGCCTTCCGTGACCCCCATCAAGACGACCAGGTGGTGCTCGGCGGCGGCGATCAGCTCGTTGATGGGGGCGACGAGCGCATCGTTCTTGTCGGCGGCTGGCGGGGCCCTGTGCCTGTCGCATCGGCACTTGAGGTGGACTTCGGGCATGTGCCCGGGCCCGTAGGGGCCACGGACATTGGTGACCCGCATGGGGCCATGCTGGTCGAGGATCAGGTCGTCGCCGATCCTGACGGCCATTGGCCTTGGCAGGACGAGGGCCCCGATGCCGTCCATGCACCTGTCCGGCGGGACGCGCTCGACGAACGCGTACAGGAGCAGCCCCTCCGAGGCGAGAGCCCCATAGGGGGTCGTGGGGTCGTCGAACTTCCCGCTCTCGGTCGGATCGATCCTTCGCACCTTGATGTCCATGGCTCCTCCCGCTTTCCTCTGGTCCCCGTCATACGTTCGGCTTGGGAGCCTCGATGGCGGCCCTGGCGGACTCGCCCCCTAGGCCGAGCCTTGCGCATGCCTCCTTGCCGAGGGTGACCTGGGCGTGGAGGACGGCGGCGTCGACGGACGCCTTGGCGTCGGCGACGGTCTTGTCGCAGGCCTCCTGGAAGCACTCGTGGATGAAGGGGATGTTGCTGCCGACCTCCTGGAGGATGGCGGCGATCTCCGCCTTGACCCTGGCCTTGTCGGACGCCTTGAGGGCGCCAGGGCCGGACAGCATCGTGTCGGCCGTCCTGGACAGGGCGGCGATCCGCTGGGCGAGCCTCTTGAACTCGCCCTTCAGGTCGTCGTGGGTCTGCTCGGCGAAGGTCTTCTCGGGGCACTTGGCCATCGTCTTCCGGTTGACGTGCTGGATGGTGCAGGGCACGCCCTCGCCCACGTTCAGGTTGGTGAGCAGCTCGGCGAACTGGGTGGGCGACATGATAACGCTGACGATCTCGTCCTTGGGGGAGTACCAGTCGCGCTGGAAATCCCTGCGGCGGGCGCCGCGGCTGATGGTCAGCTCGATGAAGTGGTGGTGGTCGATGGCGGACCCGAAGAGCCTGCCGGGGCTGCCCTGGACCCTGGAGAAGCGCGCCAGCCCGTAGGACTCGTGCTCGTCGGGCCCCGTGTTCCTCGGCACCTCCGCCTCGCCCGTCAACGCCTTGGTTTCGTCGCCCATGTGTCTCTCCTCTCTTCTGTCGCGGGCATTATGGCATCGTTGGCATGCGGAGTCAACCGCTTTTGTATGGCGACCAGACGAGGTTGTCACGGGGCGGTGCGGAGTCAACGGCAAAGAGGGTTTGTTTGTGTTCAATCCTCGTTTCAATCCACGCTCGCCTGTGGCGAGCGACCGGGCAGGTGATGTCGATCAGCGGGGCTTGCGGTTTCAATACCACGCTCGCCTGTGGCGAGCGACCTCGTCGGGCCACATCGATATCCTGCGGACCTTGTTTCAATGCCACGCTCGCCAGTGGCGAGCGACTCCATGGTGGGCGCGTATCAGGAGGGACTCGACATGTTTCAATCCACGCTCGCTTGTAGCGAGCGACCAGACGGGATCGGGCAGTCCAGTTCGAACATCATATTTCAATCCACGCCCGCCTGTGGCGAGCGACTCCATGGCGGCCGTGGCGCGGCGCTTTGGAGGCGTTTCAATCCACGCTCGCCTGTGGCGAGCGACGCAGAGGGTCGACCGTTGTCTCCCCGTTCGTCACGTTTCAATCCACGCCCGCCTGTGGCGAGCGATCTTCACCGCCTCGGCCCTGACGGCATGCAGGGCGTTTCAATCCACGCTCGCCTGTGGCGAGCGACACGCCGAGCGGCGAGACGGGGGCAAGTGAAGGTTTCAATCCACGCTCGCCTGTGGCGAGCGACCGTTGGCCAGCTTTCGTACGAGTTGCACGTACGCGTTTCAATCCACGCTCGCCTGTGGCGAGCGACCGCCACATACATTGGGGCAGGCCCTCACGGTCGTTTCAATCCACGCTCGCCTGTGGCGAGCGACCGTAGCACCTGAGCATGCCCGGCGGGTACGGGAGGTTTCAATCCACGCTCGCCTGTGGCGAGCGACGTCGCGTCATCGGCGACAGGGACCGAACCCAGATATTTCAATCCACGCTCGCCTGTGGCGAGCGACCCGTCGTGCCGCGATGTCCGCGGCGTTCGCTCTCATTTCAATCCACGCTCGCCTGTGGCGAGCGACAACTGGACGCCTACATCGCCGCCAAGCAGGCGCTATTTCAATCCACGCTCGCCTGTGGCGAGCGACATACCTACAGGGTCTGTGCCTGCCCGAAGACCCATTTCAATCCACGCTCGCATGTGGCGAGCGACGCCCCTGAGCTTGGGCAGGCGTACGGCGAGCGCGCATTTCAATCCACGCTCGCCTGTGGCGAGCGACCATGACCTTCATTGATGCCGGCGGCGAGAGTCGTTTCAATCCACGCTCGCTTGTGGCGAGCGACTCGTGTTGCGGCTCGCGGCGCTCGGCAACAACCTGTTTCAATCCACGCTCGCCTGTGGCGAGCGACAAGCGCTATCAGGCTTGGTCGCAAAAGCCCGAACAGTTTCAATCCACGCTCGCCTGTGACGAGCGACTCGTCGAACTCGGGCAGCAGGAACGAGTCGGGGTTTCAATCCACGCTCGCTTGTGGCGAGCGACCTCTGTCCGCCATTGATCCCGACGGGTGGAGTCGTTTCAATCCACGCTCGCCCGTGGCGAGCGACTTGCTCTGTCCTCATCCGGCAGACGGCTCGTCCAATTTCAATCCACTCCATCCATCCCAGCGATCAGCAGACCCCTCTTGGCATTATAGAAGCCAGCCACATCGCGCAGGACGAAGAACCCATTGTGGTTCTCCAAGATGGTCTTACGGGCGAGATCATCCAGTTCGTTCTCATAGATGCTGACGACGTATCCGCTCAAGGTGGCCAACGTCTTTCGAGCGGGCTTCTTTCCCGATGCCATGGCGGCATCCATGTCGGCTATCGCCCGCCTGCACTCGGCGTTGGTAGGGATCACGACGCTGCACTTTCCGCCGATGTACTTGAACTCGTCGTACGAGGCGAACCTCGTCCTGTAGACATTGGCCCCGGCGGTCGGAGGATACTTCGACTTCGACCTGAAAAGACCGCCGCGCCCGGACATCGACATGTGCCTGTCGGGGACGATCCTGTGCTTGTCGAGCGGCTTCTCGCTCCTCAACATCCTGGCGTAGTAGGCGTCCATCGTCCCGACGTCGACGACGTTGAAGTCCCCCGTCGATGAGAGGACGGTCTCGGTGGAGGCCAAGCCCGCTACGTACGAGGGGTTGCTGTTGCCGTCACACAGGGTGAACACGTAGAACTGGCTCGTCCCACGCCTTCCGTGCCGGTTGACTCGACCGCGGCGCTGGTCGAGGGAGTCCAACGGGGCGTCCTCGGAATACCCGACCGGGAAGTCGAAGTCAGTCCCCGCCTCGACCGCCTGGGTGGTGACCAGCCTGATGGGGATGCCTGCTGCCAGGCACCTCGCCACCAGGCGAACCACCCGGTTGCGCTCGCGCTTGCAGCGCAAGGAGTACAGCAGGATGTGTGGAACCCCCATCCTCTCCAGTTGTGTCGAGACGAGAACGGCGTTGAGGCGCGTGTTCAGGACGCACATGACCTGGCGGTGCTCGGCGACCATCTCGGCCACTTCTCGGGATGACTTCCTGCCTATCCTGGTCATGCTGGTGCGTCGAGAAGCGATGGCGAAATACTCGCGATGCCTGGCGACGACATCGACCCCTCCTTCCAGTCCCCACTGCCTGTCGTCAGACTTGTGATAGGACGGCTGGGTGGCCGTGGAGCAGATGACGACCGAGCGGTACAGCGACCGCAGGACGTGCAGCATCCCGACGAACGGTATGGTCAGGTCCCTGTTGCCGGCCTGGATCTCGTCGAACACGATGGCGCTCCTGGCCATGTTGTGGACCTTGCGGCTGCGCCCTGGGAGCCGGCAGAAGAAGGACTCGTCGAACTGCTCGCGCGTGGTGACGATCACGGGGGCGTCCCAGTTCTCGAAAGTCTGCCTCATCTCCTCCTGCAGGCTGGAGGACTCCTTGTGCAACGCCGATGTGTTCCTTGGGGTGTTCGCCAGTATCTGGCGGTACGAGCGGAAAGACTTGACTCGTTCCTTGGGGTCGTAGCCCGTGTGGTGCTCTATCACATTGCCCCTGCCGATGGCGGCCCGAAGGACGTCGCTGACCTGGGACGTGACCGCGCAATAGGGCAGCACGATGATCACCCTGTCGAGGCCCAAGCTGACGGCCTTCATCATCGCAAGCACGACGTAGGCCAGCGTCTTGGCGCTTCCCGTCGGGGCGGTCAGGAAGTACAACGAGGCTTCCAGCCGGGCGGCGGAGATCGCGGACGCCCACACGTCGTTGCGCATTTCAACAAGCCAAGGCTCCGCCGTCGCCGCTCCTGCGGCGGCAACCCGGGCCTGGAACCTCACGAGTCGATCCAGGAGGACGGACATCGGGGGGAACCTGTTCCGGCGTCCGTGACCCTTGTGGAACCTCTCGGCTGACAGGCAGTCCGCATCGACGAGGGCCGAGTTGATGAACTTCTGCATCGCGAAGAAGAACATCGGGAAGAAGCGCTCCTGGTCGGCGGCGTTCGGGAATTCCGACCGCAACGCCGCCTTCAGGACGGACTTCGCCGTCCTGGCTGCCTCGGCGGCGCGATCCAGAAAGGGTATCAGTTCGATGGAATGCCGATGGGTGGCTGCCTTCTCCAGCCTTGCAGACACGCATTCCGAGGCGTCCTCCTCCGTCTCGTCGGGGATGTAGCGGTGGTGCCCTAGGATCGGCTGCGTCAGTATGCCTTCCGTGGCGGCGTCCAACAGGGCGGCGCCGAGGGCGGGATGGTCGAACGACTCGACGCGGCCAAGGAACCTGCCAAGCATCTGGAGGTCAAACTTTCCCGTGTCGTGCCCGCCTCCCGCCACCTCGCATATGTCTCCGAGACCGATCTTGTCTCCGAACGCTTTGGCCAAGGCCGCGACGGCGCCCAGGTGTTCCGGCATCACCTCCCACCGCTCCCGCGGGGCCAGCAAGCCGTTTTCCAGATGCGCGGGGCGGGAATAGGGGTTGAGGCCGAGGCCCTCGACCATCCCGACGTATCGGGTCTTGTCGCGCCTATTCACGCGCTTCCCTCTGGGTCTTTGCCGCCTTGATGGCGGCGATCTTCCTGGAGCGCAGTTCGAGGCCGTGTGCGGTGCCGGCGAAGAACTCGTCCCGCTGCTGCTGCGAAAGAGGGGTTGCGGGCAGAGCGGAGAAGCACTCGTCGTTGATGTTGACGGCGTCCTGCGGCCAATACCGCGCGTAGTATTGCATATGCTTATGCCGCATTGTGGCCACCGCCGCCGACGGCTTCGCCAGGCACGTCGGAAGGATGCTCTTCGTGTTCGAGTGCAGGCCGTTAACGCTGCTGCGGCTCCACTTCCTCGTCCGCCTCCACTCGTCGCTCCGCACGGCGTCGTCGAACGCTATCAGCAGGACGCCCAACTGGTATGCCGCGGTCTTATCGATCATCTCGTATCCTCCCTCATTGAACCCCACTCCCGCCCTAGCCATGCAGCCCCGGAGCGTGCGCAGTGGGCTGTACAGGCTCGAACGCCCGTGGACAAATGCGTCCCCTGTGGCCAGAACCCTCTGGCATGCCCTCCTGACATGGTATGCGATGTCGACCGGCATCTGCTCGCCTTCGATGGCGGACTGGAACAGTCCCCTGACGACGTGCGCCTCGCTCTCGTTCAGCGCCTTGTCGTGGCCAATCCCGAGGCTTTTCACGAACTGGTACCTCGTCTGCACCTGCCGGGTCATGTCGGGATCCGTGGTCATCGATGCGGCGTGCCACTTGGCCATCTTGACGGCGACGGTCGGCGCGTCCCCAGACCAGAACTCGTCAATGGCTATCCGACCCTTGGTCGGGGCGGACATCGCCATGAAGCACACCCGGTCGTCCTGCGTCACGCCAGGAACCTCGGCCTTGCCGCACATGATCCCATCGATGACGTCGATGGCCTTCCTCATGGAGTCGTCGTCCTTGGCGAACTCCTCGTTCATCCACGACACCGCCGTCGGCTCGCCCCAGCCCAGGACGAGGGCCTTCACGGCCTTCATCCTGTCGGACATGATGCTGATCTTCCTTCCCCGCGCGACGATCGGCCTGCACGACGTTCGGTCTCCTGCGGCCTTGTCCCTGTTGCCAAGGAACCTGATCGTCGATGCCAACTTGAACGTCTGGTCGATGGTCATGGGGGAAGTGAAGCCGCCGTCCATTCCGTACGAAGAGTACCCCCCGCCACTGGTGTTTACCGCCCCCAGCTTGGCGGAGCCTTGGGCCTCGGGTACGACCATCCCGATCGCGGCGTGGAACTCGACGAGCTTGCCCCACTTGCCGTCGACCGATGAATACCCCTCGACGGTGCGGATCGGGTCTCGACCCTGGGACAGCCTGCCGTGGTTCTCCCAATCGATGATGTTGTCCGGCTGCCAGAACGACTTGACGCTGGCGTGTTCGTGCAGGTAGGTGCCGTCAGGCAACTCGATGACGAACGTCCCCGACAAGTCCGAACCCGAGAGCCTGATGATCTTGGGTTCCTTGGTGGGGACGAACGGGGTCTTCCCGTTCTTGAGGAAGTGGACGAATGCGGGAGGGAACGCGGCCTTGTCGGAGAAGGCGAGGTGGTGTTCGCGCCACGCCTCCCATGCCTCGCCCACGAGGTACTTGGCGTTGTCCGTCCCGAATGTCGGCGCCAGGCCAGAGGACCTGGACACGAACGGGATGGGGACGACCATCGAGCAGTCATTGCCGAGCGGCATGGCGGTCCTGACGCCCCCATGATCGTCGATCTTCACCGTCATTCCGATCGTCGCCTGCCCCCAACAAAGGGGCGGCATCTGGCCAGCCGCCGAAAGCGCGTCATACAGGGCGATGACCTCCTGGACCGGGCTCATCGAAATCATGCCGATTCTCCAGGGTTGAACATGGACGACACGAACCTCGGGGCGGAGAAGATCCCATCTACGAGGCGGATGTCGGCGAAAACGGGATAGTCCCGTCCGCCGTCGCGCCTGTCGGCGCCCTTGGAGATGCCGACCAACATGGATCGGACCTCCAGGTCGGGGATCGCGCACCCCCGCTCCGGGAACCGCTCGACGGGATAGAGCCGCCCGACGTACTGGCGCGGGCCAAGGCACGGCGTGGAGTAGTACAGCCCCTTGCCGTCCACCAAGATGCGGTTGAACTGTGCGGCATACTTCTCCGGCGTGTTCGGGTCATCGGTGGTTCCGGGGCAGAGCACGACCGGCTCGGCCTCGATGATGTAGTCGACGTCAACGAGAATCCGCGCGCTGACCTGCATCCTTGCCTCGTCGGCGAAGACGGGATCGGTCGACGACAGATCGAAGTCGATTTCGTTGCTGGCGACGTTGGCGGACCGTCCGGCCCTCATGACCGCAATGCGGGTCGGCACCCAGTCCATCTGCGGGCGATGGAACACGGACGCCACCACTCCTCGCGCCGCCGACACCGTGATGAACGGGTACGAGAACTTGTTGATCTTGCCGGCGGACGGGTTGGAGAAGCAGGCCCTGCGCCCGCGAATCCCGACCAGGACCCTGACGTTGCTGCTGGTAGCCATGGTTGCCTCCCTTGGTTGATTGCCGCCTGTGGCAAGCAGCCACAGGCGGCAATCGTGTCGGTCAGTCGATCCTTTCGACGAGAACCTGCTCGGTGCAGAACTCCTCGGCGTTGGGCAGGGAGTAGCACCCCTCGGTCGGGACGTCTCCGGGGACGACCCGCTTGGACTGGATGCGGTCGGTGATCTCGTCCATCGCCCTCGACGAGGGCTTCATGCCTTCGCGAGGGGTCAGCCGGTAGACGGCCACGGTCCTCATGTCGGGGCGGCTGGCGGTGCGCCTGTGCTTGTAGACGTCCTTCAGGGCATCCTCCAGGCGCCCGAGGTCTTCCTTGCTGAACCCGCTCTGGCGAGCCATGTGCGGCTCGACATAGACGCAGAAGCGCAGGCGGCCGTAGCGGACGAACCACTTCTTCCCCTGGTTGTGGTCCTTGTCGTTGTCGTCCTTGTGGGGACAGCAGCGAGAGATGTCCATTTCCTCGATCGGCGTGGGCTCGACGGAGTCGGCGTCGGTGACGACGACTGGCCCCCTGAGCCCGATCGAAAGCTGCTTTGACTTCTTCTTGGAGCCGCCATCGTCATCGTCGCCGCTCTCGGCCTTGCCGTCTGCCAGGACGACACCGAACGCCCGTGCGTCGATGTACTTCTGGCGTACCGCCGCAGCCATCTCGCCGGCGTCGTCGAACCGCTGGCGTCCGGGACGGGCCGCAGCGATGGCCTCCACGATGGGGCGCCTGGGGTAGACGAACACGTCGCAGCCGGGGACGCCATCCAGTTCTGCGATCCACGTGTCCCTGATGCCGCGCTTGATGCTTTCTGCGCTGGCCCACACGGTGCCGTCGTCGAAGTGCCTGGGCTGGTTCTCGCCCTGTCCCTGCCCGTTAGGGTTGGACCTCCGCGCATCGACGAACACCACATAGCGAACTCCATTAACCTCGAACTCGACCTTCTGCGACTTCTGCGACATACTCACTCTCCTGTTCTTCCTTCGTTTCTACGACACGTTGAACCACCTTGGTCCAACTGGCAACAGTATCTCACAACTATGGGTCGGGAGTCAACCCCTTTCCATAGAATCTTTTTTTTTTCGCAACGACCCAAGAAGTGGCATTGAGAAATCCCATGGTAGCCACAGTCCATGACCCGTCCAATATACGCCCCGTTTGCGGGGCGAAGTCGCGCCTTGTCAATCCCCTTCCATCGTTTCAATCCACGCTCGCCCGTGGCGAGCGACCCTACCTGCCATAAGCCATTCTACAGCGTCCTGGTCGATCAGGACGGGGTCGCCGTGGCGCCACGCCACGAGGAACAGCATCGGGCCGTACTCGCCCGTCGCGTTGCGCTTGTGCATGTCGGTGACTGTCGACCTGAGCTCAAGCACGTCGTGCTCGAAGACCTCCCGCCCCTTGCCATCGATGAGGCAGGTCGAGCGGGCGGGGATGTCGCCCGTTCCGAAGCACTGGGGGTGGGTCCTGACGTCGAACACGACGGACGCCCCAGGCGCGCCCTTGGCATGGCAGCGGAACCTGTAGCCGCGGTCGTTGAGGGATGGGACGAACTTCTCCTGCTTCCTCATGTCTTCCTCGCTTCCTTCGCCGCTTTCTTCGCCGCCTTGAGGTACTCGGCCAGCTTGTCGTAGCCCCAGGCGTGGATCAGGTGTGCCGACTTGGTGACGTCCTCCTTGGCGAACAGGGTGCCGACGGGGACCCAGTCGGGGAAGACGACCTCGATGACCCGCTTGCGCCATCCGACGCGGACCTCGCCGATCTCGGTCATGGCGACGTACCACGGCCCGCGGTACGAGCGGGAGCCGTACTCGTTCTCGACCTCCGCCAGCCCGATCCCCGTCCGCAGGCCGGCGTCCTCGAACGCCTTGGCGAACGCCGCCATGGCGGCCCGGTCGACCTTGGCCTGGAGGCATGCCCTGTGGCTGTAGCGGAACACGTTGACCAAGACCTCGTCGCCGGGCTGCAGGACGTAGGTGTCGACGTTCGGCTGGGATGACGCCGGGGCGTGGATTTCCCCCGCGTCCATCGAGGCAGAGAGTTCCCCCTCCGACTTCCATCCGTGCTCGTTCTTGGGGACGCCCTTCTCCCAATCCTTGTCCGTGCCGGGGTACTTCGGCGACAGGTCGATGAAGCGGTCGTTGCGGACGGCGAGTTCGGGCTGGAACACGAACAAGGCGTCGTTGCGCCCATCGAACGACCTGCGGAAGTCCCCGAGCGTCATCCCGGCGCAGCCTTCGGCCTTCGCCACCTCCTCCTCCCGCTCGCACACGGCGTCGTCGCAGTCGGCGATGGTCCACGGGCGGCCGCACCCAGCGCACAGGAAATAGGCCTGTGGAAGGTCGCTCCCCGCCGCGAACGACATGTGCGGGTACTTGTCCTCGGCATAGTGGGGCTTGAGGGCGGCGTGCATCTCGTCCATCCCGATGGCGTCGGGGATGGCCATGCCGGCGTCTGTGAACGCCTTCCTGGGCGTCACGTTGAAGTCCCGGGCGTCGGACATCGCCTTCATGGCGTTGCCGCAGGTGTCGAGGTACCACATGCCGAGGACCACGAACTCGGCGAGGCGCTCGTTGCGGCAATATCCCGCGTCGCGCCTGGCGCTGAATAGGGCGTTCAGGCCGGCGAGCGTCTTCGCCGACCTCGCGATGCCGTCCTTCGTGTTGTACCAGCGGTCGGGGAACGTGGGCGTCCTGTCGGCTCCCCTCATGGCGAAGCGGTGCTCGGATCCCTTGACGAACGGCATATGGTTTCTCCTCTCGCGATGGGTTGTCTCGATGCCAAGATGATGGCACAGGACGGCGGCGGAGTCAACGGCGAAGATCAGGCCCTCAGGCACCAGCGGCATGACGCCTCGCTCGCCCTTGCGGCGAGCACAGTGGATTCGCCCTTGCAGAAGGGGCAAGCCGAGTTCCTGACGACGGCGGACGCGGCGGCCCTGCGGATGAGATCGAACTGGGACTTGGTCAGGCCGTCCGCGGCGAGGCAGGACAGGGCGTCGAAGAACGCCTCGCCACCCGTCCTCCTGGCGACGTCCACGATGGACGCCGCCTCTCGCGGCGTGTGGGCCTTCCTGTGGTTGTCGCAGGAGCGATCTTCCGGGACGTCATGGGGCGTGCTCCCATGCTCCGCTGGAGCAGACGTCGGCATAGTCTCGTGAGCCCTCCGGCATGTCCCCCATCAGCTCGCGCAGGGTGATGGAGGCGTCGCGAAATCCTTGGCCGTCCAGTATGCCCCTGCTGTGGGCCTTCCCGACCATGACCCTTGGAGCCGCATGCCTGTCGCCAATCCACCTGACCCACTTCGCAAGCCCCGACGCCACATCCTGCGTGACCATCTCGGGGACCGTCTCCACGTTGTCGATGTATGTGGTAGCCGCAGACCGCCGTCCTAGGCGGCACGGCGTACGGCACGTGCCAGCAACGGTGAGCCTGGTCGCCGTGGCTGACCCAAGCCAGCCTCCTGCCCTTGGCCCACGGCGTCTTTCTGGCCAACGTCATTGCTTGAGCCTGACGCCCATGCCTACCTCTTCCCGGAAGCGATGGCGTTGCGGACTCCCTCGTTGTAGTGGGCGACCAGTTCCTCCGCCACTTCCTCGGCCGCGTAGCCGACCATCTCGTTGTAATCGACCGACAGCCTCCAGGAGCAGGACTTCGGATAGTTCGAGCACTTGAGGCTGACGCAAGGGAAGGACCTCATGTTCCCGTGCTTGTGGCCGACCCTCATCTCGCCCCCGCAGCGGGGGCAAGGAAGCGGACTGCTATTCGTCGGCATGGCCGTCTCCTTTGCCTTCCCATTCGCCCCACCAGACCGTGGGCGTGGTGAAGTTATGGGCGCGCCTGCCCCAGAGCCTCGTGGCGCCGCAGTCGAGGCACCTGTCCTCGTGCTGGGTCTCCTCGCCCGACGTGTCGATGTCGTAGCCGACGTCCTCGGTCGTCCTGATCCTCGTCCCCTTGCAGAGGGAGCAGCGGAGCGGACGCCTGGGGAGGGGCAACAGGCAGGCTGCCCAGTGGCACAGCCTCGCCATCGCCTCCTGCTCGTCCTGCTTCCATGTCCACTCGTGCGGGCTGAGCATGACGCGCGACGCTGCGAAGAGGGCCTTGGAATGGTCCTCGGGGCTGACGCCGTACAGCTCGTCGTCGGGCGGGTCGTATGGGCCGGGCATCTCGGCCCAATGGGACACCGTGCCGTTTCCGAACTCCTCGACCGGAGCGAACCCCTTTGCCCGGTAGTACAGGACCTCCGTCATGATGTCTTTGGATGGCCGCTTGAGCCACACGAGGACTTGGCGATCGTTCTGACCATCCTTGAGTGTTGGCAGACGCTCCTTGACGCTGTACCAGCGCGGCTTCCTCCTCGCCCGGTTGACGCAGTCGCGGCACAGCCACGACACGGTGCCCTTCTCCCGGTCGACGATGGGCATGGCGCCCGTCGCGGAGGCGATCTCATCGACCGTCAGCCCGAACTTGGCCACGTCGTCTTCCCGGTCGTGGTACATCATCAGGTTGCCGCAGGGGCACCTGATCGTCTTCGGCGCGGTTCCTTGGATCATCGCTTGGCCTCCGTGACCTCGAACCTGACCCACCCCAGGCGGTCGTCGAACTGGACTTCCTTGACGGTCCTGACGTTCGTCTTGCTCACGCCAGGCTGGCACACGACCATCCTCCCGCAGTTCGGGCATCCCGTGCCGTCGATGGATGCCGAGGCCTCCATGAACTTGCCATCGAGCATGCAGCGGTAGTACGTCCGTCCCTCGACCTCGACCAGATCCCCGTGGCAATCCCTGTTCATCCGGCGACCCTCTCCTTGGTCGCCCTTTCCGTCACGATCCTGCCTTCGGGCACGTCATAGGCGACGGACTTGCGCTGCTCAACCATCGCCCTGTCGTCGTCCTCCAGGCTTATCGTGAGCTTGGTTGACTGCTTGAGCGGGAACAGTTCCTTGGTGGCATGCGCGAGGCGCGAAGGGGTGATCTTGTGGATGAAGTTGTGGATTGCCTGCTCGGCGAGGGCGTAGACCAGCACGTAATCCTCGTCATGCCTTGCCTCGATGTAGCACGGCTTCCTGACCTCGTCGCGGAACATGATCGCGGCGATCTCCCAACTCTCCTTCGGCATCGCCGACATGTCCGATCCGTCGAGGCAGATGATCTCGCAGAACCTGTCGATGACGTCCCACGGATGGGACAGGTAGGCCCTCGCGACCGCGGCGGCGACCGCCTTGGGGAACCACACCCCGTGGCGCTTGTCGCGGCGCAGCACCTTGTCGGCGGCGCGCTCGATGACGACGCAGTAGTCCTCGTATGCCTTCGTCGTCTCGCTCGTGGACATCGGCCTCCCGGAAAGCCCCCGTCCGTTGGCGAAGGCGGGCGAGCTCTGGAACATATGGCGGGAGATGAAGGTCGAGGCTGGCGACATGTCGCGCCCGGTGGCCACGTACCCATGGTCCCTCACCAGCCTGGGAGCCCCGGTGTCAGTGTTCAACTGCGCGAGCAGGGGGTGCTCCCCGAACCCGATGGGGAGCACCATCGACTTGCCGCTGTGCGCGATCATCTTCAGCCTGTGCTGGCCGTCGAAGAAGACCCCGTTGGAGTCGAACCTGACCGTGACGGTAGTCTCGTAGAACTCCCCGGCGAGCATCATGGCGAGCAGGTCGTGGAACCGGCGGCGCCTGAACCTGCGGTTGACGAGGTTGAAGTTTTCGAGGATGAACTGGGCGAGGGGCGGGGTTATCTCCACCCACAGGACGCACATCGTGCTGGAGCATTCCACCACCATCCCGAGGAACTCGGCAAGCGTCAGCCCCCGGATGGGGTTGTCCTTCGTGAGGCCTGCCGTTTCTGACATGCGCTTGAGGCTGGGCAACGCCTTGGGGACCGGAATCCTTTCGACCCCAAGCTTTGCCGCCAACGCCTTCAAGTCGATCTTCGCAGGCTTCCTGTGTATTCCCGGTTCGCACGCCTTCTTGCTTGCCATCGTGTCCTCCCTTGTTGTCACACCCCGGTTCCCATGGCTATCCCTCGTCCTCGGGGAGGCGGATTCCTGCGGTCCGCATCTTGTCCATGATGGAGTCCCTGATCTCGTCCATCAGTTCCAGGATGGCGTTGCGCTTCTCGCCCAGCTTCTCCAGCAGCAGCTTGCCGGCCGCCTCGGCCACGATCCGCTCGCTCTGCTTCTCCCACTCCAGGCAGGCCTTGCCTGCGTCCAGCGGCACGCCGTTCACGACGAGGGTCATCGTCAGCTTGTCGGCGTCGACGATGGCCTTGATCCTCGGATCCCGCTTCGCCATCTCCGGGAAGGTCGCCACGAAGGACGATATGAAGAGGTGCTCCAGCCGGGCACCATGCTTCGCCTGCAGGACCTCTTGCTTGTCGAGGGGCTTGGGCGTCGCGGCCGCCAGCTCCGCCTGGAGTCGCTCCACCCTGTCGCACAACCACAGGATGATCTCCTTGTGGTGCTCGTCGAGCCCGCCCTCCTCCGCCATCAGGCGCGCCTCCTCGACGGAATAGGGCGTGCCGTACTCTCCTAGGACGGGGTCGGCGTGGCTGGGCCTGTCCCAGCCTGCCAAGGCGCACAGCCCGCTCACGAGCCTGGGCACGGCGTCCTTGGGATACGGAATGGAGAAGCGGTTGCACCACGAGACCAAGGCGGGCATGACCATCCCCTTGGCGTCGAACTTGCCGTCGTTTCCCTTCCGCCTGACGTCGCGAAGGTCGGTCATCATGGAACGGCACATGGTCACGAGGGTTTTGTATGCCGTCTCGTCGAGGGGGGTCTTGACGTCGGATTCTTGGACCCACGCCCTGACCAGGTCGTCCGTGTCCATCATATCGATCGGCTTGTTGCTCATGGCGGAATGCTACCCCATCCTGACGCCGGAGTCAAGGGCGTCCTGCGGGAACAGGCTTGGCTTCCCGCCCACCATCATCGTCTCGCGGAACCCTAGGCGCCACAGGAACCTAGAGATGCTTTCCGACATCTCGTCCACTGCAGTGTTGTCGAGGTCCCCCAAGCAGGCGTGCAGCCCCTCATCGATGGCGACCTTCAGCAGCGTGATGCCCGTGACCTTCGGATCGATGGTGATGGCCTTGTTTTTCGACGACGGAGGACCTTCGCACGTGGCGATGGCCTTCGGGCATGCCTTCTTGACGCCACTGTCGATCGGCTCTATCCTGACGGCATAGCGGCGCCCGCGGAACACATGGCTCCTGATGCGGTTCACTTGCCCTCCTTCGGGAAGTACGCCCTCATGATGGCGTGCTTGTGCGCCCGGATGGACTCCACCCCGACCCCCTTGATGGCCCCGTCGAGGGACGCGATGCCGCGCGCCACCTTCTCCAGCCCGGTCACGGCCATCGGGATCATGCCGTCGTCTTCGAGGGCGACCGTGGCGAGCTCGATGGTCGAGAAGTGCTTGTCGAAGATGAGGTCGGCGGCCTTCGGCCCGAGCCTCCAGAACTCGGTGATGGCCGTCCTGCCCTTTGCTTGGAATTGGCATTCGGACTCCTTGCCCGCATCAAATGCGTTGTCCTCGTCCCCTCTTCCCCCCAGGCTCTCTCCTGAACGACATCTTGTCGAAGCCCTTCGACTGCGCCTTGATGGCGTCGGGGATGGGCTTGTCCATTCTCCCGTCGACCGGCGCCATCTCGTTCGCCACGTACCGCTCCAGCTCCTGGAACGCCTCGAAGGCGTTGACGGCCCTGTTGAACTCGATGTGTGACAGCACCGGGTTGACGAGGACGCAGGGCTTCTCCGGGACGCGCCAGCCCCTCGCCATGACCTTGATCTCGACGCCGGCATCGTGGAACTCCTGCAGGTGCTCATCGATCATCGTGGGATGGCAGAAGACGGGCGAGCCAACGCGCCTGTGCATCTCGGCGACCGGAACCTTGGGCAGCACCCTCCCCGAGTACGACACCGACTCGAACGCGACCTTCCCCCAGCCATCCTTGAGGGCGAACAGGTCCTGGTACCGCTGGTAGGGGTTCCTGTACCTGGCGTGCAGCTTGCCGCGGAGCGGCCTGTCCCCCCTCACTTCATCGGGCAACTCGTCGAAGCCGTAGAAGTATTCCACGATCCTGCCGCCTTGGAAGGGGAAGCGGACGACCTTGACGACGGGCACGGGGCGCCCGCAGAACCACACGACGAACCCATAGGAGTCGAAGTTGACGTGCCGGAGCCTCGGGACGCCGACCCCCCATAGCCCGTTGTGGACGACCTCGGGGATGGCGAAGTCGATGGGGACGACCCGCGGCTTGCGCTCCCACTTGTACGCCTGGTCGGACAGCCGGCGGTCGCGGGCGTAATGGTCGTAGTAGTCCCTGTTCGAGGCTATCAGTCTCATGGTCTTGGGCTCCAATGTGGAGGCCCGACGAGCCACATGGCGACGAGCAGGCCGAACGCGAGGAGCATCAGGATGGCCCATGGCCATCCCAGGACCCTGACGGCCGTCCTGAAGTCCTCCTTGAGCGCCTTCCTGTTCATTCGACCGCCTCGCACATCAGGGCGTTGACGAAGTACCCGTCCTGCTCCTCGTAGAACTCGTATGCCGGCCTCGTGACGATCTCCCTGACCCCGCCCGGTCGCATCGCCGACGGCTGCTGGATCCTGATGAGCCGCTTGACGTGGGCGATCTTCCCGCCCGACTTGAACGGCTTCCCGGACCTCTTCCTGACGACAAGGTTGGGGGCCTGGCTGGGGCAATGCAGGAGCATGAAGGTCGCGTAGGTGTAGGGCAGGCCGTGCCAGTCCTTCGGTCCCCTCCAGTTCTTCTCGAAGAACGCCTTGTCGCTCTCGTGCTGCTGCGGGAGGCGATCCATCCCGAGCGGGCACCTTCCCGAGAAGCGTGCCTGCCATTGGCTCCTGATGTCGGAGCAGTCGACCACGGACACCTCGCAGAACATCGGCTCTCCGGTCGGGACGGCGGACGCCACGCCCATTTGTGGTTCTGGCGTCCCGACGCTCGAATCGACTGCCATGGGGTTTGCTTCCATGGCGGGTGATTATGCCACAGGCTCTTGGCGGAGTCAACCCGTCATCCCGCAGGGCAATTTCCGCTCTCGACGACAGCATCCTTGGCAATGCGGATGAGAGCTGGCAAGTAGAACCTGAAGTTCACTCCTTCCCTGACCAACTGGCAATGGGCCAAGGGCACGCCGTTCAGCAGTATGTTGGTGCAGGTCTTGCCTTCCCAGTCGCTCGTCGGGTGGGAGAGACCGAGGCCGCAGTCGGAGAACGATTCGGTACGCATCCTGGCGACGTCCCCGTCGAACACGACATACTCGAATCCTCCACGCACCCTGACGGCGATGCCGAGGTAGTCGTCCTTGAATGTCATCATCCACATGGTGCGGACGATGTGCCGGGTGTTTTCCAGCAGGAACCTGCTCAAGAACGACTTGGTCAGCCTGTCGGGTCGGATCGCGACCGGAGCGACGACGTGATCCAGGAACCCCTTGTTCCCCTGGCCGCACACGTTCGGACACACCTTCGCGACCTTCCCGGAATACCCCTTGAACTCGGCGAGGGCCTCCGCCCCGGAATCGCGGCGCCTTGCGCGGAAGTCGGAGGTTTCCGACCCCTGTCCGACATACTGGTACGGGGTGACCTCATCACCTCGACCATCTTCCTCGCGACGGGGTAGACGACATCCACCAGCGGCTCTCCCCTGGCTATGATGTGGCTTGGGGCCTTCAGGTTGTGATCGCGGATCACGGCCAACTCGATTGCCCGACCCAGGCTTTCCCTTGTCGTGTCGGGATCTGGGTATCCAAACAGGTTGACTCCTCCAAAACCGCCCTTCCTAACCAACTTCATCTCGATTCTCCTTTTCGATCATATCCGTGTATGATACAGAAAAGACGACATTGTCCGGGATCGGGCCGGCGACGCGGTACATCGCACACAGTTCCTCGTGCGAGTAGCCGCACAGCAGCCTGCCGCTGGTGGAGCCGGCGACCAGGAAGCGCCACTGCGGATGGGCCTTGGCGCAGGCGTACATCCTGCGGATGTTCCCGACGATCTCCTCGCGCGACAGCGAGCGCTTCTGTCCCGCCTTCCAGACCGTGGGGAGGGCGTAGGACTTGCCCTCGGTGCCTTCCTGGAGGCCCTCGCCCTGCCCCTTGACGTTCCACTTGCCCTTCCAGCCCTTGGGCTTGTTGGCGTAGTCGAACTCGCGCCAGCGGTTGCCGGGAACGCCGAAGGAGGCGAAGCCTGCGGAGCCGGCGCCATGGAAGCCCGATAAATTTGCCCCAAACACCATGACCTCGTTTGGTTTCAATTCCGAAATACACTCACCGTACGTCGTCCTCATTGAATTCTCCATAGGCTACATACCCAGTTCTGATCCCTTTTGACCGCAAGACGGCCCTGTCCCAAACCTCGACAACAACTTCTGGGTATTGTTCACGGAAAGCCCTGAACTTGGTCGCATACTCTTCTCTCCACAATCCCTTGACTTCGACATAGCAACCAAGGCTTGGCAACCAGAAATCAGATCGGTAAGTTGATTCCTTTCTTGAGCCGTTCCATTCGTACGAGACTGGGAACATCTTGGTTTCATATTCCCATGTTGTTCCTTGTTCATCGAAGTGACGGGCTACGCGAGCCTCCCAGGTGCTTCGGAAGCAAATCCGCATTCCATTTTGGCATGTGTACCAAACCTTGTGGGCATGTGGCGGACGAACGCCATACCGATGATGATTGACACCTAGATGAGCGGGGTCCTTCCAGTAATCCAAGGCCTTTTGGGGACAGGGCTTGCCCATCAATGCTTGGCTCAACTTGGCTCGCGATTCTGGAGATAGTTTCTTCCCCATCCATTTGATGCGCGTCTCTGGAGGTATGACTCGTCCTCTTTGAGAGGCGCTCATCTTGGCTTTTGATTCCGCCGTATGTTTGATGCCGAGGCGGGAGTGGGTATGTGTTTTGAGCCATGTCTTGATTCGCTCCGACCTTATGGATGCCGTTTCAATCGAGCGACGCTTGTTCGCGCATCTCTGGCAAGAATGCTGTTGCGATGCGGCTCTATACCCCCTGTCAGCCACGAGTCCGCAGCAACCAAACCTCTTGACTACCAACTTCTGGCTGGCCGCCTTGAGTAGCCGCGGATCATAGCCAAACTTGGCGATTGTCTCGTCAACCAGTATTGATTCGTGGACTTCATGTGGGGCATCGAGCAGTTGCAGTCTTGTCTTCATGTCCTTGTATTCGGCAACAAGGACTGTAATCCCTGCAAGTTGCTCCTGAAAACATTATTCCTGCTCCTCGATGGTGCGCCTCTTCGGCCTGTCGGATACTCCCATCGGCGCCACGGAGTGCCCAGCGTGCTCGGCCCAGTTCGACCCGTACAGCGCCGCGACGTCCTTCGACCTGATGACGAGGAGGTTCTCGGCGTTGCTGTTCTCGGCCGCCGCCGAGAAGTTGAACGACCCCGTGATGACCACCCTGTCGTCGATGACGATCACCTTGTTGTGGGCTATCGCGTGCCTGCAGTCCACGAGCGTCGGTATGCCGTTGGAGTAGGACTCCCAGACCAGCGACCTCACCTCCAGTTGGCCGCCGTCCACGACGACCTTGACGTCGATCCCTCTCCTCTTGGCCTCCAGCAGGGCGGCGAAGATGGGCCGCGACGTGAACGAGTAGGCGAGCACGAGGACGGACTCCTTCGCCTTGCCGATCTCCGCCACGATGGCGTCGGCGCAGCCGCCCTTGGGGGAGAACTTGACGGACAGGCTCGACGATCCGACCCTGACGCCCCTGGCGGTCGCCTTGCGGCGGTCGTTCCCGATGGCGCACAGCACGCCAACGACGATCGAAAGAAGAAGAACCCCTATCGCCGCCCCTTGCATGAAGTTGCGGACCTTCATGGTCGCCCGCGCCTCAACAACTTCTTTCATTGAGCCTCCTTGCAGACATACAGCCTGCACACCTTCGGTCGGAACTCCCTCGGAAGCAAGCATCCCGACTGTCCCCGGTACTGGCACGAGTCAGGATCGATGCCCCTCGCCCGCAGGTCGGCGAGCATATGCTCGTTGCCTCCCATGTGGACCTCAAGCGGATCGAACAACGGGACGAAGCGCTTGTCGGCCTCCGTCGCGGCGAACTCGGCGAGCCAGTTCTCGCACCACTCCTCGAACCACACCGTCCACGGCCTGCCGCCTCCGTGATCGTGGTCGGCGTATATCTTGCAGCAATGCCCGTCGCACGACCTGCACTTGTCTGGCACGACGTCGGCCGGCATGTCGGGATATTCGATGCAGCCCATGCCTACTTCCCCGCCTTGCCAGGGCGGCAGGCGAGTTCCCCGATGACGACCATGGTCTTTTCCCTGACGGCGCCGCAGCGAAGGTCGAAGGAGCCGCCGGGAAGGTCGTCGAACTCCCTCTGCAATCCCGACGAGACCTCGCACTCGAAGTCGGCCTGCTCAAGGGCCTGGCGGATAACTTCGGCGATCGTCGTGAGCCCTGTCCCCCTCGACCCAGACACCGTCACCTTGACCGTGTGCTTTCTCATCCCCGTTTCCTTTCGCTTCGGCGCGGCATGTCCTGACCGCTGCGTCTGTCTCATTTGATGTGACGAACAGGGCGAGGCTGGGCGTGTGGCAACACCGGGCACACGACGTGTCCCGGAAAGTCCTTGTTCCACTCGCGGGCGCGGAGCACTGCTTCGCGTCGCGAACCGAACCTCTGCGGGCGCAGACCGTGGTCAGCGCCCTCGGAATGCCGGACTTCCCACCGCGTCACGCCACGCAACCGTTTGCCGTGCCACTTCACGTGGAGGTCTACCTCCCGCACCTCGGGCATATCGGCCTGCCCCTCGTCGTGTAGTTCAGGATGCTCCAGCAATCTGGGCAGAACCCCAAGGCCTTAACTGACCTGCGCCACCAGTACCGCATCCTGTGCCTTGCGATGATCAGGATGTTCACGCCTTTGCCTCCGGCATGTCCAGCGTCAGGCCCTTCCAGCAGTCCAGCAGGAAGGGCGTGGGGTCGAGGACGCCGCCGGGCTGGGGCTGCCCCTCCAGCCACGACTCGTCCTTGTGGACGCGGCCATGCTCGTAGAGCTGGATGTGGAGCATCGATAGCGAGTGGCCGGGGATGTCGCCGCGCAACTGTCCGTCCGGCAGGACCTGCTCCACCTGCCCCAAGGGGTCTCCCCTGCCGAGCATGTCGCCGACCTTGAGGCTCAAGTACGGCCTGATTTCACCGTAGCAGACGACCCCGCTCGCCCCCTCCACCTTGACCGCCTTGGTCTCGTTCCACCATGGCGAGCCGACGGACGCCCCGGTGAAGCCATCGATGGCGACGACGACCCCGGGCTCGACCGCCGTGACCATCGTCCCGTTCCGGCAGTACAGGTCGACCCCGCAATGGCGCTTGCCATGCCGGCGGACGATCCCGAACGAGCCGAGGTGGTTCCCGACGGGGATGCCAGGGCAGGTCGTCTCCGGAAGGGGGAAGTCCCAGCGCAGGGCGCAAGCCACCGCCTTGGCTATGTCGCCCGCGTCGGCGAGCGCCCCGACCCCCACGTCCCCGCACGCGAGTTCCTTCTCGACGGGAGGCACGACGACGATGTTGGGGTTCGTCGCCCGCAGGTCCTTGAGGCTGGCCTGCACAACGGGGGACGACCACATGTGGGAGTTCATCGACGGGGCGACGACGACGGGGCGGCTCCTCCGCCACGCGAGGAACACGGACGTCAGGAGGTTGTCGCAGATGCCGTGCGCCATCTTGCCTAGGGTGTTGGCCGACGCCGGGGCGATGACGAGGCAGGACGACCGCTTGGCGAGCTCGACGTGCAGGATGGGGTCTCCCTTCTGCCACTTGTCCTCGGGTGGGATGGGGTATGGGCTGTTGAAGTTCGGGTGCTCTCTCCTGCTCCATATCCACTCGTCCCGCTCCGTGTAGACCCTGACCCCAGCCTGACGCCGCAGGGCATCCGCCCCGAAGAACATCTGGGCCTTGTCGGTCATCACGACCTCGACGGAGTCCAGAAGTGGGACGCCATCCTCGATCGCCTTGACGATCTTGGGGGCTATGGTCGTCGCCACGCTCCCGGTCATGCCCACCAGCACCTTCATGTCGTCCTCCTCAGAACAGCGGCAGCGTCCCCGTCGCCTTCCTGATCCGGTCGGAGTCGGCGGGCCCGATGGATATGCCGACCACGCACTCCAGAACGCGCCCTTCGAGGACCTTGGACGGTATGACGTCCTTCCAAACCCTCACGGGCAACTTCTCGTCCTCGCCCATCTTCTGGACGGCCGCGAGCTCCTCGGGCGTGTCCACGCCTAGCACGGCGACGTATGGCTGCTGTATCCACTCGCATTCGCCAGGCTCGAACTCAAGGGAATACCGGTCTTCGCCGAGTTCGTGGCGGCACACCTTCCATGAGTCCTGCACGAACAGCATCCCCACGTGCAGGACCTGCGCCGCCAGCAGCCCCGGCGGCATGTTCAGGTCACGCCGTACGACTATCGCCATCCTAGTGCTTGACATCCCTGATCCCTCCGCATTTCCCGATGTCGTGTACCACGACGCCCATCCCGAAGGGGTCCATCGCCTAGCATCCGCACCTCGGGCACGCCGCCCTCGCAGCCTCCTCGCCCGGCGGCACGATCTCCCTGACCCACTCCGTCACGCTGCTGAACCCCCACAGGACGTCCTGGCCCGGCGCGAAGAACCCGTCCCCCTGGGGCGACACCCTGATCACGTCGTACCGGCACTCGTAGACGACCAGCCACAGGCTGTCCGGCCTCACGAACGGAGGCGGCTTGGGCCAGTCCTTCCTGTCGAGCTTCGGGCTCATTCGTCCTCGCGGCTGTCGTACCTGTGCGCGTCAAGGGGTTCTCCCTTCGGCTTGTCGCCGGTGGAACGCGAGTCCCCGTGCCAGTCGATGCAGTCGGAGACCCTGCCGCAGTCCTCGCACGGTCCACGGCTGACACCCATCGCCAAGTCGAACAGCCATCCGGCGCTCTCTGGCGCACAATCCTTGCACGTGAATGCCATCGTCGTCCTCCTACGCCCCGATGCGGCGGTGCTCGCCGCGGAGCGTCCTCGCCTGCGTCGTGATCTCCTCCGCCAGTTCCCTCGCCAGCTCGGCGCCCGGCATAGGATCGAACCGGTAGAAGAGCTGGTCGATCCCGAGGATCGTCAGGACGTGCCTCGCGGCCTTGATGTCCCGCAGGTCGTTGCCGACCACCATGTCCGTCCTCGCCTTCGCCATCTGGTCCGCCATCGCGGCTTCGAGTTGCTCCTGCGTGCTGTCGACGAGGAGCTTGAACCCGACGAGGAAGCATTCCGGCAGGACATCCTTGACCTTGCGGATGAGCTTCGGGGTCTTCTCCAGCCGTATCGTCATCTCGTCCAGCTCGGAGCTGATCTTGCCCTCCGCCTTGACGGGGGCGTAGTCGCTCACGGCGGCGGCCAGGACGACGATGTCGGGGCGGACGCTCCCGATGAGCCGGAACAATTCGGCGGCGTAGCCGTCAAAGTTGTCGTACCAAGTGGGGCGATACCTGTCCCGGCACGACGCCAGGAAGCCGAACTGTTCCGCCACGAGATCGCCAAGACCGTGCTGGACACAGGACGTCCAGTCGTCGCTTTGGGGTTCCAGCAATGCCTGCCCAAGCGACAGACGCAGCTCGTGCGGGCACTTGCTGCCCTTGGCGTACAGGAACGTCACGTCGTGGCCAGCCTCAAGGAACGCCCTGCAGAGGTGGTTCCCGAAGGTGCCAGAGGACATGTTGCCCACATGGCGCACCGCATCGATCGCCGTACGCGTCCCTCCGCTCGTCAGCAGTACCTTCATCCGTGGTCTCCGATGACCTGGTTCGTCTCGACAGTCTCGACCTCGACGATGTCTTCCTTGAGCTCCTCGCCTTCCAGGAGTTCCCTCCTGATGCGCCCGACGTCGGCCTCGTTGTCGCAGATGGCCTCGACGTTCCCGTACATCCTGACGATGTGGACCTTCATGCCTGCGTCTCCTTGGCGACGGACGCCCACAGCGACCCCGACGACTCGTGAGGCTCGATCAGGAAGAACTTGGGAGTCGCCCCGCCCGTCTTGAGGACGGCGGAAATCCCGTCCTTCGCCCAGGCCACCATCTTCTTGCGGTCGCCATCGCGGTACTCCCAGAGGTTGTCGCAACTGAAGGAGGACGGGTGCCCAGCCACCGTGCGCGAGGAGCCGAACGGGGCGTGATCCCACGTCGTTCCTTTCGGCAGGACAGGCCGAATTCCGAAGCGGATCGTGACCCCGAGGGACTGGGCGAGGGCCTCGAACTCGCTGGCGAGGGCCGCCTTGCCTTCGGCCGCTCGCCTCTCCATGTCGTGCAGGCGCAGGTACGTGTCGAGGCGCTCGGCGGCGGACTTGGCGTTGCAGGACAGGTAGCCGATGGCGGCGCGCCACTCGACGTCCGTCTCGATGTTGTGAGCGTGGGGCACGGGCAGCCCGTCGGTGCTTGTCTCCCGGGTGCAGTCGCGCATCCTGACCTCGACGCGCGAGCCGCCGCTGTCGTCCGGGAAGAGGCGCTTGGCCTCCTTCTGGACGCGCTCCCAGAACCTCTCGAACTCCTTGCGGTCGATCGCGTATTCTGCCGTCTTCATGTTCGGTTCCCCTCCTTCAGGGCAACGACATCATAGCGGAATACCGTCACGGAGTCAACGGCAAAGGGGCGAGCTGGTTGCAAGGCAGCCAGCAGCACCCGTCGGACTGGACGACCCTCCCGTCGTCGAGCAGGATGGACGTGGAGTGGGTCATGTCCTCGGATCCCTGGACGTGGGACTCAAGCAGCTCGCCGAGGCAAGGCTCGTCCTCGCCGTCCAGCAGCACCCGGACACGCGTCCCCTTCCTGATTCCACCTTCCGGTCGCATCACTCCATCACCATCGACTCGCGGAACGACGTCATGGGCTTCTTGTGCCTGGCGCACAGGGTCGGCATCCTCGTCGGCTTGCGGGACAGGTGCCCGTTCCCGTGGATCGCGGAGGAGCATCCGCAGGCGTACCTGGCGGTCAGCCTGTGGCTCTTGGCCCCCGACCACACGCCGCAGACGCTGATCTCGCCAAGCCTGCCGCCGTGCTTTTTGGCAAGCCCTGCGGGATTGCACCACGAGCAAGGCTTGCCGTTGTCCTTGTCGAACGAGTCGGCGTACCACATATGGCCGCCGCCGTTGCAGACGCACTTCCTTTGCATGTCTCCTCCTGCGGGTTCCTGACGACCTTCAGGCTTTCCTCGCTCCACCCGTTGCACTGGTTGAGCCGGAGGGCATAGGGGTTGTCCTCGCCCTTCTTCCCGAGGGAATAGAGGGGGGTCCCGTCGCAGTCCCTGTCGTGCCTGACGACGAACAGGCGGCACCCGTGCCACTCCGGGACGTCCGGGCAGTCGATCTCCACGAACGCCCCCAGCGGGATGGCGTGCGCCCTTGCCATGTTGTTCTGCCGGATCGTCCTGCCGTTGCCCTCGACGATGTCCCCGAAAACAGCGATGCTCATTCCCCCTCCCTCCTCAACATGCCCGTGACCGCCGCGCGCAGGGCCCTGCGGGCCCTCGTCAGCCCCATGTCCACCGCCCCCGACGTCATCCCCAGCCTCCTGGCGATCTCGGCCGACTTCAGCCCGACGGCGTACTTGAGGCGCAGCATCTCCCTCGGCCTTCCGCCCATCCTTTCGAGGCACCTGCGTATGGCGTCCTCGCACGCGCTGGGCCCGACAGGCCCGTCCTCGACGGCCTGCGACATCTGGGCGATGGTCTCGTCCGGCACGGCGAACTCCCGGCGCCTGGCCTTGGACTGGCGCCACTTGAGCACCTGCATCCTCGCGATGCCGAAGACCCATGCCCTGAACGACCTTGAGCTGTCGTACGACGGCAGCTTGCGGACGACCGTGAGCCAGACTTCCTGCACGACGTCGTCCGCGTCGGAGTCGTCGCGCAGGCATGACCGGACGAAGACCCTGAGCCCAGGATCGGACTCCGCGAAGGCCCTAGCGAGTCCCATGTCGTCCACGGCTTCACCAGGCTTCCTTTCCCTATGCCGCCTCGTCGGACGGCATCCTGTCGCCCTTGCGCCCGTTGCACTTGATGCAGAGGGGCTGGAGGTTGGAGACGTGGTTCCCGCCGCCCCTCGACTTGGGCACGATGTGGTCGACCGTGATCATGGTCTCCTCGCCGCCCTCGGCGACGTGGTAGAGGTTGAGGTGGTACTTGGGCGTGGACTGCGACTTGGCCCTCTCGGCGGCGAACGTGGTGCCCTCCATCCCGCAATGGGCGCACCTGACGCCCTTCGCGGCGTACAGGTGGATGCGCCACGAGTCGCAACTGACCACGTTCCCCTCGACGACCACGCGTCCGCCCACGTTGGCCAGGACGGTCCGGATCGGCACGAGCCCGGCGCGGCGGTAGGGGCAGCTTCTGGCGTGCTTCTCGCCTGCCGCCGCTCCCGCGTTGGCGCGCCTCCGCTCGTACTCCGCCAGCTTCCCCAGGGCGAACGCCCTGTGCTCCTCGGGCAGGGAAGGGACGAACTTGGTCTCGAACCACTCCCTGCCGTTGTGGTTGGCGGCGAACCTCGCCTCGCCGGCCACCCTGCCCATCCACTCGTGCTCGTCGCCCATCGCGGTCGCCTTCCTATTCCCTCGTCGGATCGATCCCGATTTCCCCTGGGCCGTGCCCCAGCACCCTCGCGACCTCGTCCATCGTCAGGTCGCACTCGTCGTCCTTCCAGTCCGCCACGAAGTACAGCTTCCTGACCCCCTCGATCAGCCCGAACAGGATGGGGTCGCGCTTGGCCGCCTCCTGCGCGGCCGTCAGCGAGAACGCCTTCGCCTTGGGGTCGTAGTGCAGCAAGGCGTAGTTGTCGAACACCATCAGCTCGTCGGCCGCCTTCTTGCGGGCGAGGGCGTCCGGAGGGAAGGGGCGGACGAAGTTGGCCGCCCAGTCGAGCCGCAACCCCTTCTGGCACTTCGACGCGAACTCTATCGCCTGGGCCTCGGACAGGAACCTGCCGAAGCCGCCGGCGAGAAGGACGCTCTCCTGCTGGACTGTCTTGCGGGCCAGCATCAGCTTCTCGACCCGCGCGGTCTGGCCTCCCTGCGCCGCCTGCCGTATCGCCTCGTCGTAGGCCGCCATCCTGTCCATGCAGTTGCGGACTTCCGCGAGGGACACCTTCGCCTCCATGAGAACCCTGAGGGGGTCGATCCTGCCGCTCGGAGGGTCGTCCCTGCGGGCCGGGGCGACGCCGAGGGCGCGCTCGAAGAACCTGACGGCCTTGCGGCGCCATCCTGGCAGATCCTTGGAGTCGCCATCGGCCCAGCCGTTGAAGGTGCCCCACCTCTGGACCTTCATGGACACGAACGGGTCGGACGATGCGCCGTCGCCGACCGCGTTCTGGATGATCCCGCCCTGTTGGGCCTGCTTCGCCAGCTCGCGGACCCTCGTGTGCTTCGGCAGCATCGTATCGATGCGGAACCCCTCGAACACGTTCAACGCCCAATCACCGCTCGACCTGCTCCTGCTGATCATGGGAACACCTCCTCTTCCACCATCTCAATCGCCTCGCCCATCGGTCCTGACCTTCCTTTCGCCCTGCATCGTAGCATGCCCCGACAGGGAAGTCAACGGTCAAAATGGACGAAGGATTTCCCAGTCGTTATAGAGAACCATAGGGCATGAATACAGACAAGCGCATTGGATTCTATGTCGAAATAGGGGTCGAAGAGAGACGCATGCTCGACGTCCTCAAGAAAAAGCATTCCGTGAACCTTTCCCAACTCGTCAGGAACCTTATCAAAGAAGCATTCGAAAGGGTCGAAGGAGGCGCGAAGTGAGCAAGATGAGCGGCATATACAGCATCACGAACACCGTCAACGGGAAGCGGAACATCGGTCAATCCATGGACATCAGGAACAGATGGAATGGGCACAGGGGACAACTGCGTCGTGGATTCCATCCAAATCGCCACCTTCAGGCCGCATGGAACAAGCACGGAGAGGATGCTTTTGTTTTCGAAGTCTTGGAGCACTGCGCTCCTGAAAACTTGGACGAGGCAGAATCTCGCCTGATTGCCGCATATAGGACTACCGACAGGGCCCATGGATACAATATGATGGGCGGCGGTCATGCGCCAAGGCATAGCGAAGAAAGTCGCAGGAGGATGAGCATTGCCAAACTTGGGAAGAAACGCGGACCTCATTCAGAGCATACAAAGATGCTGATGCGAGTTGCGAAACTGGGGAAACCAGGACACCCACAGTCGGAAGCGACTAAAGCGAAAATATCCAAGGCTTTCAGGGGGTCGAAAAGCCCCAACTGGGGTCGGCATATCCCAGCATCGGTGCGTCTGAAGATCAGTCAATCTGAAACTGGCAAGATCATATCTGACGTCACACGAGCCAAGATGAGTGCTGCAAGAATGGGACACCCAGTATCCCAAGAAACTAGGGACAAAATCAGAAAAGCTCTGATGGGGAACACGAATGGAGCCAAGCATCGTGAAGGTGCCGACGATCAAGAGACTTGCGGCTGTTCGAATGTCATTCTGAACACTTCCCTTGGAGAAAGGGAGTCCGCGTAGACCTCCGCAAAGCGCCTTGCCAATCCCGAATCTACCCAGCGTTTTAGCGTCTCCTCCCATCCGATGTCCTTGCCGCCGTCCTTGCTCCACGCGAACTTTGCCTTGTCGCAGCACTTGAGTTGGACGAGCAGGCGACGCGAGGGGTGCGACGCCACGAGGAACTCCTTGAAGATGCAGTACCTCCCCTCGGGGCAGTAGTCGGCTCCGATCTCGTCGAGCAGGCGGCGGTACTCCGCCTTGTCCTGGATCCTCATGTCGCACATCGCTGTCTCTCCTTCGGCGGCGCGGCGGCGCGACGGACGATCGTTCCGCTCCTGTCGAGGCGCCACAAGGCCTCCCTCAATGCCTTCCATTCCACCCCGTGCCTGTCGCAGACGTCCTTCTGGACCTTCCTGGCGTGCCTGTTGATCTCCCACAGTTCGCCGGGAAGCGTCGGGATGGCTATTCCCCTCTCGTTCCTCCTCCGGCACACGGCCCTGTCGAAGGACTCGCACCGCGACTCGTATTCCTCGGTCGCTGCGTCGGCCCTGCGGTCGCGGTCGCTCCATCCTGACGGCTCGGACAGGAAAAGAGACGCGAAGGACGGGTCACGCATGCGTGCGGCGGACTGGACGATGTCCGCGCTTGACGAGCGCATCGAAGACGTCCCTGTTGATGTAAGCCGCGCTGCCACAAAGCCCCCTTCTGGACTCGTCATGCACGTAGTAGGAATGGCCATGGAAGACGCACTTGTGTTCCGTCAGTCTCCACCCCTTCGACAGGAGCCTCTCGGCGTCGGCCGTTGTTATGGTGGACTTATCCCTCATTGCCTTGCAGATCCCACCTCTTGGCGTACGGCTCGGTCGCCAGCAGCCGCCGGACGTTTTCGGCCATCCGCGCGCGAAGCGGCCGGAACTTCTCGGCATAGTAGACCGGCCCGGCTAGGCAGCTCTCAAGGAACCTCCTTCGGGCTGGGTAGAACATTGGGTCGGGGATGTGGCCGTACTCGCGCCGGATCGCGTCCTCGTACTCTCCGAACCTCGCCGCCGGCGCCGCGAGGATCGCCATATCGATGTCGCTGACGACGTTCGCCTTGTGCTCGCCGCTGAACGCATGCTCCCTCGTGCCTTCGATCATCCTCTTGACGGTCGCCACGACGTCCGTGTTGATCTCGGAGGCGAACCTCCCGAACTCCCCAGCGCTGCGGGTCTCGTTGTTCTTCGACCCGACGTCGTAGACGCAGTCGTGGAACCATAGGGCGGCGGCGATCTCGTCGAAGTCCTGGGGGCTGACGTGGCTGTCGGAAACCACCATGTCCATCAGCCCAAGGCACTCCCTGATGTGGCGGTCGTTGTGGTAGACCCGGCTGGACTCGGACATGTCCCCGTACGCCTTGTCGAGGAACTGTTTGGCGGCGAAGGCGCACGAGTATGACGCTCCCAGGCGCATCAGGACCTCGCTGGCCTCCAGCCGCCTGGCCTGGAACCGCTTCACGACAGGCGAATCGACGTACCGCTCCACGACGTCCCGCCACCCGTCGAACCCGACAAGGCCCTTGACCATGCTGGAGCTGACCTCCGAGAGGTGCCGCGGCGGCACGAGGAAGACGGTCCTGACCTCCGGGCAGATGTCCTGGTTGACGTGACGGATTGCCTGCTCCGCCGTGAAGTCCGCCTCGTTGCGGATGCCGCGGATGAGGTGCGTCGCCCCGATGGCCTTGGCGAACCGCGCCGTGAACGGCGGGGTATGCCCGCCGGCGTACGTCACGACCTCGACGTCATTGCCGAGTTCGAGGCCAAGGGGGAGGGTGTCCTTGACCATGGCGACGCGCTCCTCGGCGCTGAACATGACCTTGCCGCGCTTCTCGTGGTTGTCGGCGACCGCGACCACGAGCTTGTCGAACATTCCGGCGGCCTCGTCGATGATCCAGCGGTGGCCCTTCGTGATGGGGTCAAGAGTTGCGGCATATAGGCCTATTCTCATGTGATCTCCTATGGTTGAAACATCCAGCATCCCGAGAAGGGTTTTTGATTGACGGCATCGAAGGATGAAATATGCCAGCCAAACTGTCCGAGCAAGTGACGGAAGAAATCATCCGTAGATTCAATGCGGGACAAGCGATAAGAAGGCTGTCCGTCGAGATGGGGTTGGGCCGCAATACGGTCAAGAGTTGTTTGAGGAGAGCGGCCCTGATAGCCCAAGATCAGTGTCCCGTTCCACACGAGACCCTCCAAGCGGTCATAAGGATGTTTGCTGATGGATGTCCAACCAGCAAGATAGCACGAAGTTTTGACCTCCATTACAACAAGGTCAAGCAAATCCTCGAAACACAAGGCGTCTTTGAGACAAGACATCGCAGAACTCATGCCGTCGATGAGCACTTCTTTGATAGCATCGATTCCGAGGATAAGGCCTATTGGCTTGGGTTCATTGCCGCCGACGGGTGCGTCGACAACGACAACAAAACACGAGGGTTCAGGCTGTGTTTGAACAGGAAGGACTGTGGGCACTTGGAAAAGATTAGGTCGGCTATGAAATCCGACCATCCCATCTCCTTCGACCAGTACATTGACAAACAAACGGGGAAAACTCGGCACAGAACTCATTTGAAAGTCTTTTCCAGCCTTGTTGCAAAGGCTCTTATTTCGTGTGGCGTTACGCCAAGGAAATCCGAAAGCCTGACATTCCCCCACATCAGAGAAAACCTTGTTAGGCATTTCATCCGGGGGTACTTCGATGGGGATGGCTGGTGGTCTATCAGTAAGACAAACTCTGGCAGTTGCTCGTTCGGAATGATAGGAACGATTGAATTCATCAACCATGTTGATGAAGTCGTGTGCCGCGAGTGCGGAATGAGGAGAGCCAAACCGAGAAACAACTCCCGAAGCGGAAGGGTCGTAAGGATCGAGCACAACGGGATGCGCAACTTCTTTCGGATGTACCAATACCTCTATCACGATGCCACCGTTTTTCTGGACAGGAAATTCAAATGCTCTTCAGATGCGTTGTCTCGTCACATCAAGACGCAGTCCTGTGCTTTTTGGCAAGTTCCCGCAGCCTCGCCACGAACGCCTTCTGGTCCCCAGTCAGGACCTTCAGCTTGCCGAACAGAGTCTGCCTCTCGTGGCGGCATGAGAACGTCTGGTCGTTGGATTCAAGAGCCTTAAGATGGCCGACGACATCGTCGTGCGTCAACGTGAGGTCTCCCGTCTCGATGAAGTTGGCCCACAGGTTGAGGGCGTACGCCACACAGTCGCTGTCCTTCTCGAAGTCGCTCATTGGAAGATGTCCTCCTGTCCCCCGACCATCTCGTCGAACCTCCTGTCGGCGTCGTCCTGCGGGTCGAAGCCCGTCGGCTCCCGCGTCCAGCGCAGGTCGGCGATCCTGTCGTCGCGATGCGGCATCACGGCCTGCACCGTCCCGTCCCCGTCGAGGTCCGCCGTGACGCCGAGGTACCCGTGCCTCATCATCCTGGGGATCTTCAGGGTCTGCCCCCTCGCGACGGCCACCTGCCCCATCCCCCGAAGGATCGGCATTTCGCCGTCCCACCCGTCCACGACGAAGTCCCTGGTGGCGGTGCGGTACGCCGGCCTGCGGTCGGGCTTGGCCATCTTGGCCCTGAGCTCGTCCACCACCGCGTTCTCCCTGTCCACGAGGATGCGCATGGATTGCCTGTCGCCGTGACCACAGCGATGATGCCAAATCCGCAGGGTGGAGTCAACGGCCTTTAGGATCCGAGAGGCGGGACAGGAAGCCTGTGACCTGCCCGGAAGTGTGCTCCCTGCCGGCCCTGAACCCCATCCTGAGCAGCGCCTCGACGAGCTTCTCCTTCGTCTCGCATGGGTCGTCCAAGGACAGGTCGATGCAGTCCTCGCAGGCGCAGTATGGAACCCCGCCTATGTTGCGCCATATCTTGAGGTGGTCGCGTTGCTTACCGCACACCGGGCACCCGATCTTGCCATGCTGGACGTAGTTCGTGCTCATCGCCGCTCCTCCGCCAAGGCCATGATGTCCTCGGCCATGTCGTTCCCAGTCACCTCGTTGCCGAGACACGTCCACCCGTCGGCCCGCTCCCGCGCGAACAGCTCGACCTTGGGCACGGGGCCGTACATCCGCTCGATCCGTGCCCTGACCTCGTCGGGCTTCCTGCTGTGCTCGCGCCTCGGTGCCACGACGAGTTGCCTCACGTTCCGGCATTGCCGCTTGAGGGTGGCCCCCTTGGTCCCGAGGATGCACAGCTCGACGTTGGACAGCGTGTACCACCCCATCCCGGAAGCCCAGTCAGTCCCCGCCTTGTTCTGCTTGATCCATGCGAAGGCGACGGTCTTGTACCGGAACCCCCATGCGGACATCGTGCAGATGGCGTGCGACAGGAAGGGGCTGGTCGTCCACAGGAACAGCACGGACGGATTGCCGGCTATGCTCGCCACCGGGAGACTCGTCAACTCCTGGCTGCCCATCGTGTCGTAGTGGCTCTCGGCAGACCTGCCCTTGTACCTGTCGGCGACGACCGACGGGTCTATGCCCATGGGGGCGAAGCGCCAGGGAGGATCCGCCAGGATGACGCTGAACTTCGGCATATCCCATTCTACCGCTCCTGCGGTTCCGGCTCTTGCCGGCGTTCCTCGGCCTGTCTTGCCTGTTCCTCAAGCCACCGCCTGTAGTAGCCGTCGCTCCCGTGGTCGGGATCGCCGTAGCACATGCTGCAGGTGCGCTGCCGGTCCGGGATTGGGGCTCCACACATGACGCAGTCGGCCATGGATGCTCGCCTCAGTTCGCGTCGATCCATTCGCCGACGTTCACGCCGCGCCTGTCGCGCGGCACGTCGGGCTTGCGGCGGATGGGACCCATGCCGTGGATTTCGCGCAGCAAGAGGAACGCCTCGGAGTCGATGATGGCATGCCCCTCTGGAACGCCGAGCTTGCGCTCAAGCGTCGGGTGGCTGTGAAGCCGAGGAAGAAGCGAGGTGGCGGACACGGGCTTGTAGTCCTTGCACGAGTCCTTGGATTGGCAAGGACCGCTTTTGAGGCTCGTCCATGCGTGAGTGGAGCACCCGTCCTGCCTCTTGCAGGTCTTCCCGTTTGTCCTTTCGCCGCCCACAACGCATCCCGCAGGATGACGAACTCGATCCCCCTGCTCTTGTCTCATGAACTTCGACATACTGGCATTCTACAGCCGACGGTCAAGCCCCGGTCCATCCGCGCTCCAATGTTCGTCCCGCTGTCACAGGGCGATCCCGACCGGGTATGCCTTCCACTCGTCCTCGCCGTCGAAGCACGACCTGTCGAGGGCGTCTACCGGCCCCAGCATGATGCAGCCGTTCTCCTTGCACACCCCCACCGTGTCGATCGGGCTTACCTTGATCTCCCAACGCCTGTTCGGCGGAGAGCCGACGAGCACAGGCTTCGACGGGCACAGCCATTGCCTGCCGGTGGCGTCCCTCACGACGTATAGCTTTCCCATGGCGGTCCTCCTAGAGCACGACGAACTCGATGCCCTTGCTCCTGTCGCAATGGGACGTGTTCTCGTAGGCGTCCTCGAACCTGTAGGCGCCTGCCTGCCACGCCTGGTCGGTGTATCCGCAGCAGTTCTCCCGCCAGAAGGCGCCATGCTCCCGCGAGCGGATCATGACCATGGCTCCCGCCAGCTCCTTGCGCAGCCCTTCGTCCTGCTTGGCCTCCTCCAGCGTGACGACCTGCCCCGACGTCGGCCTGTCCTTGCGGTGGTCGAAGGCTGGGCACTCGAACACGGGGGTCGTCAGGCCGTGCCTGACGCAGTTCTGGTAGGTGTCGTTTGCGATGTGGCAGTTGTCGGGCTGCCCAGGCTTGAACCTGGCGCACGAGTGGCACAGGCGGAACGACCTGTGCTTGCCCTTGAGGTCTTCCCTGACCCAGACCATCGTCCCGTGGTGCTCGTATTGAAGGTGCATCGTCATTCCTCCTTCGCGCCGGGTCCCGCTTGGGTTGGCGCCCCCGCGAACTTGCTCTCGACGCATGCCACGAAGTCGGGATCGACTTGCACGCCCGGGTTGGGCACAAGCAGGCTCGGGTCATAGTCGCGGCTCCCGTCGCAGGTGGCGGGATCGATTATGCGCATGGGCCCGCCCAGCCATGAGAAGACGACCTTGCCGTCGTTCCCCCTGAACACATCGACGTCGCCGATGCAGTCGGCAGACTTCTTGACCGTCTTCAGGGCTTCGATGGCGTCGGGGTGGATGTCCACGTGTGCGCCGTCCACGACGAAGCCGAGCTGTCCGGGGTCCATGGGCCTGTTGAGCAGCCCCTCGGCGTCCGGGTTCGACTTGATGCCCACGATGCCGCGATGGGCGAATACCTGGGTCCTCATGTGACCTCCCTTGGAAGCAGTTCCACCCCTTCGACGCCTCCGTCGTGGATGAACGTCGCCACCCTTCCCTGTGTCGTGTGTGACATGTTTTCGGCTCCCGTTGGCTATCGCTTCCGCCTCCCGAGCGGAGTGACTGGCCCTCCGGCCAGCATCGTGTTCCACGTCATCGCGCTTATCGCCTGGACGGCCCAGTCGTGCTTCCTCTTGAGCTCGTTGAGCGGCTTGCCGGCCCATCGCTTGACATCCGGGTCGGACGCGGACGGCGTCTCCCAGGACGCGCGGAGCGCCTTGACGACCGCAACCGCCATCTTGACCTTACCCGTGGCTGTCGCCATGTCATCCGCCGATCATCGCGTACAGTTCCGCTTCGTCCAGCGTCTTCACTCCCAGCTTCGCGGCCTTGTCGACCTTCGACCCCGGGTCGTCTCCGACGACGAGGAAGTCCAGGTTCTTGCTGACCCCCGAGGCGATCGCGCCGCCGGCGGCCACGATGTCCGCCTCGACGAGCTTGCGGGACTTGGACAGCGTGCCCGTGAGCAGGAAGGTCTTGCCGGAAAGGCTTCCGCCAACGGCGTTGGTCGCATCGCCAGCTTCCTTGGCGACGGGCGCGACCCACTTGAGCAGACCCTGCAGGAACAGCCTGTGGTACGACCCCTCGGCGAACGCCAGGGACAGCACCCGCGCCTTCGCCGGGCCGACGGCGTCCCTGACCTCCTCGTACGGGAAGTCTCCCGACAGAAGGCGGTCGTCCGTGAACGCCGGGGCGTTCTTCTGGAGCTTGGCGAACATCCTGCGCCCCCAGCCCTCGACCCCCACGGCGGCCAGGATGTTGGTCGGCTTGCCTTGGCGCCCCCGCAGCTCGCCCAGGATGTTGCGGATCTCGCCGTCCCCGAGTCCGGCCTTCGAGAGGTCGTCGCTGACGGCGAAGATGTCCCACGGGTCCTTGACGAGCCCTGCCGCCACGATCTTGTCGAGGGTCGTCTCCGCCATCCCCTTGATCTCCAGCTTGCGGAGGATGTTGAGGATCGCGTCGCGGCGCTGCGCCGGGCACGCCATTCCGTTGGCGCACTTGAGCTTGCGGCCCTCGCCGTCCTGCGTGTCGACCCTGACGAGGGGAGAGCACCCGCACGACGGGCAGGCGACCGGCTCGCCCGTGTCCCCGTTGCCGGGCTTCTCGACCGACGCGAGGCCGGGGATGATGTCCCCGCACTTCTCGACCGTGATCTCGGCCCCTATGGACGGGTTGCCGTGGACCCTCATCCACTCCCAGTTGTGGAGCGAGCATCGCTCGACCGTCGCCCCGCCGAGCTCGACGGGGTCAAAGACCGCCACGGGGGTCACGAAGCCCAGCCTGCCGGTCTCCGTCTCGATCCTGCGCAGGACGGTCCTCGCCCTCTCGTTCTCGAACTTGTAGGCGCAGGCCCCGTTGGGGCACACGCCGGAGAACCCGAGGCTGTTGTAGACGTCCTGGTCGGCGATGCGGACCACGATGCCGTCGTTCCAGTAGTCCAGAGAGCTGCGGCATTCCAGCCAGGTCTCGATGAGCTCCTTGACGCCCTCGACGCTCGACAGGTCGACGTCCATCGCCCTGGGAACGACGAAGCCCCAGTTGACGAGCTCGGCGAGCGGCTGCGTGTCGATGATCGTCCGCATGTACCTGACGACCTTGCAGGCGACGAAGGTGATCTTCCTCGCCGCCGTCTCGCGGGGGTCCTGGCACGACAGGCCGCCGCTGGCGGCGTTGCGGGGGTTCTTGTACTTGTCGGCGATGGACGCCCAGTCGGACAGGAGGATGACGCACTCGCCGCGGACCTCGACGGGGTTGTTGATCGGGATGGTCCTTGGGATGGACGGGATGGCCAGGGCGTTCGCCGTCACGATCTTGCCCTTGCCCGTCTCCGTCCTGCCGCGGGTGACGGCGCGGACGATCCTGCCGTTCTCGTAGTGGACCGTCAGGGACGCCCCGTCCAGCTTGGCCGTGACCGTGCCCTTGTTGTCCCTGGACTTGCCGCCCAGGCGGCGGACGATCTCCTCGGGGGTCTTGCACTTCTCCAGCGACCCCATGGGGAAGGCGTGCTGGTAGTCGGCGTCGAACTGCGACCGTTCCATGAGGACGGGCGAATGGGGGGCCAGCTCGTTGAGCCTCTCCCACATCGCGTCGAAGTCGGCGTCGCTGATCTCGGGGGCGTTCAGATCATAGTAGAGCCGCTGGTGGTAGCGGATCAGGCCTTCGAGCTCGGCGACGTTCGTGTGCCAGGAATGCTGGTGGAGGTTCGTTCCCATGGGCAGAATCCTATCATCCGTTCCCTTGGGAGTCAACCGCCTTTGCCGGCTCGTGCTCCCTCAACGTCTCGATCCCGCTCCATCCTCGCCTCCGGTAGAGCACGCACCCGGCCCAAGGAAGACTGCGCCTCGTCTCCTCGAAGAACGCCTCTGCCGACCCGAGCCTGTAGAACGGGACGGCCGCGGAGTGCGACGACGCGGGCCCGACCGCGTACCGCCAGAACGGCAGGATCGCGGCCACTCTGACGAGATCAGGGCTCACGGCTTCCCGACGACCTTGTCCACGATGCCGTACTTGACGGCCTCGTCGGCGTCCATGAAGAAGTCGCGGTCCGTGTCCTTCTCGACGGCCTTGAGGGGCTTGCCGGTCGTGGCGGCGAGGATCTCGTTGATGCGGGCCTTGACCCTGACGATCTCCCTCGCCTGGATCTCGACGTCGGACGCCTGCCCCTGCGCCCCGCCCCACGGCTGGTGGATCATCACCCTCGCGTTCGGGAGGGCGAACCGCTTGCCCTTCGTGCCGGCCGACAGGAGCACCGCCGCCATGCTGGCGGCCTGCCCGACGCAGTAGGTCGCCACGGGGCACTTGAGGAACCGGATGGTGTCGTAGATCGCCAGCCCCGCCGTGACGTGCCCGCCGGGCGAGTTGATGTAGAGGCTGACCTCCTTCTCGGCGTCGTCGCCCTGCAGGAAGAGGAGCTGGGCGATGACGCTGTTCGCGACCTCGTCATCGATCCCGGTGCCGATGAACAGGATGCGGTCCTTGAGGAGCCGCGAGTAGATGTCGTATGCCCTCTCCCCGCGCTGCGTCTGCTCGATCACGATCGGGACCAGGTTGCCGCTCGTCCTCATGTTGCTTCCTTCCCTTTCTTTGCCTCGACTATCCCCATTATACGGTTCGCCAGCCTCACGGCATGGGCCCTGCAGGTGCTGTGCGACCTGTAGGTCGATGGGAACTCCATCCGGAGCTCCTCGACCCACTTGACGATCTCGTCCTCGACCTCCCCCTTCGTGCCGGAGCATATCCTTCCGCGGTCGCCGAGCATGCCGAGCTGCCTTCCAAGCCTCTCGCGCTCGCCGTCGCTGAGCCTGCCGTACTTCTCCGTGTCGCGTGCCTCGATCATTTCGCCCCATCCCTTCCCTTGACCAGGGCATCGAGGCGCCTGTTGAGTTCGTTCGTCAGTCGCTCGGCCGTGGCCCGGTCGACGAACCCGTAGACGTACGGGGCGTCCCCTCCCCACCACACGCACCAAAGCCCCCCGCATTGGCCGCAGAAGAACCTTGGCAACCCGCCGTCCTTGTCGCCGCTCATTCGTCCATCTCCGAATAGGCCGAACCGCGATCCGACCTGTAGGGAAGCCGATGGGCGTCGCCATGCCATTCGAAGATGTGCCACTCCCTGTCGAAGTCCTGCGGCGTCCTTGAGGCATGCACCAGGGTCTTCTCGAAGGACGTGATTCCGAGGTCGCCGCGGATCGTCCCTGGGGCCGCCTTCGCGCAGTCGGTCGCCCCCATCATCGCCCTCACGACGTCGATGGCGTTGTTGCCGCGGACGACCATGAGAACGGACGGTCCGGACACCGTGAACCCGACCAGCCTGTCGAAGAACAGCTTCCCCTCGTGCTCGGAGTAGAGCGCGACGGCCTCCGCCTTGCTGATGGGGTGCATCCGCATTGCCAGGATCTCAAGACCCTTGCGCTCCAGCCTCCCCACGATCTCTCCGATCAGGCCGCGGGCGACCGCGTCGGGCTTGAGGATGACGAGGGTGGCCTCGCCCTTCGCCTCGCCGTCCGATGTCCTTGTCCATGCGGACTTCGTGTTGCCCATCAGCCGGCCCTCCTCGTCCTGGATCCGCACAGCCACGCCATCCTGAAGCAGAACAACACCCCGAACCATGCGAAACCAAGCAATAGCACGGGGAACGACCAGATGGCACATCCCACGTTGACGAGAACGATGAAGGGCATGACGAGGGCGACCAGGATCGCCAGCCTTGCCCTGTCCTTGAGGGAGTCGTACCGGCCGTTCAGCCGAAGAATCCACGAGGTCCATCCAGCTATGCCAGTCATGCCATGCCCTCCCTTTGCGTCTCGCTCATCGCCTTGCGGTCGGCCACCATGTCGCCAATCCGGTCGAACGCCGACAGCGTGACGAAGCACGCCACGGGATCGATGCCGGCGTCGCGCGAGGCCTTGATGCGCCTCGCGATGGCGTCCCCGTACGCCTTGGGCACCCGCGGCCGCCCGAGCACGTCCGCCATGGACAGGCCAAGGGGTGCCCCGAGGCGGTCGAAGTCTTCGGCCGTGAGCAGGACGGAAGACGCCTGCCAGTCCGACAGCGCCCCGGACTCCTCTTCGCTCGCCTTGCCGTCCCACACGCAGGTCCCCATCCCCTTGTCGGCGTACGCCTTGCCGAGCAGGGCCATCATGCGCTCCTGCAGCATGTCGAAGACCTCGTCAGGCGTCTGCCTGGCGTTCCTAGCGAAGCACAGGATAGGCTCGAAGCCGCAATTCTCGCCCATGGTCAGCCCCTCCATCCGTCCTCGAAGTAGAACAGGTGCCTTCCGACCTTGCCGACGTACTCCATCCTGTCGGCCCAGCTTGGACGCTCGCACGCCCCCACGGCGTAGTAGTGCGTGGCGCCAGTGGGCGGGTCGTAGGAGTCGAGGAAGATTTCCTTGGCGGCCGCGACGCAGTCGACCCAGGCGTCCGAGGACTCGTCGGGCTTCTGCTGGACGAACTTGCCGTCCTTCCAGCAACTGAACTGGCGCGGGGCGAGGCAAACCTCCGACGCGGCCAGGAAGACGGGATAGCCCGTCCTGATGCTGCGCCGGACGGCGCGGTTGCTGATGACTCCCGCCACGGCCCGCTTGCCATCGACCGGCTCGCCCCTCGCCTCTCCCCAGATGGTCATGGCGACCACGAGGTCGGGAGGGTAGACATCCTGATCAGAAAGTTCGCGCTCGATGTCCCTGTCTACCGCGGACGTGTCGGTCGTCATGCCATTGCCCTCCTGAGGGGTATCCCAGCCTCGCACAGTACGCACTTGGTTTCTTTCCTTGCCCTCTCCATCGTCTCGAATTCCTCCCGCGTGACCATCCTCGGCCACCTGGCGGCCCTGGGGAGAAGGCGAACCTGTGGGTCTTGCCCGAATCCAAACGCCCGTTCATCTTCCTTCACTTGTCCATCCCCTTGACCGTCGGTCGCGGCAGGCCGATGACCTGCTTGATCGAGTCCTTCCACTTCACCATCGGGTCGTCATCGTACTGGCGGTACAGGGTCCAGACGAAGTCGTCCGTGAACGTAGAGATCAGGATGTTGGCTCTCTTGATTGTCTCCGACGCCTCAGGTAGCGACCCCATGTTCATGCCGGCGCGCAACATCAGTTTGTTGGGTTTGCCGATCCAGACGGCGTCCGTGACATACGGCCTGACCTCCTCGATGACATCCCGGACGTGGTCGTCCAGCATCGGCTCGCACGATACGCTGGTCTCGAACCCGTTGGCATAGGCGTGCCGCAACGCCTTGAGGCGTTCGCCGAACTTGGGGGCGTGCGGCTCCCAGAAGCCGAGCACATCGTCATCGACCGAGCCGATGGTGAAGCGGAAGAGAACCCGTCCCCTCCACTGGTCGAGCTGCGTGACCATGGCCTGCACGCATTCCAGGTGGGGCTTGGACACGATCAGGACCTTGTTGCCGGCGGCCAGCATCTTGCAGAGCACCCCGATGGATGGCAATAGATTGGCGGGAGTGATGTCGTGCTGGGTAGGATACATCACGGTTCCGTCCAATTTCCTTCTCTTTTGGTTGACTGCCTTTTGGTTGATTACTGGATGGCTCCAAGACTCGGGAGTCGCCTTCCCGAACCTGATGGCTTGGGCCTTGCAATACCCATATCTGCAGTCGTTTTCGCATCCCGTCTGAATGTTGACGGAATGGCAAGCCCATTCTTTGGTTCCACTAACTGGTTTTGTCATGAAGTCCTCTGCCTAACGGCTTGCATCCCGTTGCTCAATCTGTCTTGGTTCAGCATCTCATGCCCACGATACTGACGATCTATGGAAGCGTGACACCGCCTGCAAACCGTGATTCCATCCTCCAAACGATGCTCCGAGACAACCAAATCGGCCAGTTGAGAGTATCGCTCTGAACCAGCCAAACTCTCGACATCCAGCACTCCCTCTCTTGCTAGAACCGCCCCGATGATGACGGATAGTGGCTTGAGATGATGAACCTGCAACGAGCATTGTCCTCTGCCGCACAGTACGCAAGCAAATCCGTCCCTGACCACGGCAGGGATTGTCCACACTTTGTAGAGCCTTGATCGAACCACAAGGTTGAACGAACGGTTCCCCTTCCATAGCCAATGCAACTTCCCTCTTGGGGTGATGATGCGTCCTGAGGAGCGACCATCCCGTAGGGTTGCTTGAACCCTCTCTACGGTCTGCGGATCGAACATTGGGTTCGACCGAGACATTCTCTTCCTGAATCGTTCCTTCAGTTCTCTTGACCGTTCGCTCCCCCAAAACCTTCTGGAGCCATCCTCCGCCTTGGACTTCGTCTCCGGATCGCAGAACGACGAACGCCTTTGTCCAGTCCGATACGCCTCTCTGTTCGTCTCGGCCACCCGCAAAGCAACTCTGGCATCGTGCATTGGGTTGAGCCGACGCATTCTCTTCGAGCTCAACGCCCGCATCTTTGGACTGCGATTGCGTTCCGCCATCAACGCCCGCATCTTGGTCTTGGAATCCGCCCGACATTGGTCGCAGGACTTGACCAGGATTCGTTGCTTCACATACCCAAGCATCGCCCGACGATGGCCGCAGTCCTTTCCGCACTTCCTGCATACGAGCGTCTGTTCCATAGCAACTCCTTTCGACTGCCGTGTTTGCAGCCGTTGAGGTCATTGCTATGGTCATTCTCGAATACATCGTCAAATCCCTGCCACGATTTATCGCCAGTCGTGCTCACACCCGTTCTGGATGTTGGCGACGTGGGCCGCCCACTCTCCCGTCCCGCTAACTGGCTTGGCTGTCTTCGGCATGCGATTCTCCGTTCGCCAACACGATACGACATGTCCGATGCGGAGTCAAGCCCCCTGCCGCAACTTATCGATTTCCTTCGCGATGGCATCGGCCTGCGACTGCTCCTCGACGAACCCGAACACCTTGAACCTGTCGATGTCGTGCTTGCACGGCGACTCGGTTATCGCAACGATGCTCGCCCCGTGGCGCTCGAACACGTTCATCAACTTCAGCGCGAGCGACTGTGTGCCAGCGAACCCGAACACGGCCTGCCTCATGACTGCCTCCTCAAAGCCCCATGTGCTCCTTGACCGCCATCGCCACGGCGCGCGCCATCGGGGGAGGGACGGCGTTGCCGATCTGCCTGAACACGCTGCTTTGGCTCCCACGGAACTTGAAGCCGGACGGGAACCCCTGGAAGGCCGCCGCCTCGACGGTCGTCATCCTGCGCAGCCTCACAGGCGCCGAGGCTTCCGGTGCCCCGCCGGCCACGAGCCTGGAGTGGTACCGGACGACCCACGGCTCTGCCCCGTCGTACAGTTCCTCGTCGTCGATGATGGGCGTGCGGTTCCCTCCCATCGATGCCGGCAGGGCGCCAGACAACCCGTCCAGCCTGATCGGCCTGCCTGTCCCGTTGAACAGCATCCCGGCGTACGGGGTCAGACGGAGGATGGGCTTCTTGGACGGCTGGACCTTGGCGTTCGGCACGTTTCCCCTTCCTTCCCTTCCGATCTCGCGCAGCACTTCGCCGGCAGTCCTGTGGGGGAACATGTGGCCGTCGGTGGAAGAGGCCCGGAGGTGGGGGAGTGGACTCATCATCCCGACGAAGAAGACCCTCTCGCGGGACTGCGGGATGCCGAAGTCCCTGGCGTTCAGGACGTGCGTCGTGACGGAGTAGCCGACGTCATGCAGGGCAAGCACGGACAGCCTGGCGGCTTCGGCATGGGGCTTCGTCGAGGTCAGGAGGCGGGGCACGTTCTCCAGGACGAACGCCTTCGGTCTGACCTCCCTGACGATCCTGACGAACTCGCCCACCAGGGTGCCCCTCGGGTCGTCTGGGTTCTGAAGGCCAGCCACCGAGAACGCCTGGCAAGGGGCCCCTCCTATCACGACGTCTGGATGTGGCTGAAGGAAGCGGTTCTCGAATTCCGCTCCACGGAACGCAACCTCCAGCAATCCCGGGGAATCCTCGGAGAACGACACGTTCTCGACGGGACCGTTGACCGACGTCAGGTCGCCGTGGAAGTTCGCTACGAACGTGTCGCAACAGGCCTTGTCGGTCTCGACGACGAGGGTCGTGCGGAACCCAGCCTGTGCGAACCCGAGGTCAAGGCCTCCGGCTCCGGTGAAGAGGCTGAAGATGGTTGCCATGCGGGCATTATACAGCAGGCTATTCGGATGCGAGGTCTGCCTCGGCCTGCGACTCGCGCCAGCAGGAGTCGCACAGGAACCCGAGGTCGATGCCGCGTTCGAACCTCCTGCGGCCGCCGTTCTCGCCGCAGTCCTCGCAAGAGTTGACCTTCTCGTGGCGGTCGCGCCTGTCGCGCCCGTCGTCACCGCCCCATTCGTCGCGAGGCTTGCCCATCGTGTTCTCCGGACGTCAGACTACCGTCAGCACCTCTGCCTGCCCGTCGGTGACGAGCACCGTGTGCTCGAAGTGGGCGGAAGGAAGCCCGTCTGACATGACGACCGTCCACCCGTCGCTCCTGAACCTGGCCTTTGGAGACCCCAGCCCGACCATCGGCTCGATGGCCAGGGTCATGCCCCTCCGCATGACCGCACTGCAGTCCCAACCCTCGATCCTGTTCGGGACCTGCGGCGGCTCGTGGAGCCTGACGCCGACGCCGTGGCCAGACATCCCATCGATCGGCTCGTAGCCCCTCGACCTGAGGACACCGCTGATGGCTGTGGCGACGGCTAGGACCTTCTCCCCGTCCTTGACGGCGGCTATCCCAGCCATCAGGGCGGACAAGGCGGCGTCCATCAGCGACCTCTTCCGCCTGGTCGCATCCTCGCCGTCGTCGATGACGAACGTCTGCGCCATGTCGCTGTAGAAGCCGTCCTTGACCACCCCGAGGTCAACCTTGACGATGTCACCGGGGGATATGGTCCTCGTCCGCGAGGGGATGCCGTGCAGCACCTCCTCGTTGATCGAGATGCACACGGAGCCTGGGAACCCGTGGTGCCCGAGGAAGGCGCTCCTGACTCCCATCCTGCGCATGGTCTCGGCGGCCACGGCGTCCACGTCGAGCGTGGACGACCCTGCCCTGACGGTCGGCTGAACCGCCGCCATGACGGCCGCCGCAACGCGGCAGCTTGCCCTGACCCCCTCCGTCCTGCGGTCGAGTTCCATCCACTCCTACCTGTGCGAGGCGTCGCGGCACGCCGGGTCGTGGACATACGAGTGCCCATCGACGACGACGGAGGCATCGCCATTTCCATGCGACGCCGGGGCTGACGACTGGGTCGACGCTGGGGGAGCCGAATGGACGCGCCCAGACTCCCCGCTCCTGAACCCCTTGACCGCCGGCACGATGATGCTCGCCATGATGCAGATGTTCGGCTCACTCTCCCGCCATTGTGGGTCTGCCATGTACTCCACGCCGTCAACCGTGACGACGCGGCCATAGTGCTCGATCTCTTCGCGTCTCCCACAAACCGGACAAGCGCGGCGGACGCCACAGCGGGCGCGGATCGCCACTGAACACGCCTGGCGATACTCCAAGCGCGTAGGCCCACGTGTGTCGATGGAAAATCCGAACCAGTGCGTTCACGGTACGTTCCTCCCTTCGGTCGTCACTCCCGTGACGCCTTTGATCGCGATGACCACCAGAAGTTCGATCAGCGTGAACCCGTTCTTGGCACTCATGCCTTCGTCCCCCTCTCGATGACGACCAGCATTATACGCCGCACCTCGTCCCCGATGCCGGGCCACGACGACTCGCGGCTGCCGGCCACGTTGAGGACGCCGCGCCCCTGGGGCAAGCCTTCGAGCCATCCCAGCACGGCGGCGATGTGGTCACCCTGGCCGTCCAGGTCGACGTGCAGGCACGGCTTGCCGAGGCTGGCCGCGATCTCGATCGTCCTGGCCGATCCTGACCGCGGGGTTCCGTGCGTGAAGACCACCGTGGCGTCCGAGATCGTCGCGTTGAGCCGCGTCCTGACGAGGTATCCGGGAGCCCCAGTCTCCTTGAGGGCATACTTCTCCGGGACCGTGCCGTCCTCGGAACGCCTGCCCCTCGGCACCCACCCTCCGTGGGGGACGCCACTGGAGATGGCCGCGTCAAGCCCCGCACGGTCAGCGCCGGCTTGACCGCCGCTTACTATGCTTGCGATCCTCATCCTTCCTCCTGTCGTCGAAGATGCTCGCGTACGCCACGATGTCGAAGTCCCCGGCCGTCTTCGGAGGCCCATCGAACCTCCTGTAGTCCAGGTCGCCGCATTCCTCCCCGTCGTCGTCCTCGATGTACAGGGGGAGCTCAGTCACCTTCTGGATGCGGCCCATCTTTTCGTTGTTCGACAGCCACCCCACGACCACGGGGGCGACATTGCCGGGGTCGTTTGCCCGTACGACGAGTGATGTCATGTGAGTGTGCAGTATCCACACCCTGAACAGCCTCCCATTTGGCCGGATGAACTCTTGGGAGTACCGATCAGGCGGGTTTCTGTCCTCGTCTGGACTGGACGCCATCTTGACGGTGCGAATGACGTATGTGGTGTAGTTCTTGTCGAACCTCTTCAGCGCAGCCAAGAACTCGGCCTTTGCGACGGGAACTCCGAGAGAGAACTCTGGCATCGGGCTCTGTACTGGACCGAACCACACGCAGTAGACCGGCGTCTTGTTCGCCTCCCCGCAGTCGAGAACAACTTCCTGTTTCATGACAACCTCCGTTCCGCCTTGGCGGCTGCCCTCGGCTCGTACAGCTCGCACAGCCCATGCCTGTTGCTCAACGTGGCCTTGCGCGTGCTCAGTCCGGAGGACACGCAAGCCCACCCGGTCCTGTGGGTCACGGGCTTGCCGTCGACCCACGGGTGCGACCAGAGCGACCTGTGGCTCGCGCAGTTGCAGCAGCATGTTCCGCGCGGGCCGCGCCCGTCGGGGTTCCAGGTCTTCCAGCAGGTCTTGTCGCCATCCTTCACCGGAACAGCCTCCTGCCGCCCGACCCGAACCCGCCGAAGGTCCTGTCGAAGGGGTTCCTCGGGCCGGATCCGCGCGGCGTGTCCTTCCCGAACTCGTTCGACCTGGCCCAGAACCAGAACCCGACCTGGGCGCCGACCATCACGAAGATGTAGACCCAGTACGACCACGCCGGCGGCTCGACCTGGAGGTAGCTGAAGTCCCTCCATTCCTTGATCTCGTAGTTCCTGGAGACCTCCGCCTCGACGAGTGGCAGGATCGTCGCGTCGATGGGGTTCTTCAGCAGGATGGACTGGAGGTTGACCTTCACGATGGCCTTGTCCGTCCAGCCGAACACGTACGTCCAGGACGGCTTCCTCTGGTCCTTGCCGCCGTAGCAGAGGACGAGGTCGTTCTTCTTGCCGCCAACCCAGGCAGCCTCCTGCACGTGGGCCGCCTCGGATCCGGCCTCGCCGAACCCGACCATGATCAGGTTGACCTTCTTCCTTGGGCCGAGGGACGAGCACATCACGTCGAAGTCCCTCAAGGGGATGGTCTGCCTCGCCGTCCCCACGAGCCTGTCGGAGGCGAACGGGTCCTTGCAGGCCGGGTACGGGAAGACCTTGGCGTCCTTGGGGACCGGGGCGAAGGAGTACAGGCTGGGGGACGCCTTGACGCGGTTCTTGAAGGCCATCCAGCGGGTCGTTGGGTAGACGTAGCCCGTCTTGTTGTCGGCGACGTATTCGTTCTTGTCGCCCTTGTAGAAGTCCGACTTCCACGGCTGCACGGTCCGCAGGCTGCCGCCGCAGAAGTTGGCCGCGATCTGGCGGAAGAACGCCTGGTCGATCTCGTACTCGACGGTCGAGGAGTACGATCCGAAGTCCGCCTCGCACGTCCAATGCTCGGGATGGTCGTGGTACTCGTAGTGCGAACCGACCTTCTTGCGCCTGGTGTGCTTGTTGCCTTCGGAGTCCGTGTACTCCTCGTCCTCGTAGTCGTCAACCTCCTCGCGGGCCTGCCACCAGGGGTGATGTGTCGCCGAGACGACCTTGCCGGAGAAGACCTCGTGGTCGCGGCACTGCGCCTCAAGGGCGATCCAATGGAATATGACCGCCATCAGCAGGGCGAGGCCGCAGCCCGCGAGCCACTCCCACCACACGACCTCGCGCTTCTTGGCGAAGAGGAACAGGCCGATCAGGATCGGCAGCATCGCCATCCCGTAGAAGAAGGACATGCCCATGTCGCTCATCAGACGGCTATCCTCACGAGGGGAGCATCGACCGTCAAGGAGCGCCATTCGACGCCCCTCTCCTCGGCCCTTACCTGCGAGCTGTGCCAGTCGGCGCCGACGCCGTACACGGCGAAGTCGTTGGGCTTCGGCATCGAGAGCCTGTGCTTCTCGGCCCCGCCCCAGGTCTGCCAGACGCTACCGCCCTTCGCCTTCCTCGGAGGCTTGTCCGGGTCGACGAAGAGCGGCTCGTAGATGTCCTTCCTGCCGAGCGTGAAGATCATGGTCCCCTACTTCTCGACGGCGGTCTTCTCGGAGGGCTTGTCGGCCCTGCGCTTGAACAGGGTGCCGTCGTCGTTGTCCTCGCCGGTCTCGAAGGCGCGCTTCGTCGCGACGGACGTCACGATTACGACTTCGATCTTCTGCCTGCCGAGCACCGACGTCAGGAACAGGCCGCGGAACCCGAGGTCGAGGATGTTGTCGTGCACCCTCTTCATGTCGAGGATTTCCTTCTGGCGCTGCGTCCACGAGTCGCGGGACGCCACGACGAGGTTCAGCACCTGGTCATAGATGCCGGCGGCGTCGCCGACGTTGGGCACGGACTCCGTGACCCACTTCATCAGCGAGCCGTCCTGGCTGCCGCCGGACGTGCGGGCCTGGGCGTGCTCGACGAAGATCGACTTGAGCGCGTCCATCTTGGCCTCGGGGATGGACACGATGCCGTTGATCTTCTTCTTGAGGTTGTCGAACTCGGACGTGTTGTCCTTCTGCTTGGCCGTCAGCAGGTTGCGCTGCGCCCGCTCGGCGTTGCTCCAGCCCATCAGCATAAACGCCAGGAACACCGCCACGACACCGATCCCCAGCAGCACGTACAGCCCGACCCCGCCGTTCCTCGATCCGAACCCGTTCATCCCGTCCTCCTTTGTGGATTGCCAGCCTTTCAGATTTCCGTCCTTCAGGCGCCCATTATAGGGGCTGGCCGATCCGGAGTCAACTACCCCAGCAACTCGTCCTCCTCCGCGATCCTGAAGTCGCCGACTTCAGGATCGGAAGGGACGGCCGGCCCGCCGAAGGGGTTGCCGGGTTTGCTGGTCGGTCGGGCGGCTCGCATGGCCTCCCGCATCCTCTCGCGGATAAGCCACTGTTCGGCGGGCACCGTCGGCAGGCGCTCGCCGTGCTCGACGACGATGGCCTGCCTGGACTGGAGTCTGACGGTCTCTCCCGACGACAGGAAAGCCTCCACGTTGCCGTCGGAGTCGGGGGCGGCGGTGGCGACCCCGATGGGGTGCTCGCCTCCGATGGCGAGCCGCACGAGACAAGTGGAGTCATCGATCGTCAATATGGATCCCGCGACTATGCGCGCCGCGGCCACGGCTTCCAGCGGCGACGGGGCTGGAGCGGCAGGCGAGGCGGGTTCGCAGATCACGGCGGCTATGGCGTCGATCTCGTAGGACATCCTGGAAGGATCGGCCGCGACGGGGTTGACGTCCTCGCTGGCGTGGTATCCCCTCGACAAGGTGACGGAGATGTGCTCGCAGCAGGGCCTCAGCGCGACCAGCCTGCTGGAAGGCACGAAGACGCCGTCCGGCGGCACGAACATGACCCGCAATGGCCCTCGCGGGTTGGGCTCTGGGGTCCCCATGTACGACTCGCGCGTGACCCCCATCATCGAGAATGCGAGGCGCGACGTCCCGTCGGCGCCGACCCGGTACTGGCGGCGCCACACGTAATCGTCCAGGGGGACGCCGTCCGGCGTCTTCAGCCTTCCGTTCGCATCGATGACCAGCATCCCATGCCTCGCCCTATCGTGCCCCGTCCACTGCCAGCCTCAACAACCCCTTGTAGGCGCCGCTCCTGAAGTCGTGCTCCCAGATGACGACGGGGTTCCACCCGGCGGATCGCAAGGCGGCGAGTTGGCGCCCGTCCCTGGCGGCGTTCCTCGTGACCTTGTCCCTCCAGAAGGGCTTCATCCTCGCCTTGTCCCTGGCGCACGCCGGGCAGTCGTGCCAGAAGCATCCGTGGGCGAACAGGACGGTGCGCGTCCCCGACAGGGCGACGTCAGGATGCCCCATGTCCTTGGAAGGCATCGTGGGGTGCATCCTGTGCCTGGCGTGGATGGACTTCAGGAACCCATGGGCCTGCCTCTCCGGCAGGGTCCACTTGCCGCGGATGAGGGCCATCCGGTGGCTGATCTGCGCTTTGGTTTCTTTTCTCACGCTGGCATTATAGGCGCCTCGCTACCGAAAGTCAATGCAGGGATTTACCTATGTAACATCGTATGAGTGTCCATGAAAGTCAAACTCCAATTCCTCAAGTGCCTGAAATGCGATTGGAAGTGGGTTCCCAGGAAAAGCGACGTGAGGATGTGCCCAAAGTGCAAGACGGCATATTGGGATGTGCCAAAGAGCAAGTCATGAGACACATCAGTCAATATGTTTGCCAGAGGTGCGGAAAAGGGTTTTCCCGCGTCGGATACAAACCGTATCGTTTCTGCTCAATGCGGTGCTATCGCCCAGATGCGATGTCAAGAATGGAAGAGTGCCGCGTGTGCGGGAGGGGATTCGTGGTCAACCAGCATCGCACAGGCAAATACTGTTCGAGAAAATGCGCCGGCGTTGCCTCTCGAAGCACGCCCAAGGTTTGCAAGCGATGCGGCAAGAAATTTCAACCAAGCCACGACAAGCAGATCTATTGCTCTGGGGCCTGTTTCGGGCAAACAAGACTTACGGGAACAGAATCGAGGTGCAAAAACTGCGGCGTTCCAATCTACATCCCCTTGGGAAGGCTATCAAAAACTGCTTTTGTGACCCAAAATGCCACAACGACTATCAAGGAAGACACAAGGTTGAGCACACCTGCAAAACATGCGGAAAGGTGTTCAGACGCAGCCCGTGCAAAAAGAAATTCGCTGCCGTTCTGTACTGCTCAATGGCGTGCAGAAACGCATGCCCAGACTGGAAACGAAACGCCGTCATCGCAGGCAACCTTGCACAACAACGGCGTCAAAAGCCTACCAGCCTCGAAGAAAATGGATCTGCCATTCTTCGGGAGTTGGGTCTCTCGTTCTCGACCCAAGTGCTGATCTCCGACAAATTCGTCGTAGATGCGGTTGTTGATGGGACAAGCCTCGTCATTCAATGGGACGGAGACTACTGGCATGGCTATCGAAATCCGGGCCCAAGACAGACCAAAAGAATGAACCTCGACAGGTCACAAGACGCATACATGCGCAAGTGCGGGTACACTGTTCTGCGTTTTTGGGAGCACGATGTGAGTCAGTCCAAGGAGATGGTCAAAGACAGCATCAGGAAGACCCTGGAATCGTTGAGCCAAATAGGTCACAAACTGGAGCCTCTTGTTCCAGTCTGACCAGCGATTTTGCGTGTATGTCTGCGTCCTTTTCGATACAAACAAAACGCCTTCCGAACATCCTGGCCGCCACGGCAGTTGTACCAGAGCCAGAACAGTTATCTAAAACCAAGCCTCCCTCGTTGCTGAATGTCCTCATCAAATAAACCCACAATGCCAATGGCTTTTCAGTCGGGTGGGTTCTGCTGGTCTTCCCGTCGACCTCGATGAGCGTCGTGGGCCAGTTCGTCCACTCCTGCACGTAGGGGTCACGCTTTTGTTCACCGTAGCAGGTCGTGGAGGTCTTGCCTTGCTTGGTGAGCGTGCCCTTCCTGACGAGTCCCTGCGGGTTGTAGGCCGGGTCCCCGCGGTAGAACACGAGCACGTCCTCGTGCTTGCGGAGGAGTTGCCTCTTGGCGTTGAGCTGGTTCGTGTGGTTGCGCTTGCACCAGACGGCGGAGTACCTGTACGGGATCGATTCCGGGGCCGCAAGGATCAGCATAGCGGAGAACTTCCCCTGCGCCGTGAGGACCACGACCCCGTCCTTGGACAGCAGCCTGTCGTACTGCGCCCACAGTGGCTCCAACGGTATGACGGAGTCCCACTGATTTTGGGTCGTCCCGTAAGGCAAATCTGCCAACACAAGATCGACAGAATGGTCAGGAACAAGAGGCATGAGTTTCAGACAATCCCCTTGAACGATGGCGTCTGGAACAAGAATGCCTTCGGTCAGTATGGTCTCTTCGGATGCGGTGTTCATTGGGGTTGGTCTACGAACAAGGATGAAGTCGTCTTCGTTTCAGACTTGAACTTTCGCCACTCCTTGTCGTCCATGTCAGCCTTCGCTCTGTTTTCAAACCATGTTATGAAACGCAGGTTGTCCAAGTCAAATGTTCCGCCCCTTGACTTGGGGGTTCGGTGGTCAAGCGATGGCCGATGCCATTTGTTCCTTCCACTCTTGACCCACCCGTCGTACAGCAGGTTGAAAGACTGGTCGAAGTAAAACCTCTTGATAAAATCCAACTGTGCCCGATGTTTCTCGGATTCCGTGCTGCCAAGCCATTTCCGCAGTTTGCAAATTAATCGACTCAAGAAAAGAAAACGATCTAGGTCAACGTACGGACTCAAGTCATAGACGTCATCCAATCCGAACTTTACCCGAATCTGCTTGAGCCTGAAATCGTGCGTCATTTTCTTGCCTTTCGACCAAGTGGGCCAAGAATGCTTCTCCCCTTTCTTGAAGGCGTGACCTGATGGGTTCTTGACTTTTGCTTCTGACAACTTCCTGCGGTGTTCCGCCGAGAACGGTTCGCATACCCTTCCCCTCTTGTCAATGGCGACTGCATGGCGAGCAAGAAGCCTCTGAACCGCATGGTGATCTGTTTCGAGCGAGCGTGCTATGCGACGCATAGTCCATCGATGATTGACATACAGATCGATCACCTTTGCGTCTAAGCTTGTGTCAATTGGTCTGTTCATCGGCTGGCATCTCCGCCCGATTGGATGAGCGCGTCTAGGTTGCGACGCAAGGCTATCCTGACCAACTGGGATATGTTGACCGCAAACCTTTTTCGCAATTCCCTGATAGTTGTGACATCATCGGCTGTCAACTTGACATACAGACCAGTCTTCTTTTTCTTCATGTCTATACCATTCTATACCTTCAACGCCAAACCCTGCGTCAAATTGCGTAATTTCTCCGCAATCGCCTTGGCGAGCGGCGGCGGCACGGCGTTGCCTATCTGCTTGAGCACGTCTCCTTTGGTCCCGTGGAACACGTGTTGGTCGGGGAACCCCTGGAGCCTCGCCAGCTCGCGCGCCGACATGCACCTGTCCTTGTCGTAGTGGATGAACACGCCACCGTTGTTGGCCTTGACGGTCTTGCTCGGGAAGTCCGGGTGGCATCGGAAGCACGCCTCCGAGTACCTCGTGACGCTGCTCCCCCATGGCGTCATGTGTATCCTCTTGACGTACTCTGGCGAGTGCTTGGTGAAGACGTGGTTGCTTCCCGGATCCTCTGGCAGGTCGGCGATGTCGGCGATGGCCGTGCGCACCGACACATGGGGCGCCAAGGGCTCGAACATGTCCATCTGTCTGGAGTGGGTATGGGGCGGGAACGGGCTCATGCCTGGGGGGTCGAAGGCGACGTCCTTCCTCGCGCCGAGGATGATGACCCTCTCCCTGTGCTGCGGGACGCCGTAGTCGGCCGCGTCGAGGACCTTGGTGAAGACCTGGTATCCCGCCTCGTCCATCCTCGCGTGGATGAGGTCCCTCACCCTCACGCCGTCGTGCCTCATCGAGAGCAGGCCCTTGACGTTCTCCATGACCGTGAACATTGGTCTGACCCTGCCGACCATCTCGACGTAGGCCTCGAACAGCCTGCCCCTGGGGTCGTTGGGGTCGCGCCTTCCGGCCATGGAGTAGGCCTGGCAGGGCGGGCCGCCGATCAGGACGTCGCACGATCCTCCGCAGGCCGCCACGAGGTCGCCCTTGACGCTGGGGTCGTTGATGTCCCCCTCGACGAGGACCGTGCCCGGGAAGTTCCTCCGGTAGGTCTCGGCGGCGGGATGCCAGAACTCGTTGGCGGCGGCCACGGCGAACCCGGCCTGCTCGAACCCGAGGTCCATCCCGCCGCAGCCGGCGAACAGGGAAAGCACCTTCAAGGTGTCGTCCGCGAGGACGCGAGGCTCCATCGGCGTCGGTCTTTCCCTGTCCTGCCGTGTTGTCATGTTGGCATTGTACAATGCGGCGTGGAAGTATATGGCATGGACGGACCGATTGACAACCCGATGGACGATGTCATCGCCGCAGGAAGGCGCTTCGACGTGGAGGATCCACTGCCGACGCCGCTCGTCTTCATGCCTGACGAAACGGACGTGAACTGGGGCACGGTGCCTCTGCCTCCCCCGAGGCCATTGTACAAGCGCGATCCCGACGACATCCCGGACGACGAGGCGGGGGTCACGTCGGACTGGAACTTCACGCTCCCGACCTAGGATCCCGTCCCGTGATCGCCGCGAGGGACTCCCTGTACGCCTTGTTCGCGGCGTCGATCACCGCGCCGTGCTGCCTCCACAGGACGAGGTAGAAGGCCATCAGGCGGACGACCTTCGCCTTGTCGTCCGACACGAACACGACCTCGTCCTTGGGGAACCTCCCCCCGACGTGGGAGAAATGGCAGCCCTCGATCCCCTTGACGGAGTAGCCCGACGGCGTCTCCTTGACCACCTCCCCGGCCGTCAGGAACTCGCCGTGCGTCATCCTGATGACGTAAGTCGCCATTCTGGCCTCCTTCGCTGTATAATGTAGCATGTCCGACGCCCCCGGTCAACCAGGAAGGGTAGACGGGCGTGGCCGGCGAAGTACCAGTCCTGGACAAGCGAAAGCGGAGGAAGCCATGAGCGAAGAGACCACGATCCCGGTGGCGAAGACGGTGTGGTACAAGAGCGTGACCCTCTGGACGAACGTCGTGACGGTCGGATGCCTGATCGCCACGCAATACTTCGGGGTCGCCATCGACCCGAAGCTGCAGGCGGGAATCCTCGCGATCGTCAACCTCGTGCTGCAGGCCCCGACGATGGCCGCCACGAAGGCGCGGGCGGAGACCCACAACAGGGCGGTCAGGGCGCGGATGGTCCGATAGCCTTCGCCGAGAACCTGAAGACCAGCCTCCTGCCGCAACGGGGGCGCTCGGCGGTCGAGTCGCACAGGGCCTCCCTGTTCAGGGCTCCGGCCTTGATCGCGATGATCGCCAGGTCGATCGGATTCATCTCATGACCAGTCTTCCTGCACGTTGACCTCCTCCTGCGGAGGCCGAAGGCGAGGAATTTCCTCCACGTGAGCCTTACGTTCGTGCCGAACAGGTCGGACTCGCCAGGCTTCGATCGCAGCCAACTTGAGATCCTGCCGGGGCTCACTTCGTCTGGTCCTTGGTCCCGCCCTGGGGCTGGATGGCGGCGATCTCGTCCCTGATCTTGGCCGCCTTCTCGTAGTCCTCCTTGGCGATGGCGGCCTGCATGGCCCTGTTCAGGCGCTTGACGGCCTGTTCGGTCGTCTCCGCCGCTGTCGGCTCCCCCGAGGCGGTCTTGTCCAGCTCCTGCCTGACCATGTCGAGCACGGACGATGGCTGCTGTCCTTGCGGGATCACGCTGGGGAGCAGCCTGACGCGCTCCTCCTTGGCGCACTTGGGGCAATAGCGGTGCCTTGACGCGCGCCCCTTGCCGCTGATCGCGGCGAAGTAGACGGTCGCCTCCGCCTCCCTGCACTTGTCGCACTTCGTCTTGTCCACGTCGGCCTCCTAATCGCATCCCCCCGCTCTGTTCGCTAGGTTGCGCCTCTGGGTCTGGTTCCAGACGATCATTGCCCTGTCCCTAGACTGGTGGAAGTCAATGCAGTTGGCGCATTCGGAACACTCGACTCCCCAGAGGAGCGATCCGTCGTCTTTGGATGTGTACCTTGCCCTCTCCCCGCATTCGGAGCACCTGTCGAGGATGCCGTCGGTGTCCGCTGGGTGTCTGGTCGTTCCCATTTCGCTACCTGACGAACCCGCCGTGGCTTGGGGGAACCAGCATCGAGATCAGAAGGCCGACTCCAATGGCCCCTCCGGTGGCCGACAGGACGAACAGGACGCCCCACCATCCGCCGCAAAGCAACCCGCACAACAGTCCGGGGATGACCAGCCACGGGACCGCCTTGAGACGCGACAGGGCAATTGACATGTCCTCGCTCACGCTACTCCTCCTGCGGATCCGACTCTTCCCTCGTCATGGAAGCCAGGACGGTCACCAGGGCGGTCTGGTCCGGCATCGCCACCACGGAGACGCCATCGACCTTCATGTCGTCTCCGAGTGCCTTGCGGCATCTCTCGGCGCACTCCAGCGTCGCCTGCTCCACGCTCTCCGCCCCCCTGTTCGGGTAGGCGTAACGGCAGGCCGCCGCGAACTCCTTGCGCTTCGCCATGTCTGCCTCCTGCCCCATTCTACAGCAGGACGGCGCCGCGCCACTCCCACGAGTAGGTCAGCGAGCCGTCGGGCCAGAAGATGGGCTGGAGTCCGTTGCCGACTTGGTTGGACTGCGGCATGCAGTCGGCCACGCACACGCTCAGCCCTTCGAGGTCGAACACTGGGGCGCCGTGCGGGAGCGTCCGCAGGTAGTGACCGTTGGTCACGATGTGGTTGACGATCTTGCCGGCATGCTCCGGCTGGTGGGCGTCTATCCATCGCTCGACTGCCTGGCTCGCAGACCTGCTGGGCTTGCCGAGCTTGGCCACGTCGCGGATCATCTGCTGGCGCCTGTGCGGCTTGCCGAAGACGTAGGGGCTGCTGTTCAGGGAGATCAGGTTGCAGACGCCGAGGCGGCGGTAGGCTTCGACTGGGTTGTCATCGTAAAGGTACTCGCTGACCATTTTGTCCATCCAAATGTCCTCGCATATCACAACCCCGAACTTCGCGCCACACATGTCGACCACACACAGATCGCGACCTGGCTCGAAGTATCTGCCCTCATCGAAGACGTCGTAGAACGGCAGGAGATGCTTGCGATAGTTGGCGATCCGCATCCCGTTCCTGACGACCGCCGCGGAATTGAAAAGCGGCTTCCCACAACCGGTCGCATTCCTTTCGGCGTATCCGACGAATATCGTGACCGACGGAAAGCACTTCGACTCATCCAGCAACTTCCCCAAGGCCGCAAGATTTGCGTCGACGAACCCCTCCGTCAACATGGCGTCTCGGCAGAGATAGCCGGGGATGGAAAGTTCCGGAGCGACAATCAAATCCGCTTCACCAGCGGAGCGGATGCCGTCAATGATTTGCCGACAGTTGCCGTCGAAATCCCCAGGGACTGGGTTGGTCTGGACAATGGCTATGCGCATGTCAATCTCCTGTATTCATAAAGAGGATAGCACGGCGGGCGGGGGCTGTCAACGACTATCTGCTGCTTCTGTGCAGGCTGTTCGACTTCAGTATCTCGTACGCCCTGCAGTACGAGCATCCGACCGCAACCGCAACATCCTTGGTCGTCATCCCGGACTGGCCAAGACGGATGACTCGCTCGACATCCACCTTGGGCTTGGTTCTCATCGTTAGCGCCTTGGACAGGATTTCGTCACTGGCCGAGGCATACCTGTCGTGATCGAAATGAAAATCCTTGTGGCAGTTGGAACAGAGCAACACGCACTTATCCAACTCCGCAACAACGCTGGCTTGGAGGTCACCGACGCTTCGCCAGGCATGGGCCCATATGTGCCGTGCGATCTTGGCGTCCTTTGCGCCGCGAACATGATGGAATTCCAACGCCCAATTGCTCTTGGAGTACCCACACCTAGAGCAACTTGACCGCCCAACAAACTGAAGACACACGTCCTTGTTCAGGCGTTGACGATCACATTCGGGAGACGATTCGGCGTGCGTTTCCCGGTGACAGTTCTCGCATAGCAAGTGGCAACCTTTGATTTCCTCCTCTACCACTTCCCATCTGGCGTGCGCGCCGAACAACGAGCACAGGCTGCGTTCTTTGGCGGTCGAGTCGCGATGATGAAAACTGAGAACGAATGGTCTGTCATCTCCACAGCGACTGCATTTGCCACCAGCAACAGTGATCGCCTTGAGCTTTTTCGCCCATCGAAGGACATAGGTCTTGCGAGAGTCGCGAGCGGCATCTCTTTTGGATGGATTGCGGATGTATGGCTTCGGAGCAATATGCGTTGTCATGGCATATCATTCGACAACTTCGCATATCAACCCTGCCTAGAAGTCTTTTTGTGGAGATATTCCGAGACCCGTCAAGTACGCCTTGTGCGCCTCGCCCGCCGCCCTGCGCCCCTCCTCCTCGCTCGGCATGTCGTGCCACAGCGCCCAGTTCGCCAGGCACGTGGGCCTGCACAAGACGTCGATGAGCAAGCCGATCCACGAGGTCATGACGGAGAACCAAAACGTGAACCTGGCGCAGGAGCGCGCCCTTCCCCTGACCTCAAGCCATCGCGCGTCGAAGTCGCGCCAGAGCGACGGGAACCGCGACAGGTTCCTGCGGAACCCGTGCGAGAACGTGGCGGAGCAGGTCCCCATCTGCTTCGCGTAGCAGAGGACGGATCCGACCAGCCATGCGCAGACGAAGCCCAAGAACGTCATGTCGCCCTCGCCTCGATCGCTGCCTCCCGCCGTGCGGCCTTCCTGTCCACGCGCAGGCAACGCCGGCGGTGCGGCGTGTCCTTCGACCTGCGCCTGCCCGACAGGCCCTTGGTTCCGACGCCGATGGAGTATGCCCTCATCGTCACATCCTGAACAGGTCCAGACCGCACGTCTTGTGCAGGTCAGGATCGTCCTCGTCGTCCCACTTCACGACGGCCCACCATTGCCCGCCCGAGAAGAACCTCCCGAAGTATTGCCCCGTCCTCCCAGCGCCTTCCCAACCCTTGATGATGCGGCAGGGCACGCTCCTCTTTTCGAAGACGGCATCAGGCTCGATAGGCTCGCTCATGTGGAAAGGATACATCCTTGCGGCCACGGAGTCAAGCCCTACTTGCCCGCCGCGACAAGCCTGTACCTCGACAGGCAGCACTCCAGCGCGAGCTCCCTGATCGTCTTGGGGGCGCCAATGAAGTCCATGTAGTGCCTTCCGACGTCCCCCCGCCTGTGCGAGTCGGACGCGCACGCCAGACCCATCCCCCATGCCGCCGCAAGGCGCGTGACCGAGCGCAGGGCCTCTTGGTTCGCCGACCTCCCGATCGCATCGATGAGCGTCGGCCGGAACTGGTGGAGATCGAAGGACAGGGCGTGACGGCGGCGGAACGGATGGGCGAGCATCGTCAGGACGTCGTTTCGGCCCTCAAGGGCCTTGACGAGCAGACCGATGTCCTTCGTGGAAAGCCCGCCGGAGACGGCGAGATCCAGCGGGGCGTCGGACGCGACCACGACGTGGTCCTTGTGGCCGCGCGCCTCGTCGAAGATCGTGAGCTCGCACGCCCGCCAGAACGTGATCGATGGGGCGGATTCCCGGGCGAACGCCATGACCTCGTCCGTGGGGAACCAGTCGTGGTCGAGCAGGGCCATGCCGCCGATGCCGGCGGCCTCCGCCTCCTTGAGCATGGCGGCAAGGCGCGGCAGGCGGTCTTCCTTGCGACGGCGGAAGTGGAAGTGAAGATCGACCCTCATCGGTACTTCCCTTCCGCCCGACCGTTCCTGCGGTCGGTCTTGAACTTCGTCTCCGGCGGCTGCTTGCGGATCCAGCGCAGGTACTTCCGGAACCGCTCGTCAGCCTTGATCTTCTCGACCGTGTTGAACACGTCGCGGAGCTCGTTGTGGGACCACGTGCCGTGGATGAACGACCCGCACGAGCCGCAGGTCGGGACCGTGTCCTCGCCTCCCTTGCATCGCGGCACGACGTGGTGATAGTGCATCCCGGCGCAGCCAGTCCTGTCGCAGAATGAACACCTGTCGTCAGGCATCGCGGGACTCCCTCTTCCACCTGACGTGGTTGCGGAAGGCGACGGCCGTGTACGCCACGACGCCCGGCATCAGCCCCCAGTTGCCGGACAGGGGCACCCAGACGAACCACAGGACCTGGACGCCCAGCAGGGCGAGCCACGCCCGCCTGTCCTTGCTGCCGGCCATCCAGAGGGACAGGCAGGTCGCGGCGGACATCACCCACGGCAGGATCGCGACGATCATGGCCTTCATTGACTGCCTTCCGCCATGGCCTTGACGAGTTGCTCGGCGCAGAAGTACCCATCCCCCATGGCGAGCCTGTCGGCCTCCAGGCAATCGAGGGAACGGCCGTCACGCCACAGCAGGCCGTCCCTCGACTCGACGCCGATGTTGGCCTTCCGGCGGGCGACGGCCTGCCGGACGACCGTCAAGCGGGCCGAACTCGCCCAGTCGTCCGTCATCGTGTCGTCGGGATGGTTCACGCGCATCGCGTCGACCAGCCTGTCCCTCATCGCCACGAGATCGCGGAGGCGCATGACGTCGACCAGCTCGACGTGACAGACGTTCATCCTCCCGCGGCAGTCGGGGCATTCCGGCTTGGCCGCCGCCTCCGCCTCGTGACGGAAATGGCACGCGGGGCATCCGAGGAACTTGTCGCCGACCTTCAGGCCCGACATATCGTAATGGCCATTCTTGGCTTTCATTGGCGGCATTGTATCGCGAGACGCCCGCGGAGTCAACGGCAGGGGCTCTGGCGATGGCCAAGGAAATAGGTGGCATGCGCATGCTCAGGATAGCCGAAGGGGACTTCGCCGACGAATACACCTGCAAGAGGACTCCTGACGTCACGTTCGCCACCGGGGAGACGCAGTCGAACCACAAGGGCGAGTACATGGTCATGGCGATCCTCCCGACCAGCGGGATGATGGACGTCGAGTACGTCGGCGGCGACCACGTCGGGGAGACCCAAAGGCTCGACATGGAGGACCAGGGCAGGGTCATCAGGCGGATGAGGAACGAGAGGCTCCGCGAGCAAGGCGTGCGCCCGACGCTCACGAGGGGGAGCGAGGAGATATTCTCGGTCGCCCTGCTCGCAGGGTGCGCCAACCTCCACGCCCAGGTCCCCAGCGACGAGGAGATACAGGTCGCCAGACGATACCAGTCCCTGGCGGGCGTCGACCCTGGCGGCGACCCCAACTTCGAGGTGTCGCCCGAGGGCACGAACAAATGGCACCACCAGTTGCGCTTCCGCCTCCCGGTGCGGATAGGCCCCGAGGTGGCCGAGACGCTGAGCTTCGGCGAGGGGATCAGGGCGATCCGCAGGCGCGACGGGGCCTACGAGGTCAACGACACGCGCCTGGCGTGGCACCTCGTGGCGATCGGCTTCCGCCTCGGCCACGCCCACGACGTGGCGAGGATCAGGGACGCCATGTGCCAGACGCCGTCCGACCGCGAGAGGTTCGAGGAGGGCCTCGCCGCCGCAGGGCTGCCGCATGCGGCGTCGCTCGGCGCCGGCGGTTGGATGATCTCGATGTCCTGAACAAAGCCGTTGACGCGGGACGGGGTTTCCGGCATACTATCCCATTGCGAGGACGGAAAAGAACATGATCGCTGTCATCCAGAATAACAACCAGCAAAACCGGACGCCCGACGGGCACCCGGCTGGTTGAGTTCTGCTGACCAGCGACTAGGGTGGGCCGTCGGGCAGGGATGCTCGGCGGCCGAAATGTTTTAAGGCTCGATAGCCAGGTGGAGGGGAATGGTATCCCGCCTCCCTGTTGAGGAGGAGACTGCAGGTTCAAGTCCTGTCCTGGCTGCCAGAATGAGAAGGATTGGCTTGTTGCCCTAACTGGTAAGGGAATCGCCTGTTAAGCGATCCGTGACGCTCGTAAATGGGCGTGCGTGCAGGTTCGAGTCCTGCCAAGCCAGCCATGTTCTTTGACATAGGAGGGTTTCAGGTTCGGGTCTCTCGAATAAACGGCGAAGGAGACCCAAACATGCAACTTAGTAAGACGGATCAGTCGTTCGTGCTGGTGTGGGCCAAGAAGAGGATCGCAGCCAGCCTGCTGGGAAACCGATGCAAGCGGTGTGGCGAATCGGACATCAGATGCTTGGAGTTCCACCATCCGAACGAGAAGTCGGCAGGCATCAACAGCATCAAGTGGTCGAGATGGAGCGTCATTGAGGCCGAGGTTAAAAAGTGCGAACTTCTCTGTTCCAACTGTCATGAAAGGTTGCATGCCAATCCAGGAAGGAACGCCCTTGCAAGGCAGAACCTGTTGCGTTTGGTTGGGGCAAAGGCGTGTTCGGAATGTGGACATACAGATATTGGGTGTTCAAGTTTGGAGTTCCACCATCATGGCGACAAAGCGTTCTCAATAAGCGCCCTTGCGACACGACAAATCAAGGCAGACTGGGAGGATGTCCTAGCAGAACTCGACAAGTGCACCGTCATATGCTCGAACTGTCATGCCAAGAAACACGTGAACGCAGAACGCTTGACTAGGCTATGGGACGTGATCGAAACTCGGATGACGTCGTATCGCGAGAAGCCGAAGCCAGCTAACAAGGAAGAGGTGGTTAGGCTTTACAGGATGGGAGTCAAACAGATCGTTATTGCGAAAAGGCTGGGGTATTCCAAGGGAGCCATAAGCGGCATCGTCGGAAAACTGTGTCCACACAAGGTGCGTAGGCCGGCTGATCGGGGTTTGGTACAGAGTCTGCGGAATGACGGCTTGACTCAAACGGAAATAGCCAAACAACTCGGATATGACCCTAGTACGATCAGTAGAATACTGGGGGAAACCAAGCATAAGTAGTAGCGATTGCCCGATGGTGTAACGGTAGCATGACTGACTCTGACTCAGTCGGTAGAGGTTCAAATCCTCTTCGGGCAGCCATTCGAATGCCCCGTGATGTAATGGCAGCATGAGGCCCTTTGAAGGCCTTCGCATCGGCTCGAACCCGGTCGGGGCAACCAGATGAAAGACCAACCTCGCATGTGGCTCCGCTTCGTCTACGACGACGGCAGCGCGACCGACCTGGAGGTCGGCAGGTTCACGACGGTCAAGGCGGGGACCTGCCGGAAGGTCAGGTTCCACGTCGACCTGCTGCCCGACGGAAAGCACCTCGTCCTCGCCGACGAGTCGGTGCTGCGGGTGGACGACAAGCGCGACATCACGTCCAAGCTCAGGCGCATCGAGGTCCTGCGGTCGAGCGAGGGGCAGTCCCAGGCAGGAACCGTTCCCACTCCACAGGAATGATCCTGGCATGAGGATCGTCCGCATAGCGCAGACCCCGGAGCCAGCCAACCCTCTTGAGGTCAGTCCAGGACGTCTCCGCGCGAGGTGGTCATGGGACTGCCATAGGTGCCGCAACCGGATGTGGCTTGGGCCAAACGGGTTGCCACTCAAGGAGATCGAGGACTCCGACGGGCGCGTCAGGTTCTACCAGTCTGACGACGACGAGTGCCCGCATTGCATGGCGAAGGACTATCGTTCGAGCTCGGCTCTCGGTCCGGAGCGGATGGAGTTGCGCCGAAGAAGAATCTTGGACAACCCCTACCGAACCGAATACCGGCTGCGGGGCGATCCGATCCGCGAGCACTATCCCATAACGTGGCCGAAAACCAGGATGCCGCCCGTGCGGCCTCCCCTTCGCGACGTGCCGTCGAAATTCGTCGAGGTCATGGCATGAGGATCGTCCGCATATCCGGCGCCACGCTGCGCCCCATGTCCGAGTTCCCGCGCGGGGCAGACCCTTCCGAGGTCGAGGTCTACGAGCCGTCATACTCGCAGAGGGACGGCTCGCGTGGAGGGGTCGCCCTGTCGGTCAAGAAGTGGCCCGAGCACGACCCGCAGGCGGTCGGATGGCGCTGGAAGGATCGCAGGCCTCAAGACCAGATGCGCTACCTCGGCCAGTGCGACGTGCTGCGCCGGCAGCCGGGAGGCGAGCGCAAGTGGCAGGAGATGATCCGCGACCGCGTCGAGATCGGCCGGGACGAGCTCATGCGCTCGTGCGAGACGTCGGCCATCCTCGACGACCCCGACAGGCCGCTGGGCGAGCAGATGGACGAGCTCGTCGCGGACGACCCGTCGTCCTACTTCGCGAGGTCGCACTGGGGCGGCCGACCATGCGTCTACCTGATGACGAAGGGCTTCGAGTTCATCTTCGCCTGACGAGGCCGGCGTCCATCTCCTCCTTGACTCCCAAGGCTCCGTACCCGCCGCACCGCCCGCAGATCTCCGTGTGGGGCCTCGGAATGGAGCGGCGCACATAGCAGTCCCGCATGAATCCGTCGAAGCCTGGGCCGACCTCCCCGTGCCCGGAGCAGTCCACGCACATCGTCCTGCCTGGGTTGACGATCCTCTGGTGGTGGGCTCGCAGCCTCTCGTTCGCGACGTCCCCCCAGACCAGCAACTCCGAGGAGAACCTCCTGAGCCATATGACGTTGCCGTACGACGGCAGCGGCTCCGGGTTCCTGCACTGCCATTGCCTCTCGCCGCAATCCGTCACCCCGTCCATCCTGGCCCATCCGGGCGTGGGGTCCAGGAACACGCAGAAGACCCACTCCCCGCCGAAGATGAGGGCGACCTCAAGGGCGCTGCCGAACCACGTCCCGGCGCCGAAGAAGCCGTCCCTGTTCTTGCCAAGTATGGCAAGGGCGTTGTCCATGTTCGTGCCGTGGTACAGCAGCATGCGAGCCTCCCGCTGGCATTGTACAGCGAAAAGAAGGGAATCGACCACGGGCCATGCAAGCACTATGCGTGAGGCGGCACGAGGGGTCCGAGAGGAGCCAGATGCCGCACGCCAACAGCGCCATTTGGGAGTAACCACGATGCCACAGCGCGATTTCAAGGTCCTGTTCGTGTGCAAGAAGAGGGTCGATTCCTACGGCATATCGTTCGGCCTTCTCAACTCCGCCAGGATGCTCGCCTCCATCCTCAACCGCCACGGAGTGGAGGCGACGGTCGAGGCCGTGGTCGACGCCAACGGCATAGACAGGGTGGTCTGCCAGCACCGCCCGACCCACGTCGTCATCCACGCCCTCTGGGTCACGCCGGACAAGCTGGAGGAGCTGTGCCGCAGGCACCGCGGCGTGTCGTGGAACGTGCGCGTCCACAGCAAGCCGCCGTTCCTCGCGATGGAGGGCATAGCGTCGGAATGGATCGCCGCCTACTCCGGGCTCCAGGCGTTCCTCCGCAACCTGTGGATGTCGGCCAACTCACGCGAGACCGACGAGCTCATGCGGGACGTCTTCGGGTGCCGGTCCATGATGCTGCCCAACGCCTACGTCGCGCCCCCTCCGCCCGAGGAGCCGATCATCGTCGACCTCGATCCCTGCCGCCTGAACGTGGCCTGCTTCGGGGCCATCAGGCCGCTCAAGAACCACTACGCCCAGGCCGCCGCCGCGATCATGTTCGCGAGCCGGATCGGCAGGAAGGTCGCCTTCCACGTGAACCACGGGCGCGAGGAGCAGGGCGGGGACCGCGTCGTGCGGAACCTGCGGGCGATGTTCGACGCCAGCGGCGGCCACAGGCTCGTCGAGCACCCGTGGTACCCGCACGACAGGCTGGTCTACTGCGTGCTGCCGCCGATGGATCTGGGGATGCAGGTCTCCCTGACGGAGACCTTCAACATCGTCGCGGCCGACATGGTGGCGGCGGGGCTGCCCACGGTCGGGTCCGAGGACATCTACTGGATGTCGTGGCCCCTGCATGCGGATCCCAACGACCTTGACGACATGGTCGCCACGATGGGGATCGCCCGGCGGCTGGGCGCGCTCGGGGTGTGGCTCAACAGGCGCGGCCTGCGCCGCGCGAACAGGAGCGCCGTCGAGGTCTGGCTGGACGGGCTTGCCGTCACCGCGGTCGAGCCCTGACCATGGCGGACATCAGTCTGCGCGCCACCCTCTCCGCCAGGGCGCAGGGGACGGCGTTGCCGACCTGCCTGTACCTCGACCTCAGGTCGCCGGCGAACTCCAGCCCTGCCGGGAAGGTCTGCACGAGCGCCGCCTCCCTCCATGACAGTCGCCTCGTCTCGCCGTCGCCGAACTCCCACGCGTCCTTGCCGACCTTCCTCATCGGCGGGGACGAGGGGTGCAGGGGGACCTGCTTGGCCATCGCGGGTATCGTGAACGACGGCTCCATCCAGTCCCTCCTCCTGTTGCGGCTCATGTACCGCGGGGAGAACCTGTCCATGCACACGTCCGCGGGGTCGGGATCGGGAATCCCGGCGAGGACGCCGGACATCGGCGAGCGGCCGTCGTCATCCTCGGGGAACCTGAACGGGCTCTCGTAGTCCCCGAGTTCCTCCCCTCCGGCGATGCCGAAGGCGTCCTTGAGCAGCCCGACGAAGATGACGCGGAGGCGCTCCTGCGGGACTCCGTGGCGGCTGGCGTCGAGCGTCTGGTTCACGACGACGTACCCCAGGTCCTCGAAGTCGCCCATGATCTTCCGCACGACCGCCGTGCCTCCCCCTATCGAGAGGATCCCCTGCACGTTCTCCGCCACGAAGGCGAGGGGGCGGTGGTGCCCGACGCAGCGCACGAAGTGCCTGTACATCACATTGCGCCCGTCGTCGACCTGGCGCGGGCCGCCGAGGCTGAATCCCTGGCACGGGAACCCTCCGACGATCACGTCCGTCCTGGGCATCGCAGTGGCTCCGACGGCGCACACGTCGGCGCACACGACCTCGGCGGACGACCACCGCCTGTGCGTCTCGCACGCGTCCTTGTCGATGTCGTTCGCCCAGACGACGTGGAAGCCCGCCTTCTCGAAGCCAATGTCCATCCCACCGGCCCCGGAGAACAGGGACGCAACCGTGAAGTCGCTTGCCATGGGCCCATTATACAGGGGCCTTGCGGCCCTCCGGCCGCTTGACTTCAGTGGGTGGTTGTTCTGTCAAAAAAGGTGCCCCATGGGGATTGGGTGGGACCGCCGCTCCGGAGAAGAACTCTTCAGTACCCCATAAGGGAAGGTCTGTCGACGTGACCCCCGGATGACCGGCGATGGCGCCTCGGGCGGCGCCTGCCGGTTGTAGAATGTGGCGCCGTCACGCACGTCGAAAGAGGACAAAATGCCTGACAAGAAGCCCCATGAGTTCGAGGAGGTGCACGCCGCTGCCCTTGAGTATTTCGGTGGCAACGAGCTGGCGGCGGACATCTGGACGAAGAAGTACGCGCTGCGCGACAACGGAGGGAAGTACCACGAGCTGACGCCCGCCGACATGCACAGGCGGCTCGCCAGGGAGTTCGCGAGGATAGAGGGGAAATACCCCAACCCCATGTCCGAGCAGGACATCTTCGCCCTGTTCAAGGACTTCAAGCACGTCGTGCCGCAGGGCAGCCCGATGTTCGGCGTGGGGAACCCGCACCAGATCGTGTCGCAGTCCAACTGCTTCGCCATCGCCACGGTGGACAGCTACGGCGGGATCTGCCGCGCCGACGAGCGCATAGCGCAGATCAGCAAGCGCCGCGGCGGCGTCGGCATCGACGTGTCGCCCATACGCCCGAAGGGCCTGCCGACCCACAACGCCGCCCACACGACCGACGGGGTCATCGTCTTCATGCGGCGCTTCTCCAACACCTCCAAGGAGGTGGCGCAGCACGGGAGGCGCGGGGCGCTCATGATCTCGTGCTCCGTCCACCACCCGGAGGTGCTCAGCTTCGTGCGCTCCAAACTGGAGCTGGCGGCGATCACGGGGGCCAACATCTCGCTGCGCCTCACGGACGAGTTCATGCGGGCGGTGAAGACCGGCAAGGACTACGAGCTGCGGTGGCCCGTCGATGCCGAGAAGCCATCGATGCGGTCACGGATCTCGGCGAAGGAGGTGTGGGACGAGATCGTCAAGCACGCCTTCCTGAAGGCCGAGCCGGGCGTCCTGTTCTGGGACAGCATCACCCGCAACAGCCCCGCCGACTGCTACTCCGACCTCGGCTTCGCCACGGTCACGACCAACCCGTGCAGTGAGTTGCCGCTCGCCGAGGGCTCCAGTTGCATCCTCGTCGTCCTCAACCTCTGCTCCTACGTCATCGACCCGTTCACCAGGGAGGCGAGGTTCGACTTCGAGCTGTTCGCCAGGCACGTGGGGATGGCGATGCGGATCACCGACGACCTCGTGGACATCGAGATCGAGAGCGTCGAGCGCATCATCGCCAAGGTCGAAGCCGACCCCGAGCCCCCCGACGTGAAGGCCAACGAGCTGTCTCTCTGGAGGATGGTCAGGGACAAGTGCGTCAGCGGCAGGAGGACGGGGCTGGGGATCACCGCCCTCGGCGACGCCGTGGCGATGCTGGGGCACAAGTACGGCGACGACGCGTCGGTCGGGTTCGTCGAGCAGGTCTACGCCGCGCTCAGGGACAACGCCTACAGGCAATCCGTCGTCCTCGCCAAGGAGCGCGGGAAGTTCCCGCTGTTCGACGCCAAGAGGGAGAAGGGGCACCCGTTCCTTTCCAGGCTGCCCAAGGACGTCCTCGAAGACATGGCGAGGCACGGGCGCCGCAACATCGCGTGCCTGACGACCGCCCCCGCCGGGACCGTCAGCAACCTGACGTGGTGCAGCGACGGCAACTACGGCACGACGTCGGGGTTCGAGCCGGTGTTCCTCGCCTCGTACGTCCGGAAGAAGAAGATGGTCGCCGGCGACAAGGGCGACGCCGACTCCGTGGGCAGCGACGGAGAGAGGTACAGGCACTTCGAGGTCAGGCACCCCGGGCTCGGGCTGTTCTGCAAGGTCACGGGCAAGGGGATGGATGAGAGCCCGTACGCCGGGGCGCAGGCCGGCGAGATCGACCACTCCAGGCGCGTCAGGATGCAGGCCGCCGCCACGGCATTCGTCGACCACGCGATCTCCTCGACGGTCAACCTGCCGAAGGACGTCGCCATCGAGACGGTCGCCCAGATCTACATGGACGCATGGGAGCTCGGCTGCAAGGGCATCACCGTCTACCGCGAGGGGAGCCGCGAGGGCATCCTCGTGTCCAAGGGGTCGCAGAACGGCAACTGCGACAACTGCGACGACGCCGCCGACAAGTTCAAGGCGCTCGTCAAGCAGGGAGGGCGTCCGGGGCGCGTCATCATGTCGTCGGCGCCGAAGCGCCCCGAAGTGCTCGAATGCGACATCGTCAGGACGACGGTCAAGGGCAGGGGCAAGGACAAGTCCTCGCAGTGGGTCTTCCTGGTCGGCAAGCTCAAGGGCCAGCCGTACGAGGTGTTCGGCGGGGAGAGCGAGGACCTTGAGGTCCCGAGGAAGTTCAAGACGGGCTGGATACTCAAGGACGGAAAGCACGGCGACCGCACGATGTACGACCTCGTGCTGGGGGCCCTGGAGAACGACGGCGAGACCAAGAGGATGGTGATCAACAACATCGCCAAGGTCTTCTCCGACTACGAGCACGCCACGTTCTCGCGCATCGTGAGCCTCGGCCTGAGGCACGGCGTCCCCATCAAGTTCGTCTGCGAGCAGCTCACGAAGGATCCCGAGGACGACTTCCAGTCCTACAACAGGGCGTTGGCCCGTGTCCTCAAGTCGTACATCGAGGAGGGGGAGAACTCCGGTCTCGAATGCCCCAACTGCCATGCGGCGAAGATGGTCTACAAGGGCGGGTGCCCGTCGTGCCTGATCTGCGGCACGTCCAACTGCTCGTGAGGGCGCGATGGCGAAGCGCGGGATGACGAACCAGCACTACGGGACGCTGGAGAACCTGCCGTGGCTCGTCCCGGCGTTCCTCTGGTGGATCTGGAAGGTCAAGCCTCGCGTCGTGTTCCCGAGGTTGCCTGGTGTCCTGTGGAACATGGCCCTGGCGAAGTATGGCCTTCTCAACTGGTGGAGGGGCAAGCGTGCAGACGGACGTGGTGCTTGAGGGCGACTGCTTCGACGTCCTGCCGACATTGCCCGAGGCCAGCTTCGACATGGTGCTGACCGACCCCCCATACGGCAAGACGGCCCTGGAGTGGGACGTCGCACCCCGGCTGGCGGACATGTGGGCCATGCTCCTGCGCGTCGGCAAGCCGGGGTGCGCCTTCGTCCTCACGTGCGCCCAGCCCTTCACGACCGACCTGATAGCCAGCGCGAGGCGGATGTTCAGGCACGACTGGGTGTGGGTGAAGAACGCGCCTTCCGGGATGATGCTCGCCGGCAAGGCGCCGATGAGGCGGCACGAGACGGTCGCCGTGTTCTGCCGCAGGGCCCCGAAGTTCAACCCGCAGAAGGTCACCGGGTCGCTCACGTCGCAGAACCACAGCCGCAGGGGCTACTCGTACAGGAACGGGGCCTCGAAGCTCTACTCGGTCGACGGGGGCGTCCCATTCGTGTGGAGCGCGCAGGTCAACCCCCACTCCGTGCTTCCCTGCGACGTGGTGGGGAACCGCGACAGGTCGAAGGTCCACCCCACCCAGAAGCCGGTCCCCCTGTTCGAGTACCTCGTCAGGACGTACAGCGACCCCGGCGACGTCGTGCTGGATCCCTTCTCCGGGTCGGGGACGACGGCCGTGGCGTGCGCCAACTCCGGCAGGAGGTTCGTCTGCGTGGAGAGGGATCCAGAACACGCCGCCGACGCTCGGAGGCGCGCGTCGGAGGCGGTCACTTCCAGCGCCTGCCGGGGAGCTGCCCCGTAGCGGACAGGAGCAGGTACTCGTCCTTCCCGACGTACCCGAGGATCTTCTTCCTGAGCATCCAGACCAGCTTCGCCCTCATCATCCGGACGGCGGAGCGCGTGACGCCCAGCTTCCTCGACATGGCGGCGACCGCCTCCCCATTGCCGTTCTTCTCGTTGGCCTCCGCCACGAGCTCCACCTGGTCGTCCGTGAGGCCAAGCTCGCGCACGGCCCTGGCCGCGAGGGCGAGGAGGTCGCTCTTGTGGAGGTCGTCGGACACGTTGCCCATGCTCGTGTCGATGACGTCGATCGGCTTGTCGTCGTCGCCGTACAGGGGGATGATCCCGGCCATGGCGAGCCTCACGATGGCGGCGTCGCGTCCCCTGCCGGACTCCTCCGCCCTCTTGAGCACCTCCATGGCGGAGCGCAGCGAGGACAGGGCTGACGTCCTCTGGTAGATGCCTTCCCTGATCTCGGTCCTGATCTTCGGCGTGGCCCACGTGGAGAACCGGCCCTTATCGGAGTCGAACGTGCAGGCGGCCTCGACGAGGCCGAGGTTGCCGTCGAAGAGGATGTCGACGTAGTCGGGGAGCGGACGGTACTTGCGGGTGAGGCTGAGCACGAGACGCATGTTGCCCTCGACCAGCTCCGCGACCGCCGTGGACGTGTCGCCGCCGAGGATCAGCTTGGACAGCTCCTTCTCGCGCGCCGGGGTGATCGCAGGCACCGCCCTGGCGTGAGCCTCATACTGCCTTTCCGCCATCCTGTCCATTTGCGTCCTCCCCTGTCCCTGTGGCCGCGGATCCGCCCGACAGCCTGTCCTTGAAGAACCTGCGCACCGCCTCCTGGTCGGCGGCGAACCCCGTCCTGCACCTGAACGTCAGCGTTCCGGAGCCCTCGTCCCAGAACAGGGACGAACCGTCAGCGATCGAGCGCAGGTATGCCCTGTCGTACGTCCTGCCGTGGCGGTTCGTCGCCCCCGCGGTCGCCACGACGGACGACACCATCCTGTCGGCCTCGCGCTGGGCCCGCACGGCCGCCACGCACTCGACCGACATGGAGAAGTGGTCCTGAGGCACCTCGATTCCGACCGCCTTGAGGACGGCCAAGTTCCTGGCCCTCGATTCCAGCACGCGCTCGTCGGGATCGGGCGAATATGCCCCCCTTGCCCTGCCGTCCCCATTCTCCGAAGCCTCCCTGGCCCCCATCGAGGCGCGCTTCTGGTCGATCCTGAGCCGTATGGCCTCCCACGGGATCGGGAAGTACCCCCAGACGTCCACGCCGACGTCGAACGACAGGAGGATGTCCAGCTCAGGCATCCTGCCGTGGCTGTGTCCGTGCAGGGCCGCAGTGCCCTCCCACGATCCGGGCCAAGCCCGCATCGCGTAGTGGCAGAACGTGACCTTCTCCCTTTCCGCCCCGCCGTCCGGCAGCCTGCCCGTGTCCATCCTCCTCACGCAGCCGAAGTCGTGCACCTCGGAGAAGTGGCCCATGGCCTCCTTGCTCATGTCGTCGTGGTTGCCCAGCACCAGCACCTTGTGCCCGTTCAGGGCCGCCGCGTGCCTCGCGTGGTTCCTGAACGCGAAGTCTCCGACGACTATGACCCTGTCGCGCCTCCCGACCATCCTGTTCCACGCGTCGTGGAACGCCTGGTTGTGCGCCTCCATCGATTCCCTCGTGACCGTCAGGGGGTTGTTCCCCTTGAAGTCGAAGGGGAGCGCGGGATCGTACGCCGGGTTGGGGACGCACCACGGCCTCCTGCAGTGCAGGATGATGTCCTCGTGGTCTAGGTGGGGATCGGCGATCACGAAGGTGTTCATGAAGCCGCCCCCACCTCGATCATTCGGCTGCCGTGGAGCAGACTGATCCCGCCGGCGAACCCGAACTCGCCGGCCGTCGCGCGCGCCTCGGCCACGGCGGACTCGACCGAATACCTCATGGAGAGGTGCACGAGCACGAGGACTCCGACCCCGGCCTTGGCGGCGACCCCGACGGCCCCGCGGACGGTCGAATGGCCGCCCCCGGCGCGCATGGCGGTCTCCTCGCCATCCCCGACGAGCTCGCCCTTCTCGACGAACGTGCCCTCGTGGAAGAGCACGTCGGCGCCGGGGACGGAGTCGGGGTCGACCCCGGAGCAGTCCCCGGAGTACGCGAAGACGATCTTCTCGTACGGCTCGTTGATCGCGTCCCTGCCCCTCTCGGCGGCGATGGCGGCGATCTCCTTGCCGGGAAGGCCAGAGAACTCCTTGCGGAGCCTGACCCTCTTCTCGACCATCGCGTAGCCGAGGCAGAGCCTGCTGGCATGCCTGACCTCGAACGCCCTGACGGACGTCTTGCCGTCGTCGGACATGGTCACGGAGTCGCCCGGGACGATCTCCTTCCAGGCGATCACGCGGCTGTTGTCGCAGACGGCATCGATGTACCTCTTGAGCGCCTCGATCTCGCCCCACCCGCCGGGATGGAAGATCACGAACGGCTTGTCCTTGTCGCCGCGGGCGGCGCCCCTTGCGAGGGCGAGCCCGGCGACCCCTCCGAGGTGGTCGTGGTGCCCGTGGGTGAGGAACACGTTCTCGATGGCGAAGACGTGGTTCCTCATGTGGGGGCTGATGCCCTCCCCGGCGTCGAACATCGAGCGGCTAGGCCTGTGCCAGAGCCACGTCGAGCACATCGCCATGGAGAAACCCCTGAAGCTGTCGATGATGTCGCGACGGACGGACATGATGTGTTTCCTCCTCGTTGCTCACGGCGAGAAGGATGCCATGTTCGGCCGGAAGAGTCAACCGAGGAATGGCTACTTGAGCTCCACTCCCTGCTGGCGCAGGTATTCGAACAGGCCATTGAGCCAGGAGTCGGCCGTGGCGCCCATGCAGACGGCCTTGTCCCACTGCTTCTCGTTCAGGCCTCGCACGACGGCGGCGGCGCAACGGGTCATATCGACGGGCTTGCGGGATCCCTTGATGTCCTTGAGTTCCTTGCCAAGGCGCCGCGCCTTGCGCTCCGACTTGCGGGCCCGATCCTGCCAGTCGACGACGTTGTATTCCCAGCTCATCCCTAGTACTCCTGTTCTACGGCTTCGCCTTCTGGTGTGCCTTCTTGATCTTACCGGCCATCGTGGCCGCCCTGTCGGCGTATGCCGCTTCGAGGGCCTCCTTGACCTTGCCCGGAAGCGCCTTCTTGAGCCACGCCTTGCTGCCGGCGGCCTTGAAGACCTTGACCGAGACGCTCCCGTTCTCGAACGACACTACGGCGGGATCGTGGGACGCGAACCTTCCCATCGCCTCGAACTTGGCGCGTTCCACGAACACGATCCCCATGACGGCGACGAAGTCATGGGCCAGAGGGGCGTCCCCGTACATCGGGACTTCGGAGTCCCACGCCATCACGTAGCCCCGATCCTCGGCTCTCCTCTTCTGCCTGCTCACGTCATGATCCCCCGCGCATCGCGGAGCGGTCGGCTCCGCACCAGCGCTCCAGTTCGTCAAGGTATGCTCCGACCTTCCGGTTCACGTCGAACGCCGCGTCCTCTTCGACGGCGATGTGCAGGCAGGCGAGAGCCCTTTGGCATTCAGACCCGAGGCGCGGCAGGGACCTGACGTCGACCCCGCCGGTCTTCTCCCCTGGGGTGAACTGCACCCACAGGCGCCCCATGCAGGCACCCCATCCGAACCTCTTCCAGCGGGAGAACTTCCGGGGGACCCACAGGACGAGGATCCTCCTGGCGCCCTGCACGTCGGTCATCTGGTCGAGAGGCCTGCTCATTCCTCCTCCTTCTCGGCAAGGATGGCGTCCAGAATCCCCGTCATCTCCGTGCACGCCGACGAGTCCTCCGCCCAGTTCTTTCTGATCTTTTCGCGGTGCTCCTCCTCGATGCGCTTCTGGTCTTTGGCATCCAGGCCCGTCGGCAAGTACATTGGGCCTGGGAAGCCTCGGTGGAGTCCTTCCAGGAGTTTCTTGACACGCTCCAACGACAGCCTCTGCAGCCTTGTCATTCCCCGTCCCCCTTCTGCCATACATTATCAACCACAACACGAGTCCCAGTCCTCGCCTTCCAAAAGCCTCTGATGGAACCTGGCATCTTGAGCCGGAACCCTAATCAACATCCACCCTGCTCTGTTTACCCTTATGTTGTCTCCGACTTTACGACGGAACTGTTGGTAGTCGACCCCGAACCTTTTGACCCCGTCCTTAACGCCGCCCTCTATCAGGAACTCCTCGTTTATGGGGGAAATCAACCTCCACAAGAACGCCTGCGGGTTCAATAGTCCCTTCTTCGTGTCGGAGATTTTTCTCCGCACATGCGGCAACTTGGCGACGTTCAGGCCAGTCTCCTTGTCGATGATTCTGTTGGTACGCTTGCATCGTCGCGATGCCGCCAATCTCTGTTCTGTCGTCCACCTGTTGCCGTAGTTCGGGTTGCGTTGCCCGCCGTTTAGCTCCCTGAACTTGGTCCGCAACTCCTCCGCGCGAGGGTTGGACGAGAACGTGTCTCCCCAAGTTCCTCCTTCGCAGATGTTGTACCCCACTCCACGGACATTCGACTTCAGGGTCGCAATCCAGTACCGCTCTCGCTCGCAAAGTTGGTCCTTGTTGTCGCACAGTTCAAGAATCTCCTTCCGGAAGTTCTGTGAGCCATAGCATCGTACTGCCCTGATAAGAAGACAGCCAGACCCAAGATAGGTCGGATTATCCTCTGGGTTGAACTTGGACTGTCCGACATAGATTTTCCCGTTTAGCAGGTTGGTCGTCTTGTAGATGTACATAGGGTTGCCTCCTACGCACATCATTCCGCAACCGAATCAAACAATCCTGCATCCGAATCCTACTCTCCGATGTCTTTCTCCCACGGCTTCGCGCTCTCTCCCGCCATACGAACAATGAACGAGCGGAACGACCCGATGACATCAACGGATTCGCTCTGGCATGCCATAACCTTCGTGACATCCTTGTAGGCCATCGAGCACTCATCAAGCGAACCGCCGATCAGGGTGACGCCCGCCACATCCAAGTCGCCCCTCATCTGCGCCATTGTGAACTGCTCCTTGGCTGCCTTGCGCGACATAAGGCGACCAGCCCCATGAGATGACGAGAAAAGGTATGCCTCGTTTCCCTTGCCCCTGCAAACATAGACGGGGGTTGTCATTGACCCAGGGATGATCCCATACACTCCGAGATGGGCAGGGGTAGCCCCCTTGCGATGAACGATGACATCCCTGCCATCAACAAGTCGCTCTCTCCATGCGAGGTTGTGCACGTTCTCGAAGAACCCGACCCTTTCCGCCTTGATGGCCCTCGTTATCCTGCCATGGATCACATCATGACACGCCTTGGCAAAATCTGCCGCCAACATCATGGCGTCCCAGTATTCGCGCCCAGCATCCGAGTCCATACGAAGCCATGCGAGCCGCCTCGCATCCCCAGGAAGCGGGCATTCCTTCTCGGCCATCTTGGAGAAAACATCTGCGATCTTGTACCCAACCCCACGAGAGCCAGAATGCGACAAAACGGCGAGCCTTTCCCCGTCGAATTCTGGCAACGACACGAACCCGAATGATACGAAGTGGTTCCCACCGCCGCTAGTTCCGCACTGTCTGGTGGCCAAGTCTCGCAGGTGCAAGCCCCTGATGGATGGAAGGTCGAACCGAACATCATCAAGAACCCTTGAGTCAACCTTCACATCAATGTCTTGACCAGCCCCGAACACCGTGTTGGACGAAAGCACGTTGACAAGGCGATCCTTCATTCCAGACGCATCCTTTGCAGGGATGTCGAAGATAGTCATTTGCATGCGGCACGATATGTCGACGCCGACCGCCCAAGGTATGACCACATTGTCCGTCGCCAGCACCCCACCAATCGGAATTCCGTATCCCTGATGCGCGTCTGGCATCAAAGCGGCCCTGACGGAGATGGGGAGCTTGGCGGCGACGTGTATCTGGCCGATGGCCCCGGGCTCGATCATCGAGTCGCCGAAGATGGTCAGTGGACAATGGTTCTTGGACATGCGAATGGGCGTGGCCTTCGCGTCCTCCTCGGCCTTGGAGGCCATTGCGGCGGCGAGCGACGCCACCCATGGGACGCAGTCGCCCAAGAACGCCGAGGGGTCGGCGACGATGTCCCTCACCTTGGCCTCGATCTGCGCCCTGCCGAAGTCCTTGGGGTTCGGCACGAGCAGGCGGAGCCCGGTCTTGATGGCTGGTCCCTTGACGCCCCAGTCGATGAGGTCCCTTCCCGTTATCATGTCTCCTCGACCCCCTTCTTCGGCGTCCTGTCGTTCCACCACGATGCCCCCTGGGCCTGGCTGTCGCAGACCTGTTCCATCCGCGCCGGGCACACCACCCCCTTCAGGGGATAGTGGACGATCTGGAGGAACGGCGGCTTGTCGCTGGACAGGAAATACGTCTCCCCCGTCCTGCAGAACGGACACTCGTCGAGCGCGACCTCCTGCTTGTCCGCCGGTATCCTCTTCCAGCTCATGGGCGGATTGTACGACACGGAGGCGAAGGAGTCAACCCGTCTCGTCAGCCGAAGAGGTCGCACCTGTCGCACATCTTGAGTCCCGCCCTCTTGCCTCCTTGCAGCAGCTCGCGGTAGCGCTTGAGGACGGGGTCGTTGAAGAGCTCGACGACGCCCTTGTCCCTCACGTTGCCGACGCTGACCTGCCCGAGGAAGTCGTTGCAGCACAGCACGACGTCACCCCGGTAGTTCACGCACATCTGGCGGATGCGCCGACACTGCCTCTGCAGGGGGACCTGCCTCTTCGTGGCCACGAGGCCCGCGCGGTTGTAGATGTGGTGGTGCCTGAACTTCCTGTCCCTCACGCGGGCGCGCTCGTCGTCGGAAAGCTGCCCCCACAGGGCGGAGAACCGCTCCTGGGACTGCCCGTCATAGTGGTTGACCGTCATGTGGTCGAGGCCGGCGGCGAGCAGCCCCCTGACTCGCTCGACGGTCAGGAGGTCGCCGTTCGTGTGGAAGTAGACGGCGGCCTTGGGGAGGATGGCCTTGACCCTTCGGACGATGTCCTCCAGCCTGGCGTCGGCCAGCGGCTCGTTGAAGAGGTGCAGGCCGAAGGTCCCGTCGAACCCGACGGCCGCCAGTTCCCTGGCTATCTTCTCGATGACCTCAAGCGGCATCAGCTCCTGCATCCTCGTGTGGTCGTGCTGGGGGCACCACGGGCACCTCCTCGTGCACGCCGCCGACACCTCGACGCTGATCTTCGGCGGGATGTCTAGGCCGTTTTGCTGCCTGATGCGTCTGCTCATGTCAGCATTATACACAGCAAGCAGGGATTTACCGATGGTATAGAGAATAGGTAAGAATGAAAGTCACACTGCCAACCCTAGACTGCAAACGATGCGGATGGAAATGGGTTCCTAGAAAATCCGAGATTAGGCTGTGCCCCAGATGCAAGACGGCCTATTGGGATGTCGAGCGCCAGAACGGGAGGACGAAAAAGTGGTCGTCTACCTGATCACAAACCTGGTCAACGGAAAGCGGTATGTTGGTCAGACTACAAGAACGACACAACAACGCTTCAAACATCACTGTTGGCGAAGCACCGTCAGGACAAGGATGCCGATCGCCATGGCCATCGCCAAGTATGGTGCCATCAACTTCAAAATCGAGGTCATTTGTTCTTGCTCGTCCCAAGAGGAACTAGATCGAATGGAGTTGCATTACGCCACTCAACTCGGAACCTTCTCTCCGAACGGTTACAATCTGCGTGCCGGAAATGGGACCGGGTCAGTATCAGCAGAAACGAGGGCCAAACTGTCGGCAAAAATGACTGGGAAAACAGCCACGCCAGAGACAAGGGCAAAGTTGTCAAAGTCTCATATGGGAATCAGACTATCCGAAGACGCCAAGCGGAAACTGTCAGAAGCAAATCGGGGAAAACCAGGAACGACATACTGCTACCAGCGGTCGTCGGAAGTTAGTGCGAAAACCTACGTGCTGTATTCGCCAGACGGAAGGAAAACCACAATCCACAACATGAGGAAATTCTGCAAAGACCACGACCTGTCGCCAGCGAGAATGTGTGAGGTCGTCAGGGGCAGAAAACTCCACCACAAAGGCTGGACTCTCGATCCTCTACTTCACGTCATTGCCGCAGAAAAACGAAAGGGATACAAAACCAACCGCTATTTCTTCAATGATCATGGCCGGCGTTTCTCCGAAGGTCGATGCGAAGTTCCATTAGCAACTTACCCAGCCAGTTCTGACCAACCCATTTCCCAGTAGAGTCAGCACATTGACCCCAAACGACATCGCCCCATATGTTGAATTCCACCAGTTCCTCGTCGCCGGTGGCGAGCAGGAGCCTCGCCATCTCCGGGTCGGAGAACTTGGCCCTGACGACGCTCCTCATCACGTCGTACTTGGCCTCGTCCCAGTCCGCCCTCATCCTGACCTTGCGCCCGAGGCGCTTGGCGATCGCTGGGGTCCTCGCCATCTTGATGGCGAGCCTGCCTATGTTGTCGGAGCCGTCGGCCTTTGACGCCTGGTAGGCGTGCTCGGCAGACCTCTAGGTCATGCCGTCCCATTCGAACGGCCTCTCGAAGAAGTTCGACAGGAAGAAGTGCTCGCCCCTGAATGACGTTATCATGTGTTCAAGCGACCCTATGCCACCTTCTCCCCGAACAGCCTGTCCCACGCCATCCGCGACACCTCCGCGTGCAGACCCTCGACCGCCGCCTCGTCGATGGACTCCGGGATCGGGGACGTCTTGGCGGCCTCGTCCATCTCGGCGACGAGCCCCTCGACCTTCGCCATGACGGCTTCGTAGTCCGTGATCCTGCCCGTCCGCAAGGCCATCAGGTATCCGAGCTGCTCCCCGTCGAACCTGACGATCGGCTCCCCGTTCCTGACGATGTTCAGCCCGGACCAGAGCAGCCTTACGCAGTGCGTCATGTTCTTCTGGTCGAAGGTCAGGTTGCCACGCTCCTGGTCCAGCCACCTGTTGGGGTTGCGGTTCTCGATCCAGTCCCAGTACGACTTCCAGTCCCTGACGGCGCGCTCGTACTCGTGCTCGTCGTAGAGCAGGATGCCGCTGAACCGGGCGTGCTCGTCCTCAACGGGGATCGACTCGCAGACCAGCATGTCGTCGCCGCGGAAGACGCCCTTGCACGCCGGATCGCCGTAGTAGCAGTAGAGCCTGTAGGCACTCGCCATGTGCTCGACGGCGGCCACGTGGTAGTCCTTGAGGTCAACCCACGGCATCTCGGACAGGGGGATCGGCCTGAACGGGAACCTGGACGACTTGACGTCGGGGTGAGTCCACGGCTTCGCCCCCGGCACGCAGGGAATGATCCTGCAGAAGTCCAGTTTCCGAGGGCGCATCAACCTTCTGATGTCCGGATCATCCAAATGGCAGTCCATCTCTTGTAGAGATTTCTCGTTCTGTCCAAACTTCATATCCCACTCCTTGACCCTCGAAATACATCCTGGTGGCATCCAGTTTGGCGGCAACCTTTGGCACAAGCGTCATTTTCTGAGGCTTCACTTCGATGACGAACGACTCTCCGTTGGTCATCTTGACCAGGAAGTCTGGAACCGTATGACGCACAACCCCATCGACCACAATGCGAACCTTGAATGGTTCGTAGTCCAGGTCTACCACAGCCGCATCTGCCTCCATAATCTTCACCACCCTCAACTCGTACGAACTTCTGTAGAAGAAGGTCTTCCCGAAGCGTTCGGAGACATACCATCCCGAATTGAATGGGAACTGGTTCAACCTTCCGTCCACATAAGCCTGTGCCACCTTTGCCGATATTCTCTGGCGCAACTCTGGCGACAAATGATGCTTGCCTTTTCCAGACTCCCCTATCTTCCGTCTTGTTTCCTCCGAATGCTTTCGACCACGGCGGGTTTCCGACATCCGTCTCAAGACGGTTGCCGTAAAAACAGGCGGATTCCGACCCTTCAGAGCACGGCTCATTCTGACAAGTTCTTCCGCAGTATGGCGGCGCCCCCACGCTGGGTGAGATGCTCCTCGTCGGCCGAACATTGGATGGTTTACCCCAGAAGGAGGATGGCGTTTCTGTAGAATGGCTTGCTTGACGATCTCCGAATGCGTTTTGCCGAAGAAAGGATTGCCCTCTCCAGAAACCCCTTTTCGATAACAACGGTCTGAACAATGAAGCCTGTACCCACGAACCAGGTTGACAAACCTGGTCGATGCTCCGCAAACCAGACAAAGTCCTTCCGTGGTAGTCTTCAGGTGCTTGTCGTAATAGAACTTCGTTCCGTGATATGACCGAACGTGTTGTCCTAGTGACCTGCACGACTCAAGCTCCTTGTCGCACGCCAGACACTTCCATTCTTCGCAAGGCTTCGTTGAGGATTGCCTCTCCGAACCTAGACTTGACCCATTCATTGGTGACCTCCCCAGCCTTCAATAGGCTCACCAACTTATTCATCCCTGGTTCGTAAAAACCTGCATTGTTCACTTTTTTGTTCTTGCCCCTCGCCTTGGCGATCTGGTCCTTGGCGTAGCCGAAGTGCGACCCGAGGCACGCCTTCGACACGAAAAGCTCGCGCCTGGCGATCACGAGCCTGATCTCGGGCGAGGCGCTGACGACGCAGTCCTCGGGCATCCAGAGGGCCTCGATGACGTTGGGGTTGGCCCCCTTGAGGAGCTCGAAGAACCTCCGGAGCGTGAAGAAGAAGTCGTCGTTCCTCTTCTTCCCGTCCGTCTTGCGGTCGTCCTGCATCCCGTCCGCCGGCTTGGTCGTCGAAAGGTACTCGCTGGCGGGAAGGCAGAACACGCCCCTGACGTCCCTGTCGCTCGTCGGAAGGGACGTGCCATAGGCGTGCGATCCGCCGACGTACTCGTAGAGGACGGATCCCGACTCCCTGACCATGGACAGCCTTGCCTTCGGGTCCAGGTCGGTGCGCCTCACGGCCTCCATCAGAAGTGCCTTGTCGGCCATCCTGTCGTCCTCCGTCCGCGAATCCTATCTCCTCCCTGGAGGCCTGTCAACCCCTGAAGGGGTCTGGTGGCCTGGGGCACTTCCCTGGGGAGGTGGTCTCGGCGCAGACCCCGGAGTCGCTGGGGCGGTCGTCGTCCACGCCGAACCCCTTGACCTTGGGGGACACGATCATGAAGTGCTTCTTGACGGTCTCGACCGCCTCGCAGACGCACTCCTCGACGGGCTTGCCGCGCTGCTCGGCGAGCAGGGCCGCCGTGCGGTATATCTCCTCGACGTGGGCCCCCGTGAGCCGAGGCTCGGCGGCCTTGAAGCACCCTGCCGGGGCGTCGAATCCAGACACGTTGCGGAAGATCCTGTGCATGTCGGCCTCCGACGGGAAGTCGACCTTGATCCTGCGGTCGAAGCGGCACGGCCTCGTCACGGCGGCGTCCAGCACCTCGACGCGGTTGGTCGTCGCGACGATGGCGATGGGCTTCCTCTGCTCCTCGATGCCGTTCAGGGCCGAGAGCAGGGGGCCGATCAGCCTGCTGCCGCCGTCCCGCCTGTCCGGGGCGATCAGGTCGATGTCCTCGAAAACCACCAGCGCGGGGGCGAGGTACTTGTTGATGAAGCCGAAGACGTCCTCGACCGACAGCTTGTCGAAGCTGGCGTCCGAAACGTAGATGCAGGTGATCTTGCTGTCGAACAGGGCCTTGAACATCGCCTTGATGCTCGTGGTCTTGCCCGTGCCCGGCGGCCCATAGAACAGGATGCCGCGCTTCTTGGTGATGGCGTGCATCTTGGGGTTCCTCAGGAACTGCATGACGTTGAGCTCGATCTCGTCCGTGGTCGTCTTGGGCAGGATCGCGTCGTCCATCCTCGTGGACGGCACCGGGATGAACTCGACGCACTCGCGCCCGAAGCGCAGGGTCTTGCCCTGGTAGAAGTTGTGGGCCTCCAGCATCCTGTTGTAGGCCTTCTCGATCAGGGCCACCCAGTCCTTGCGCGGCGCCGCGAACGACACCCTGAACCCCTCGTCCAGCATGATGGTCTGCACCATACCCGTGGCCGGAGGCTTGCCGTCGCCCTTGTCGAACTCCAGCGTGGCGCACACGTCGTTGTAGACGGTCGTGACCGTCCTGACGTCGGTTCCGATCGAGGTCACGGACGGCTCCCCGTTGATGGCCCGCGCGTTCCTGACGATCTTGCCGAACTGGTTGACCAGCTTCGTGACGGCGTACATGGCGAGGGCGTACTCCGACGGGTGCCTGTACAGCTTGACGACTCCCGACGGCTGCTTGAACTTCCCCGTGAGGTCGATCACGGTCGACCCGTCCGCGCTGTCCTCCACCCCATCGATGTCGAAGACGTCGGCGTCGGGCACGCCGCCAGTGATTCCGCCGCCTACCATCGCGGTGATCGAGACCATCTTCGGATCGGGCTTGGCCTTCATTGGCATCGTGCTGCTCCTTCCTATTTCTCGACGACTATCTCGATGTCGCGCTTCGTGTCCCTCATCGTCACGTCGAGGCTGACCCCCAGCTCCCGCAGGGCGAACATGAGGCCGACGGACATGAGGTTCCATCCTCCGGACTCGAAGTCCGACTTCGCCACGGAAATCTTCACGCTCTTGTCGCCTATCGCCCTCCAGCGGATGCTGTCCTCCGCGATGCGGTGCTTCCTGCAGAAGGTCGCGAAGGACGCCTTGTCGCCGCTCGCCGCCTTGTCGCCGCTCATGGCTCCTCCCCACGGCATTTCCTGCCAAGGTACCCGCCGTGGTGGCGCATGCCGAACTCGTCCTTCGTCAGCCCGCGCCTCCAGGCGCACATCGTGGCGATGGCGTCCGCGACGACCAGCATCACGACGATGGACGTCGTCGGCGCCAGGGAAAGGTGGCCTGCCTCCCTCACTATCCCGATGTCGACGACGACGTCCGACATGCTCCTGATGGGCGAGTCGGGATGGGACGTGATGGACACGACCTTGCCCCCGTCGTCATCGATCCCCCCGGCCGACAGCCTGCGGAACAACTCCGCCGTCTCTATGACCTCGCGGGTCTTCCCCGACGTCGAGAACACGAGCAGGATGTCGCCCCGGGTCGCTATGCCGATGTCCCCGTGCGACGCCTCGGCGGGGTGCAGGTAGCAGGACGGGATGCCGAGCGAGGAGAACGTCGAGGCGATCTTCTGGGCGGCGTGCCCGGCCTTGCCCATGCCCGTCGTGACGACCTTGCCGCGGCACCCGCAGATTGATTCCGAGGCCATGACCAGCGACGGCACGATCCCGGAGCATTCCAGGCGCTCCATCGCCATCCTCGTGTCGCGGAAGAACAGGAGGGCTTGCCTCGCCAACTCCTGCCGGCTGACGTCGCTGTTCATGCCCCGATTATACAGGGACCGCGGCGTCAGGACACGATCAGGTAGTCGACGGCGCAGTAGTGGAGAAGCTCGACGACCGCCTGGAGGCGCCCCCTGCGCGCGGAAAGGACGGCCAGCTTGCCCTCGCGCCTCACCGTCACGCCGTACTGGGCGCATATCGTCGCGACCGTCCCGTGCCTCATGGCGTTGCGGGAGTCGTACGTCTCCTTGGCCAGGTCGGACGCCGCGATGCTGACCGACGCCATCCTCTCCATCGTCCTGTTGCGTGACGAGCCCATCATCTGTCACCGCCTATCTGGTATGGGGTCGAGTCGTCCCCCGTCAGAC